TCCGCCAGCGCCGCCGTCTCATCCTCTTCCATATTCCCCGCCTGCACCCCCTGCTGCACCCCCTGCTGCACCCCCTGCTGCACCCCCTGCTGCACCCCCTGCTGCACCCCCTGCTGCACCCCTGCCTGCCTTCGCTGCTCTTTCGCCAGCGCCGCCGTCTTATCCTCTTCCATATCCTCATATCGGAGCTCTATATATTTGTGATGTGTTATCTGGGTGCCATATTTCTCAAAGTCGCTGAAATTCACACAGTAGTTGTTACGCGAGATGTTGACACTGTCACATTTCACTATTGTGCCGGGGTACATCTCATTCGCTTTGCCGAAGTAAAACCCTTGCTCGTCGTAGAATTTGGCCCAGACAGGGGAACCTTCGGTTAAGCGAGGATCTATGACTTTGCTCTGTCTTTCGCTATCTGGTAGCTGTAAGACCTTCTTCACATAGCTGGGTTTTGTGTAATGAGGGCCATATTTTTCATTACGAACGTCGAATTTCACCATGTAGCCCTCCTCACCTGTGTAATCCACTATTTGGCCTCTGTATTGGCCTTTGGAAAGCTGGTTATCGTCGCCGTCGTATTTGGCATTGACAATGGCACCGAGGGGCAGTTTACCAACGTAGTCGCCAAGCTCAGTAGTAAAAGCTTCTTCGTCATCTTCGTCAATTGTATGCCGGCCATCTTCTTCATATTTTGTTAATTCATTAAAATTGTCTTCACATAATTGTTTGTCCTTTTCTAATTTTTGTCCGAGAAAGTTGTAATTATATTTATAATCTGAACGTAATATATCATTTATACTTTCAGATATTTTAAATGCTTCAACTTCATCTCGCTTGAATTCTTCAATTATACGTTGTATTCTTACACTTTCTTTATCTTCATCATCACCCATATTGCTAGAATCATAAATACGGTCAATAATTACTTCAATATCTTCCCGATTTATACTATATTTATTCAATAATAATTCAACTATTGTACTTTTTGTTTCTAATTGCTTTCTATTCATTTGAAGAAGGCAATAACCTGCCTCTGCTATACTAGGCCGCTTGTCAACTGGTAAACCAATTACACTTCTACCATCCTCAATCCTCTCATACTCATACATCTTCATACCTTGAATTATTCCTAAAACTACATCTTTTAATGGTGACCCCCCCTTTATTGCCAATTTTTTCATTTTTTTTATTTTCAAATTTCCCCCACCATCTGTTTTACCCGTTTCCATTTCATGAACACTTTCTGCATTTCCATGATGCAAGGTATGACCGGTAGGATCGGCAGAAAGCGTTCCTGATGATAAAGGCAATGGTACTGCATTTGCATCTGATTTACCCATTTCCATTTCCATTGCAGTTTCAATGCCTTTATCATGAACACTTTCTGCATTTCCATGATGCAAGGTATGACCGGTAGGATCGGCAGAAAGCGTTCCTGATGATAAAGGCAATGGTACTGCAATGGTAGGATCGGTAGGAACGACAGGGTTACATTTTTGTGCTAATTCTTTAAGTTTGTCGGCCATATCATCTAGCTTAAAATCTTCTAATGTTTCGCCAAAATGTTTTACAATTAATTGTGCAATTTGTTGCTTTTCAGCATCGGTGCTAAAACTATTTTGTATAGATTTTAATGCATTAGTTATAAGTTCAATTTGGCCTTTCAATACGTTAAAGGCATCTAAGAGCACACTAAATTTTGCTTCTAAACTCATAGGTTTTAAAATAAAATTTAAATAATCATCACAAAATTTTAGAGCATCAAATAATGGCTTTAAAATAATTCTTAAAGTATCTTTCCTGCAAGAAAAAATTTTCTTATATACAGCAACCCATTTTTCTTCAAATTTTTCCTTATTTTTTTCAAAAGTCTCAATAATTTTTTCAGTCATATTTTGTCGTCTACTTGAAACACTTGAAACATCAACACCACTTGAAGCATCATTACTATCTTCATAAATATGTTTTAAAATATTTTCCGATAAATCGCTAATAATTTGTTTTAATTCTTTTGTTATATTATCTACTAATGTATCAACATGATATAAAAGGGTAAGATAGTTTTCAAGCAATTTTAATATAAATTTTCGTTGTTGTGTGTCTGTTCCACAATAATCTTCCCTGAATATAAATAAAATTATAGACTTAATTAAATTCTCGACTATCGTTGAAAAATCTATTTTAAGTAATTCTAATAATTCCGCTATACTTTCATAATTTACGGAAACTTTTTTGTATTCTTCTTTTATTTTCGTCAGTGGTGTGCCTAATATATGCTTTTTAATATTAGTATATAACACTGTAAAAATAACAGTAGTTCTTCCTTGTACAACATCTTGTGTTGTGTTTCCAAAGTATAATTTTCTTAGTCCTTCATTTACTCTGTCACGGTGGTTTATTTTACTATTTGTTAATGATTTATAAATTACACTAGAATAATCTCTTTCATAATCTGTTGAAATTTGTGGAGCAGTAGTATAAAGGTCGTTATCATCTACCATATCTAGTATTAAAAGATATTGTTTGCCGGCGGCGGGGTATTTAATATCTTCTTTTTTTTTCACGAATATCACGCCAGGAATTAATGCACGTTTAAATATCTGATCAATTAACGAATTATACAACGCGCATATTAACCTCTTGCGATTTTGTTTTGTTGCCACATCCCTACTATCCGTATCACCAGCATAAAAATATCTCGTAAATATATCACGAAACTCTAATGTCTTTCTATTAATTTCAGGAATTAGTGTTACATTCAACCCGCTATCTAAACTTTTAGAAACTTCCCGGAGGTGTTCATAGAATTTTTTATCAGCAGATTGATGAGCTCGTCCTATATCGCCACCCTCATATTCCGTTTGGGAGGGTAGTTTACCCATTCTCTTCAATATGTTTATCCAAAATTCAAATTTTAGCTTAAAGATATTATCATCAGTTCTTTCAACCCTAACGCGTTCTATTATTTCAGATAAAAATTTGACGCCAGATAATAAAAGGATGCATAACTCACGAATTATTTCATCACTCGGTTCTAAATAATTTGTTAATGGTAAATCAGGATCATCATTATCTTGTTTAACAGAAGTAACGTATAAATCAACTGATGATGTATTATTAGCTAATTGCTGCGGCTGCTGCGGCTGCTGCGGCTGCTGCGGCTGCTGCGGCTGCTGCGGCTGTTGTGGTTTGGAAAAATTAATGGTTAATTCTTTATAAATCACAGGTCTTTGTTGGGGTTGGGGTATGAATTTGTAAACTTCAGGCTTTTCTCTAATCAATATGATAGCAAAAAGAACACTATGAAGATCTTTATATACTAGGTAATTTAAATGCATATTAATATATTGTTCGAACAATTTATATAATATAAATGTAAAATGCCCAAGTGTTAATATTTTATAGTTTATATTCATTGAATCTTCCATATCCTCCTTATTCGCTGGGAATGATACATTAGTTTGTTCTGTGTAAAAATTTTTAATTTTTTCTTGACCCAAGAAATTATCATAAAATGGTTTGTCACGCTTACAAATTTTTTCTGCTTGATAAGGAAAATATGGTATAAAAGTTCTTAAACGTAAACGGTACGATATACTACCATCAACCGCCACAGTCTCTATAATACAGAGGCTGTGCTTAGCAATCTCTTTAGCCATAATACAAAAGGTTAGTTTTAAATGTTCAACATATTTAACTAAAATTGGTAAATGTATAGTAGGAACAGCAGCAGCACCAGCAGCACCAGCAGCAGCACCAGCAGCAGCACCAGCGTCAGCACCAGCATCATGAAAAATTTCGTCAATACGTCGTTCCTCACCTCCACTATCACGAGTAGTATATTTTACTATATTATCACTACTTAATTTTTTAATATAACTTTCATATTTACCCTTAGTAGTATCTACGTCTATAGACTTGTTCACACGTCTGCAATGTTTCATGAAACTTCTGTAAAATTTATCATCAAAAAAGGGAACTGGAGGATCAGAAAATGTATAACCAAATTGTTTTGTGGGACTAACTTTTGTCAGTTGTCTTGACATTGCAGCTGGAGCTGAAGCTGGAGCTGGAGCTGGAGCTGTTATATCTAATATTTCATCTAAATTAAAAATACCTTTTACTCCAATATTATGAAGAGTGCTAAAAATTAAAGTTGCAAAAAACAACAGAGGTTGACTCATAATATCTTGAGTTGATGGATTACAATAATTTGGAACATTTGAATCTGAACTTACTACACTGCAGTCTTCAACCTGTGGTATATCTGCAATTTTATTATATATACTAATATCAACTAACGCTTTATGAACGCTTATCAATTTACTTTCTTTAAATTTATTCCACGCGCTCATAAAAATAGCATGTTCTAAAGGTGTAGCAAGCAGAATAGCACATTCAATTAATAATGCTATAACATATAAATATGTGTCGCTTGTTGCTGTTATACAACCGTTAACTTTAATAAAGTTAGAAACTCTTTCATCATCTTCATGTCCGAATTTTATATAATTAATAGTAGTAAAAATAACATTTTCTCCAACTTGATTAAAATCGCCTGAACCTTTATGTGTTGCAGCAAATAGTAAAAAAATTTTATTAGCATCGTCAACGCTATAACTGATCTTCGTTAAAATCTTTTTAAAGCAAGTTTTAAATGAATCTTTCTTATCACGATGTTTTGCAAACGCGATTACTGATTTAACACTAAAAAGGTTCGTACCTTCTAAATCACAATCACCAATATGCTCCTTTATAGGAATAGAACCAGCATAATCTTGTATAATGGTAGTTCTAATAGTTATACGTCCAGATTCACTATAATCAAATTTTGAGCTTTGTAATACATATTTATAATATATACAACGTGTCAGTTTATTAGCCTGTTCAGTATAATCACCACTAAAAGTGGGGTTTGTATCGCTTTCTTTAAAACGTGTTTGAGTTTTAGCGACAGTATATATTAATTCACATTGGAAACTTAGATAAAATAAATTACAAAGATTTAAAACGAAATTTTCTACTATATTTTTATTATTTTCGTTATTACAATCATCAATACATCCAATTAAATAATGGCGATCTTCTAGTGAATGTTTAGTTTTAGCAGTATCTGTTAAATTTGACATATAAACTACTTGTTCATTACATTTTGCTTCTCGAAGTATTTTATTTATTTTACCAGTTGTTGTATCGCGAGCGAAAAATTTTGCATCAATTTTATTATCACTATTAAACGCGAGATTGAGATTAAACGCGTCATTGAGCTGCTTGACTAATAGACGTACATCCATAGGTGGGTCTATACCAGGTGCTGTCCCGCGTTTTCCATTTAAATCGTGTTCCCTATCTACTTTAAACGTTAAAGCTAAACTTCTTAAAAATGTTCTGTAATTAGCCCGGATGTTATTAAGTTCATCTTGATTACTAAATATTTCTTTAATAGTTTTTTCTTTTATGTAATTCCAAACATCACTAATTAATTTTAAGAAGGTATTATCTGTTCTACTAAATTCACCAAACATATTATTTAAAAAATATAAGAAAGAATTACGATCTTCAATTGTACAATCGGATCCAGTATAGGAATCTACTAAATGTCTAAAACATATAGCAAAATTTACTATAGAAAAATTAGGAGGCTGTTTTAAACATTGATTATAACCTGCTTCTCCATACCTATTATTTGTAGGTGCTAGTTCGACTTGTGGTTGAGGAGGTTGGGCGGCTGCAGGTATATTGGCTGTGCTTTCTTCGTCCTCATCTTCCATACTTGAATCACTTGATGATTCAAGTATGGAAGATGACGAATTTGAATCTGAATCTGAATCTGAATCATCCATTTGTATTATATATATCAATCTATAATATATACAAATATTATTAATTTAAGTATATTTGCGCCAATCTTTTAATTTAATTAATAATAATCTTCAGATATACCAAATTATTCTAAGATATTGGAAGCAATAAATATATAGATAATCCATAGCAATAATGGTAATATATATAGTGCAGCATTAGAGTTTTCACTGAGAACAAGTAAGAATATTACATAGGCAATTAGAATGTAAATTATATTTAGAGATTCAATTTGGTTATGATTCTTTCCGAGAGTTATGAAAGGATATGTCAAGGTATATATTATGATTATTATAATGGCCACAGAAGATATATTATTCCGCATTAAATAATAAGAATATCCCAAGAAGCCTATCAATATCGCCCATATACCTAATATTATATATTCTCTTGACTCTCTAGGAATATCAGAAGAATCTCCGTCTTCTAATAAGATATTATTGTATTTCATATAAAAGTTAATAGACATCAATAAGATTACGGGAATAAGTATAGACAAATATAATACAATATTCATTTAATATTATATAATAAAAAATATTAAGTTAACAGCTTTTTCTTATTAATTTCGCCCGGATTCCACGAAACATATATCATATTAACATTTGGTTCGGGAAGTATCTGGACGAAGAAGCCATTATTTCTCAAAGATTCTACTATGTATTTTACACAGTCCTCTATTTTATAGAGAGGTTTTCCATATATATAAAACGGTATCTCATAAAATATATTCATTCCACCAATAGTCGCAGTATTCTTAATCTTCTTATGACATATATTAATTATACTATCAAAAGTAACATATTTTGAAAGCTCCTTCTTGTCCTTCAAAGTATATAGTTCCGCTAATGATATTTTAGGAGGCATTAGTTTAATATTTATATATATTTTTTATATAATCTTGTATATTCGCCGGCCGCCTAGCCGACAGCCCTAGCCGACAGCCTAGCCGAGATATTTATAACTCCTTAATTTCATTCTTCTCTAATTCGTAAGATGATAACATATTGAGGTTCGTATATTTCGTTTCTTTGTTAACATCCAATTTGACATTCTTGAGACCAGTTCTAAATAGCTGATTGATTGCATCGGCTTCAAGGGCATAATTATAATATTTTAAGTCGCCCATCTTAATAATTCCAGAAATATCATTAGGATTATCAATACCTTTATATATAGTATCATTTAATGTTACAGAATTCATATCTAAATATGGCAAGTGGTCTTCTATTATCCTGGTCGTATCAGCTTTTCTATTAGGACCAGTTGCACTATATTTCATATTAAAAACTGGGTTGACATAAAGGGGCGAATTGTTATTCTTAAATGTCGCCGAATATATATCTTGATTGCTACCATATATGGTCTCTAATTTATTTTCAAATACGAGCAGACCGTTAATATATATACGGCATATAGCGCGATTTTTAGTTAAAATGTTATTATTGTCCGCAACTTCCTTCATTACAATTGTAACCATAAACCATTTGTTACTGAACTCTATATCATAGACGCCTATCATATTTTTATTTCTATCCCACCAATTCCCATTGTTGTCTACAGCATCACATCGGTTGTATTTAGAATTATTTTGATATGATTCGGGCGATAATATATTGTTGTAATCCACCGCCAAATTTTTACCATCGTAGCTTAATCTTACGAGCGGATTTTTTGTAAGTAAAACAGGGTGTTTTACACTAGTACTATCCCTGCTTTTATACATACAATTATAGTTATAATCGTTGTTATAATAGATGTTCTTTTCTCCTTTTAGAAATAACAATATGTCTTTTTTATTATCATTTTGCAAATATTGTATTTTACTCTGATCTACATATAACCAAAAGTTATAAGTATATTCGGCACCTCCTTGCTGATTTATAGAAGGCGATATATCTCTATATTTTTCGTGCGCTTTGTTCTTCGTATTATATTTCAAATCTTTTACTTCTTTAAAATCTATAATGCCATTAAAAATCTCTGTCTCCTTTCTAATATCATTATTACCTTTAAACATATGATGTAATTCAATGAGGTATATATTGTAAGCGACATATCCCATTAACAATAATATTATTAATGCTATAATAACTTGGGTTACAGGGTTATACTCCATAATTTGTTTATCTCTATCTATTTAAAATATGGAAATAAAAATAATAATTTTATCGGTTTATTGCATTTATCCGATTATCCGCTTATCGGCTTTATTGTTCTAAAGTGTCGGAACCTTTAATTTTATATATGGGGTTTCTTATTCCGTAAGCCGATAATCCCATAGAAGCTAAGACGCCTTTCATAGGTCCTGCGCTATACTCTTTATATATGTCGTTTCTATTCATATCATAATTAAATATGCTGAACTTGCTTACTAAACCCGAAAATCCATACATAGTGCTTCCTACCTTATCGCCACCAATATGTAATTCGCCCTCATTATTTAAGTTTAATCTGCTGACATTTATATAATCATTCTCTTTATAATAGCTACGATTGCTATTCTTATTGCTCGGGTCTTGTACGGTTTGGTTGTTCTCAGTTTTTAAATAGTTGCCATCTATAAATACATTAAAGGTGCCGCCACCGATATCATTTATTACAATACCTACGTGTACCCATCTTTGCAAAGGTATATATTCAATCTCTATTCCAGTTACTAAACCCCTATCAACTAAAAATTGGTCAGCCGAAGCGTTGTGTTTAATATTCGCGGGCTCATCTTTATCCCTCGGAAATCTTACTTGTATTCTATTTCTATCATTTTCCAATCTAATATATATAGTTGAATCCTTAACAGTATAATCACCGTCCGCATTTTTCTTAGCTATATGAGCGATATGTCTGGGTTGACCACCGGCAGCACCGATATCAAAGATATATATCCAGAAACAATATGTTCTCTTATTCCCATTACCGCTTTCTAATTTTTGCGTGAATGGGAATGTTCTGTGTTCAGTACATATTATTGGCATTTCGGTTCCCGGTATTAATATTTTTTGCTGATTTATAACTGTATCGGTTATAATATAATACAAGATATAGCATACAAATGCTGCGATAACTAGCAAGACTACTATAAAATATAATGAACTTGAGCTGTCGGACATAGCGTTCATTATGGCATCTTTCGTGTTTTCTACTGATATATTACTCACGGCCTTTGATACTATTTGAGTACTAGCAGATATAGCCTCCGAACCTTTATTCACAACTCCATTATTCATTATACTTTCCTTAGAACTGCTTACAAAATCAGATAAACTATCTTTGACATTATCAAGAACCCCTTTGTTAGCTTCAGTAACTACCTCGCCCATATTTATTTGATTATCTATTTAAAGGAAATAAATTTTCTACTGCATAAATTAATATGATAATTTGAAACTTGATATAAAGGAAAATTATTGCATTTATAAGTTTGCTTAATATTCTTCTTTTGTAAAGATAAATAACTTAGCATTTTTGTAAATTTGCCTATGTTTGATACAGCACCTTTTTTGTATTTGAATAATGATAAGTAATAAACGTTTGATGCAAATATTGTAATACAGGCCTCGTTATTGTTTTTAAACATATAATAATCGTATAGACACATAATCTCTATAAAGTTATTGTAATACTCTATTTTATTTTTTAGCGATATTTTGCGATTTTCCAATTCTATTATAATATTTTCGTGAAATTTGAGGGGTATCATCCACGGGTCCTTATTAATTATGCGGATAACCTGATTTCTATCAAATACATTCAAGTATAATATATTAATATCACAATCATTATCTATGTGCTCTTCATATAATATATCACTTCTATCTCTTTTAACATCACAGAATATCTTCTCCATATTCCCATTTGAAAGGTCGTATAAATGACCTAATTCTTTTTTAGAATGCCAATCAGTATGAGCGTCATTTTGTATCATATCTATTACATCTTCTTTTGTTGGAACGATAATCTCGTATATCTTGCAGTTTTTCTTAATATCTCCTATCTTTTTAATAATCTCGTTGTTTGATATACATATTATAGGAATATTTTTAATTTTACCATCGGTTAATATTTTTAGAAGCGTCGTATTAATAGTTTTATCCGATATATAGATACAATCAAAATTATCAATTATAATTACCTTGTTTCTTATGTTCCCCGTTAATACCTGTAATAGCGATGATGTCGTACTTTTAAAAATGACATCATTCAATTGCACCGAATTAAAACAGTTATTATTGTTAATATTTATAATCTCGTAATTTAAATAATTGCATATTTTATTTATAGAATATGTTTTACCTACACAAGTTTTACCCGTAACTATAATACAGCTGTCCGTAGAAATCTTCTTTTTATAATTGAAATTGCGCAGCCACGATATTATGTTACTATATATCTCTTTATTACCACACAATCCCTTCATAATGTCCTCTTCTCTGTTCAGGTTAATTACCTTTTCCTCTCTGGGTATTTCATAATTTACTTCCTGAACCTCCTGAACTATAAGATTACTCTTGGTATTATTATCATCTTTCTTCATAATCTTATTATTATTCTTAATATTCTTCGCATTATTCATATAACTATTATATATTTTAAGTATTATGTATTATGTATAAATACATTCAATTATTAATACAGCAATAAATAATATTAAAGCTAAAATTGGCAAGAATAAAATTAGCGGCATTATAGTAGTTTTATCATTATTGTAATAACCGAAAGATTTCATTTCTCCGTTAGAATTAAACATTAAGCTCGGTTGTGTAGTAAATATTAATATTACAATTAGCAAATATACGGAGAGCGTTATTATTTTTCTAGAAAACATTCTTTATCTACTATTTTAATAAGGAAAGAAAAAAAATGAAATACATATTAATAACTATTCTAATATTATTATCACTAATAACAATTTATTTAATATATATATCATATATTAAAAGTTGCAAAGAAAAATTCACATCATATAGAACTGTATATATTACAGATAACATAGATAATCTCAACGACCGCGATATAATTTCAAATTCAAGTGTAGCAAGCGCAGCAAAAAATGCGACATTTGCTATATCTAGTGATATTATGGTAAAATCTATAGATTATATGAAAAGGAATAACAAGATTTCAAGATATATATTGGGAGTAAGTACGGATGATTATAAATTGCTAATAGACCCCTACATAAATAAATATATATTGAATAATAAATTAAGTAATACTGAGGTATTTAAGGATGGCATATTTGTATGCTTGAGTCCTACGAGGTTTGGTATAGAACAATGTATATGGGACTTTACAAATAAGGTAGTCGCATATGTTTATATGAGCGACTATCTATTTATTCAAGCGCTAATTAAAGCATATAGACAAGATATAAAAAGCATAAGATTGCGTAAAATTAAATTAGAAGATTTAAAAAGGTCAGATAAACAGTTTGATTATTTAATAACATATGTTGTTATTGGTAGCGAATATATGGCAATACTGAAATATTCCAAATATTTTATAAGCGGTCTCAAGGATATGGATATATCTAGGATAAAAGCATTTTATCCAGTAATTAAAGCGAACTACGAAAGCGTTAGATTTTATTTTAACAAAGATACAGATAATACCGATAATACTGAAGATACCCGAGATACTACTTACGATTTATATTTAAGCAAAGATAAAATGCTCCTGCCTATTATGAACTATGATATAGTAAATAACATAGAAAATTTCATAACTAGATTGGAAATGCCAAAAGATTATTTGGAAGTCATTGACGAATCCTACGGAGGCAATACAGAGTTCGGTAGCAGCGGAAGCTACGGATGCTATGGAAATAACAAGATTGTCAATAAGTTTGAATGCGATTCCTATTATACTAAAGAAGGAAATCCTAAAGATTATTACAGTATCTGGGATAAAAAATGTGCGACCAATGAAGAATGTCCTTATTATAAGAAAAATACAAGATATGAAAATAGCAGAGGTGGTTGTATTAACGGAAATTGCGAGTTTCCAGTAGGTGTAAAAAAGATAGGATTCACTAAATATAATGACGAAGAATATAATAGACCGCATTGTTATAATTGTCAAGACACGACGGATTTAAATTGTTGCGCTAATATTAAAGAATTCCAAGATAAAAATGGTATAGGAATAAATAACGATTATGTATTTGAGAACGATACCGAGGATAGAAAACTAAATAATTTAAATACAATAATTTCCTTATTAGATTATAGAAGTATATAACATATGAAAGATACTAATATTATATTCATATATAATTTTATATCTATTTTTATAATAATTATCATATATTTTTTAGTTATCCATAGGTATTTATTAAATGATATAGGATACAGCAATAATGCAGGAAACGAGTATTTTAGTATGAAAAATGCCGATATTCATTATAATAATAAATTTAAATATATGCCATCAAATACGAGAATTATGTATGAAAATACGGGTACATATCCTTGGAATAGACATATAATAAACTCAAGCATACCCTACGATGTTAATGTTAAAAAGGAGGCGATTAATGTATATTATTATGAATATGATAATAATACATATAATGAAAAATTAAAAGAGGTTTTTAAAAATACTTGCGAGGAGTTAATAATAGCCGTAGAAGGTAATAAATGGGGCAAATGGCAAAATCCAAAAATGATTAGAGATGATGATAATAAAATTAAGACATTACTCAAATATTACCAGGGAATATATGATTTTATCTATAATAAACTGAATACTAACAGTATTATGGATTTGCCAGGCGAAAATATTAAAAATAATATTCAGATTGTCCATGATATTATGAATAATTATAGGCAACACAGCGAATACCCTGAATATTATATGTTTGATATTGATATGATATTGTATAGGGCTGGTAAGTTTCAAGGAAAACACATCAAAACAATTGTTATAACAAATGGTGTCATAATAAACATCATATTAATAAAAATAATTGGAGTAATATCCGAGGATAATATAGTGTTGTTCCCTTACAAAGGGCACGATATCAATACTAACAAAAATAGCAATTTTAATCAATTTGTACCAATGAAATACGGTATGGTAGATAATGATACCAAAAATAGCAGAAAAAATACATTTGATATTAGCGATACCTATTTAGATAAGGAGCTTGAAGATATTATGTATAAGAAATTATTAGAAGAAAATATACCAGAAGATGTTGATATCAGCAACAATAACTTCATAGCCTCCGCCGCCGAACTCAATGCGAGTAAAAAAGACCGATGTCTATTATAAATTGTTATATGATTATTTAGCTAAGATATTATACTTATATCCGCGAGGATAAGCATGGATTCTGTTATATTGATACGGTGGTATAGTATATGTAATATTAGTATTTACAATTGCATTTATTTCTGTATTATTACTAATATTGGAATCTTCGTCGTTGATATTATAGTAAAATAAATTTGTAATAAAACTATTCATTATCCTTATTTTCTATGTTATATATAACTTATATATTTATTATATTTATTATATTTATTATTTATATTACAATAGTAGATAAATAAATGGAACCTGATAAATCCCTAAAAAATATTCAAGCTAATATTAGACGTATGTTATTGCAAAAAAAAAGAGCGTCTTCTAAAAAATCTTCGTCTTCTAAAAAATCTTCGTCTTCTAAAAAATCTTCGTCTTCTCAAACTATATTTATAGAAGATTATATAAAAAGTAGTATAGATGATAAACCTATAAATGCTACAAAAATATCTAAATTTCTAAAAAGCAAATTGATTGTTGATAAATATACACTTGAAAATCGCGTTGCTTTTTATAATTATATTAAAAAAAAATTAAGTAAAATTGAAGATAATGATTGTTTAGAAAAAATTCAATTGCCGCAAGGTAATATATCTTATAATTTAAGAGATATATTAACTTTAGATAAAATAATAAGTAGTAATAATTTCGGCGGAGAAGTATATAAAACTTCCGTTAAAAATGCTTTAGGAGTATTTCCTATAGCAACAAAAGTTATGAAAGAAACCAAAGATAACTTATATGAGGTTAAATTAATGAATGATATTACTAATAATGTAATTCATAAAAAAATATCTAAACATTTTTTAATTATATATAAATATTGTATATGCGATAAAGAAGAATACAGCAATTCAAAAAAATTAATATCTGTAAATGAAATTGCCAACGGTAATATAAATACATTAATTAATAATAAAGATATATTATCAAATATAGAACTCTTATATAATTTATTATTTCAAGCATTAATATCAATAGCTACATTTCATAATTTATTATCGCATATACACGGCGATTGTCATGGTGGAAACTTTTTATGGCATTATAATAATGAGAAAGGATATTATCATTATGTATTCAATGGTAATAATTTATATTTAAAAGCATGTAACTATAATATAATGATTTATGATTATGGAATGTCTAAAAAAATTAAAAAACAAAATATTAAAAATCTAATATCTGACTATGCCGGTATTATTCCTGCATTTTTAAATGAAGATTTTGAAAATATCAATCAATTATCTCCTGATAGCAATGTTAAAAAAGATTTATACGAAATTCTAGAAATCTTTAGTAATTTTTATAAAACTATGAATGTTGAAGATAGCAAATCAAGTCCTAAAAAAATACAACAAGAAATTTTCAACAATATAATAAATGAAATATTTAAAAAATATAGATTAAATGATATGTTTATAACAGATTATGGTGAACCGCTTGCATCTCATAAAATTCCGCAAAATATTATAAACAAAAAACCTTATCACATATAAATATATAAATATTATATTATAATTATAATACATTAAAATGAAATTAATTAAAAGATATATATCTTTAATTGAAGATGATAAAAAATATAGTGTGGCTGGTTTAATATTTGGTTGTACGGGTTCATATTATAGCGTATATGCGAACGAACATATAAGTAAAATTATGTTAGGAGATTTCTCAAAAGAGCGCTTATTGTTGCTTTTTTATTCCAATGTAATTGCTATGATTGCCTGTTCCTTGCGAGGTGCCTGTTTTACATATTCGCAAAACTGTATGAATATCCGATTACGCAAGATTATATATGATAAGTTAATTAATCAGAAAACGCAATTTTATGAAACTGTCCCCGTTAATAAACTTCTGGAATATATAAATAATGATGTGCGTATAGTATCTGATAGCATATCTCTAAATGTTAATGTTATATCACGGTCTTCTGTTCACGTCATTGCTACTATATGGATGCTCAATAAAATATCGTGGAAGCTTACTATAATTGCTTGCTTGCTCATTCCATTTAATATGGCTATATCAAAGTTATACGAGAAAGCTAATAAAATTGTTATGAAAGGCTACGAGGAATTGAATAAAAGCGTAGGCACCTATATCCACGAAACTATTTCACACATATCTATTATGAAAACATACGCAGTTGAAGATATAGCGATGAAAAAGCACAATACGATGAGCGATAAACAACTTGGATATATATTTAGACAAACACTGTTATATGGTGCGAACCTGTTATTAATTAGCAATTTGCCGACATTAACCACGATTGGTATTATAATGGCTGCAAAATATTTGAATAATACCGAGGGACTCGTTTCATTCATTCTCCATAATCAAAGTCTGTACGAGAATGTTATGGCCATCATACAATATAACAACGAGTTCATTAAATGCAAAGAACCTTATAAACGCATAACAGAATTGCTTGATTCCGATAAAAAAAACAAAGGATACTATATTCCACTGGATAATACTTTGAAGGGAAAAATAGAGTTTTCAGATGTATCTTTTAAATACGAGAAAGCCGAATGCAATTTAATTAATAATTTCAATTTTAAAATAAACCCAGGTGAGAAAATTGCAATTATTGGCGAGTCTGGTTCGGGAAAAAGTACTATTGTAAAATGTTTGATGGGCATTCTTTCATTAAATGGCGGTAATATCTATATAGATGGTATAGACACCGGAGTATATGATAATAAATGGTTGAAAGAAAAAATAGGGTATGTAGCACAGGATAGCATTTTATTCAGCGACACAATAGCTAATAATATTGCCTATGGTATTGAGAATCCGTGCAAAGAAGATATTATTAATGCAGCGAACCGCGCAAATGCTCATGAGTTCATATCAAAGCTTCCTAATAAATATGATACGCTATTGGAAGGAACAGAACTTAGTTCTTTATCAGGAGGACAGAAGCAACGCATATCTATTGCAAGGGCTTTGATACGAACCCCGAATATATTAATATTTGACGAGGCGACTTCTGCGCTGGACCCAGAATGCGAGGAATTGGTTCAAAATACTATAAAAGAATGCTTTGATGACAAAAGCATAACTATGATTATAATAGCACATAGAAGGTCGGCTCTTGAATTGGCCGATAAAATATATAGATTTGAAAACTCGGCTTTGACAGATGTAACAAAAGAAATAAAGAATCATAAAAGTTAAATACCAAAAACCAAAAACCGGAAACAAAAGATATAATATGTAGGATATGTAGAATATGAAAATATATTTTGTAAATAATATAAATAATGTGAATAATAATAATCGGAATGTTATTAAAGTAGCTACGAATAAAAAGAATTGCGATATCAATATTAAGAATCACCTAGATATCATAAGTATATCTACGAAAATCAAGACATTATTGAATTACAATAATAATCTCAAGAAGAAAGTCATATTTAATTTGGAAAAATTGGATAATCGCTTTGTAGAAGCATTCATATATAGAATATTACAGGGCAATTATTATTTTGATAAATATAAAAAGGTAAAGCGAGAAGGAGCAGTTCTTTATTTCTATGTCCCGCGAATGAGTTGCGAAAACAGGAAGAATATTAATAATATAATTAATGGCTCATATATAACAAGGAATATAATAAATGAACCCTCTAATATAGCTACGCCCGATAATTTCGCCAAACACGCAAGGTATATGTTTAAGGATATTAGAAATACCAAGATAACCGTATTTAACGAGAAACATATGAAGAAGATGGGGTTAAATCTAATCAATGCTGTTGGCAATTCTTCGCAGAATAAACCGCGCTTTTTAATAATAGATTATAATCCACCGGCTCTGTCAGGTACTTCAGTGAAAAAGAAGACAGTTTGTTTAGTTGGCAAAGGAGTTACGATAGATACTGGCGGATATTCTATGAAAAAGCCCGATAGTATGATTAATATGTATATGGACAAAGAGGGTGCCGCTATATCAATCGGTATTTTATATACTTTGGCTAAGGAAAAATATAAGAATCGCGTAGTATGTTTATGTCCGTTGGTAGAAAATATAGTATCAAGAGGCTCTCTAAAACCCAACGATATAATTAAGGCATATAATGGCCAGACTGTGGAAATTGTCAATACTGATGCGGAAGGAAGATTAATTTTAGCAGATGCCCTTACATATGCGTGTAATAAATATAAACCAGATTATTTATTTGATTTTGCGACATTAACTGGGTGGTCAGAGAGAATCAATTGTCATAGCAGTTTCACATATTTTACATCAAACGAGCAAATCGCAGATAATGTACGGGCCTATGGCAATAAATATTGTGAAAAAAATATAAGAATCCCGGCGTGGCTTGAATATATATCATTTATTAAATCCAATATAGCAGATGTAAAGAACTCGGGATATGAATGCAAAAACAGCGATGGTTTAATGGCGAGCTTGTTTTTGATGAACTTTATACCAAAAAAATATAGGAAGAACTGGAGCCACTTTGATATAAGAATGTCCAACTACAATAATAATGTTAATATAGCCGACGGATTCGCGACATTCTACGCAATTATAAAAAACATATAGGACACATATATATTACATTCTATATATTAGACAGGCATACAACCATATACAATCTTGTTAATCTCATTTTTTTCTTTGGGATGTTCCAGCATTGCGAACAATTCTTCTTCCTTCAAGAGGTTAAGAAGAGAGATAGACAATTTAGGAACATTTTTTTCATTTTGCCATTCTTTAGCGACCATCACCATAATCTCAGGCGCTTTAAGTTCAGGATAAATCGCCTTAATCCTGTGGAAATTGTTCTTCATATAGATGTTATACTTAGAAAGATTCCTTTTCTTCTTGATGTGTTTGTCAATATTGATAATAATAATATCACCAAACTCATTATTAAACTTGACAATGCAATCAACATTGGCGACACGAACCATTATTGCAATTGAAGTTGTTTCGGATTAATGTAAATTGATGTAAGGGCTTCAGGAACTGTTTCCTCGGTACTATTAACTGTTCTTTGGTTTGTGTAAAAGCGACTTTGGTAGTAATAATATGAATACTGTTTAGTGTCAATTTTTATCCAAAAAATATAAAAATATAACAAATGTATTCTCAGTATCCACCGTATCAAGTAGTGATTTTTTGTAAAGCAAAAAATATATAACATATAATACTTATTATTATAATCATTTAATTGCTACTACTTACTAATACACACAGCACCATCACAGCCATCTCCGCAAAGATTTAAACCTTATTGGCCGGGATTTTGATGGGCGGAAGAGTTTTCTTGTTTTTCTTCAAGGGCATCTGAGGCTCTTCTACAGCTTCTTCGTCTGGTTCTTCACTAGGAGACTTAGGCTGTTCCTTAGGCTCCTCTTCTTTATCGGTTGATGGCGGAGATACTTCTTCCACATTCATACGAAGCTGCTTGAGCAGAGCAACCTTTTCCCTGGGAGTAAGCTTGGACTTTTTCTTAGGCTCTTCTTCGTTGTCAGTTGATGGCGGAGATACTTCTTCCACCTTCATAAAATTATTTACAACGGCTGGAGCTGGAGCTGGAGCTACACCAGCTTTTTCTTCCTTGCGCTTCTTCCATTCTTCGGCAATCTTACCGAATCTTTGATTGCTCGGCAAATCCGGAAACTTTTCCTTGATGACTTGTTGATATTCCTTAACAAACACCTGATATTCTGTAGGAGGTTTCTTGACCTTGTCTTCGCCATTCTCGTCCTTTTCGGCGACCGCTGTCTTTTTGCCATTGCCCTTTGCCTTTCCCTTCACATTACCCTTCATTTCTTCAACGGCATATTTGAGAGCTTCTTTGTGATAATTAGCAACTTCCTTTGCATCATCAATAGCATCTGGAATTTCGGCAATCTTTTCCTTGTAAATAACTGAGAGAGTTTTGGCAGACATCGTGGTTTATGGTAATAATCATTTTATAAATGACAATCAATTTTTATAATTTTTGACACATTTTTATGATATTTTGATAAGGAAGTATTTAGTTCTTAATATATTCTCTGTGCAGATGAAATTGGTTGAGGATTATCTGAGTAAAATAATAAAATAATAATATAATAATATAATAAAATGAGTATTCCAACAATGTCATTTGAAAACTTGAGAGATATTATAGCTAATCCAGAAAATGCTTATAGTCGCAATAAGAGTTTTCAGAGCGATAATCAAGAATTTAGAAAATATACTAAAACAGCTACCAATGGTTTAAATATGATTTATGGCGGTGAAAATATCTTAACAGATAACTCATATAATGACAAAATTAAGAAACAAAATGAGATTGATAAAAACACGCCATATATATATGAAAGCGATGAAATTAGAAGAGGTTTGTAGGAAATATATAATATAATAATATATATTAGAATATAAATGATTGAAAATATTGAATTAATATTAATATCATTACTAATATTAATATTATCAATAATAAGCTTTCTCCCCTTAATTTACTTAAATTATGCAAAGGATTTAAATAATAATATAAATAATTATAACAATATATGCGATTCTAAGAAAAATATCTATGAATCTGATATTAATATAAAAAATACTTATATGTGGAATCTATGCAATCATTTATTTGATTTTAATGTAATCCAGAAGAACTTTAAAAATTATACGGCCGATAAGAAGCCTACTGACAAATATAATGATATTATAAATATCAATCGCAACCTGAGTATTGTTAATGGCGAGTTCAATATTATGAAGGTATATAACGATTATTTACATAGCGGCTTGCCTTTATTTATCGTAATGTGGATATTCTTTATATTACATATGATTAACACCTCTTATAATATTAAAAGCAAGGGTGATATTTTTAAATACGAATACTTTTTACATTCATCAATTTATATATTTCTACACGTTGCCGTAATAACAATAATATTTTCACTAATCCTTAAAAAAATAACTGAGATATATGCCGATACAAAAGCGTACGAATATATAATGCTTTTGAAAGAATTGGATATATTGATAAAAGAAAATAAAACGGATCCGGCTTTCCCAAATAATGAATTTACGACTATTATTAAAAAATACAGCGGAGAAGATATTTCTTCCGTCGCCGATATTATATTTACAAAAGATTTGATAGACGAACTCGCCAATTTACATAAAAATATCATTGCTAATGGCGAATATCTGCACAATATAAATGGATACAAAATAACATTGGAAAATATAGATAACTTCAGGTATTATAATAATAAGGAGACAATAGAAAAATGCAACAAAGAGATTGAAGATGTAACGCGATTTACTATTGTATATTTTATAATATTATTCTTCCCCATCTATATGCTTTCACAAGCTTCTAAATCAAACTTTACAACAATTGCCGTAATAACTATTATAGTATTCGTATTATTTATATCGAGCTATATTGTTAAAAAAAAACTTGAATAGATTCATTTTCTTTTTTTCTTTATACTTATTAAAATGCGTATCATTATATTTATCGTATTTATTATGATGATAATAATTTTTTTAAATGAATTAAAAAATATATCGGCATCTTTTTTTCAAATAAACTATATTAAAGATGTCGCCGACATTAACATTAAAAAGCATTGTAATGATATTTATTGCGAAGCTGAGACGGGGAGATTTAATATAGCTAAGAATAGCTATAAACTTCTCTTGCCTAACGATTTCTATAACACTAAAACATACTACTTTATGATATTGCTAATAATAATAATATTCTATATTAATACACTCTATAACCTTATTAAATACAATAATCTATATTATCCTTACATCAGTAATGACGGTGGAACGATATGTATAACAATAATAAAAAACATTCCATATATATTCGCGTTTTTAACATTAGTGCTAATAATAGTAACATTTGTTGCGAGATATGCTCCGACAGAATCCGTGGGATATAGAAACTATTTTAATATAGACAATCCTGTCGTCAGCGATTTTGACAAAGTTTTAAATATAAACGGTATATATAATTATATTTTGCTTACAATAGCGACAATCTTCTTAGCATATTATTTTAGCACCGCAATGTGTAATAAGTATATTTATACATATCCATTGGGAGCTAATAAACTGGCTATTATCAATCAAAATATGAGTATGGGCTATCTGATAATTACGATATTTCTGACATATTTATTATTAAATATTATGAATATACTGCTATCCTTCGCCGACAATAAATATCCTAAATTGAATAACAATAACTATAGAGATATTATAACAAAAAATTATAATAAAGTATTAATTGAAAACGTAGAACTAAAGAGAGAAAAAGTATTAGCCGACTGTTATACAAATACTTTGTCTACAACTGATGTTACTAATGCTAAAACTAAAGCTAACGGATATGGACACGATATAATGTATTCAAAAGATAACAAAGAAGAAAATAGAAGTTATGGAATTACTACGCATCATAACACAGTTGGTTCTGCTACTAAATTTCACGCTGTATTATATACAGGAATAGATTATATTTCTAACATAGATCATGCTGATGATTATGATATAGCCGATATAAAGGTTAATTATTATTTTAAATACATTTCGCCATTAATACCCTTCGCTAAAATTAAAGATTTGGCGGATACTAACAAGAACAAGAGATATGGCGATAGCTATGGTTATAATTATACACTATATGAAACTAATATACATTCTTTAAAAAATGATAGTCAACCTGACACAATAATAAAAAATTATAAAGATAATCCTCTTGCATCATATAACGCATATTATATGATAGATAATTTACGAATTGGCCTTTTTAATACAACAACAGAAGATGATTATAATGATGCTGATTATAAGACAAATTTAAATCAAATATTGAAATTATTCTCTTATATTAAACCTACATCTGCTACTACTGCTGCTACTGCTACTGTTTTGGATGCTCGCAATATAATACTGAATAAGGTGTTTAAAGAAAGATATGAAGTATTGCTTAATGTGCTAATCTATTTTTGCATTAATGAAATAAATTATTGGAATACATATACAAGCAAGAAAATATATGATAATGAAAATTCAAGTAATTATGAGTATATAAATGATGTAATATATCCAGATTACGAAAAACATACTATTTTATTAAATTTAATTAAATATTTAAAAGACCAGAAGGCAAATAGTGAAAAGATTACAAAGGATGCGATGCTTAGCACAACAACTGTTACAAATTTAAAAAATAATCTGATTAGAGAGATAATTGCTTATTCTAGATATAAAAAGGATTCGCAGAAAGATAAAAAGCCGTTTTTTGGCAAGGAATACAATATTTTGAGTAATATTACAGAGATTAAGGATAACTTCACGGCCGATATATCATATGGTTCGGCCAATACATTTTATGAACAATATTTTAATATTTCAAATAATGATGTTAGTAATATTTCAAATAATGATGTTAGTGCCAATGACATAGAATATAAAATAGGGAACTATTTCATTAAAAATATAAAGTACCTCTTATACTTTATTATAATTATTATAATAATAGCTATTCTATTAATAATATTTTTATACAGAAGTGAAAGCGCCTCATTAATGACATTCTCATATGATATAATTATGCCTTTATTGATATTGCTTATATTTGTAATATATATATATTTATTTATGAACTTTAATACAAATTATAATCTAAATGTCATATATGGTCTATTTGACAGTTCATATAAACGCGATTTAAATGATATGAATAATCTTATAATACCTTTTATTAAACTTCATAGCAATATCAAAGATAAATACGATAACAATTATTACGATTTATATATAATAACAAATGTTATGGCTTCCTTCTTATATAGCGACGATGAATATGATAATAAGACGAAATATAAATACATATACCACAAAAATAAAGATGCCGATATCATATATAGCAAAGACGAAACCGTAGATTATAATGAGTTTAAAAAATATTACAACGACCAATTTACAATTATAAACGAAGAGTTTAAAGAGGATTTCGCTACAATAAAAACAGATACTACGAAATATTATAATCTTACAAAATTATACAACAATATCAAAACTAATATTAAAAATACAGCACGGCAGCCCCCAACAGAATACACTATAAAAGAGATACAAGCAACTGAAGGGTTTGATTATCAAACTTTTGTTAAATCTTTTGAAACATATTCTGATAAGATTGTAAATATCATATTGATATGTTTAGAATTATTTGGTAATAATAAAGATGCTTATAAAAAGAGTGAGTTTGTTAAGGATAACTTTTACTTTGAAAAAGATACTAAGAGTGGCAATTTTATACCTCATAAGTTTAGATTTAACAAAGCAGTATTTGCTAAGGATTATAAATTTAAAGAAAAAGAATTAAATATAACTATTAAAAATACCGCAACCGATACAGAAAGTACGAAAATATATATTAGTAAGGGTGATAAAAAAGATAAAATAACGGAGATTGCTAATAATTATATGAATATCCTCTCGCTATTCCAATATAATTACATATTAAGCGACGGATATTCTTTAATTTCAGAGCAAAATAAAAAAAAAATATTAGAAAGCGCCAATAAAAGAGGGTTTGGCAAAGATGATGTAAAATCATCGCAAAACTATTTACATCAATATAAAAATAAGAAGTTAATTTCATTAATATCTAATACAAAAAGCTTTGATAAAAGCTTTGATAAAAAGAGCTTTGTATTGGCCACAGATACTTTCAAATATTTTAATCCTAAGGATACTACGGCTACTCCGGCTACTCCGGCTACTCCGGCTACTTCTGCTGCTACTTCTGCTGCTACTTCTGCTGCTACTTCTGCGGCTACTTCTGCGGCTACTTCTGCGGCTACTTCTGCGGCTACTTCTGCGGCTACTACGGCTACTTCTGCGGCTACTTCTGCGGCTACTTCTGCGGCTACTTCTGCGGCTACTTCTGCGGCTACTACGGCTACTCAGCCAGATACTACGGCTACTCAGCCAGATACTACGGCTACTGTGGCAGATGTTATGTATGTTTATACAAATATTATAGAAACCTATAATATAAATGTCACTAATATTAGTGATAATTATTTAGAGAATGTTGTTAAGACTATTTGCTACCAAGTTGATAATAGAGATGTTATTATGAATGAAGAAGGAGGTACCGGTGCAGAAGTGAGTGCAAAAGGGAGTGCAGAAGTAGGCACAAGTAATATAAAAAATAAGAATGGGGATGCACACGATAATCATATTAATATTTTACACAAAGCCAATCAGTGCGTAAGTTATGATTTTGCCACTAATTACACGGTAAATTTGATTATGTTAGGAATTATTTATTCAATTGGATTACATAATAATAAAATATTTTAATACATTAAATAAAGGGGGTATTTATAATAATGGCGGATAGTGAAATATTAAAGGAATTTCAACAACCTTACAATTATATGTTGTATTCTAAGGAAGAAAATATAGACGAGGAATATAGATATAGATTACTGTCAAATATATTTACGGATACAACATATAGCCCGAAATTTAATACGAAGTATTTATATTTATTCGGAATATTCCCTTGCGATAATATGCCGGCATCATATATACCTTTTAATTATAAAGAGTTATCGCGAAACTTCAATAGAATATCTAAAAACAACACATTTACAAAAGAAGATTACGCAAAAGAGTTCGAACCTGGTATGGATTATAAAAAGGAATTGTCTGCAAAGTTAGATAGACTGATTAAGGGTTTTAGAAGCAAACACTCTATATACAATAATTTACATACGACTCCTTTTATTATAATACTAATAATATTCTGGACAATAGTAATATTTAGTTTTATGTATATATTCTACTATTATTATTCGTCTGCCTTTAATTATATATTATCCTTTGTACTATTTGCCTTGCTCCTATTTGCTATAATATTCAAGATGTTTTATATAGTTCATAGTTCATAATAGCTCATTCCGCTATAGCTATATTTATAGTTATAATTATTATTTTTATCTATAATACCTATAAGGAAGTATTATTTTTAATTAATAATGGATAAAAAAATTAAGTTTGCCAATATATTCAATAATAACACCTATGACCCCGATAAAGATGACGATGAAGATGCATATGATATATCACCTGCTGATATATTGATTCAAGATATAGATTTGAAAAGGAACTATAATTCACGATATAGATTCTATACTGAACTTTTAAAAATATATAACAAGAATCCTAAGATTATTAAGAAAGTATATACGAAGCTGAATGCCATCAAAGATTTAAATGGTATGGAAAAGAAATTATTATCCGAGCTAATTTATTATAATAATAAACTAGATAAGACAACAGGCGGCAGTGGCAGAGGGAACAGAAGCAGTAGCAAAAGCGACCGTAGAGACGGCGGAGGCGGCGGAGACGGCGTATTAGAAGGTTACAAGGAATCAAAGCTAAGAGATGTCTTAAAAAAAGACTATGATATGCCCAATATATCAAAGCTTAATAAAAATATTAATGAAAAGAATCCAAATTCAGACAAAGATACTGGCGACAAAATAACCGATTTTAATAATCAAATTGATAAATATTATGATGACATAGATATAGAAGATGCTGAAGGTAAAACTGAAATTATAGCAAAATTTGATAAGGATATTAAGAAAAAAATAATAGAGTTTGAGAATGACCCAGAGAATACTTTTAATTATTTAGAATTGACTATAGAAGATAGGCTCGTATTTATAATAACAACATTTTTTATTAGATATTTATCGCTAATACTTATTCAATGGTCGGTTGATATTAATATAATTAAGAGTTTTGAAGAAGGATTTTTTTATTACGCCGTTATATACCTTGCTATATTTTGGTTTATAGTATTATTTGTAAATATTGATAATACGACGAAGGTAGATTATATGAACTTTGATAATTTTATGAATAGCATTCGCTCGGTATTTTATTATTTCTATATGGGAACAAATGGAATAACGAGATTATTAGTACATTCTTGTATAATATGCGTGCTATTAATAGTGCCTATAATTTTAAATATAAAGAAGAGCACCTATATTGAAGAAGAGAACAACGATAAGGACAAGAATATTATATCATACGAAGAACGAAAAAAACTGTCAAAATCACTATCATTATTTACTATATTTATTTGGGTACTAACAAGTATAATAGCAACGAAGTTTTAATAAAAAGTTATATCTATTAATTATAATAGAGTTTATTAAATTATGTCAAATAAAAGGATTGAGGCATTAAAAAGTTTAAATAAAAATGATTATAATTCAAAATATATAACTCTATCGGATAATACGAAAATTGGAGTTGATTTGATAAAAGATTTGATAAAATACTTTCAACTTGAATTCAAAAATAAATACAGATACAATTACAGAAGATGGACATTGGAAGAAAATATAGGCGAAGAAGAAATATGCAAAGGCGGTGTTGATGTTCTTGGTGATGTGATTATGAATAAAATAATATATAAAATTATTGAAGGAGAAGGTGATGATGGAATAGCAATTAAAAGATTAAAAGAACATATAGAGAAAAAATATAAAGAAAACCCTGAAAAAAACACAGATATAGAGATACCTGATGATATATTTAATGGCGATATAGGGTTGAGAAAAAATTATAGAGATAGTTCAATAAACTATGGTTATATACCGGTTATTAAAATATTAGATAATAATAATGGAAACCCTGTTTATTTTAAACCATTATTGGAATATAATTATACTAATTATGATTTTCAAGAAAAATCGCAAATATACGACGATTTAAATAAGCTAAATGGTATATTTAAGAAGAGTAATTATAAGGACATAGACGATTTGGTGATTTTAGATTTTTATAAAGAATTTACTAAAAAGGTAGAAAAATTAAAGGATGATGTTATTAGCAGAGATGATGATGTAAAATATGATTTGATAGATAATATTTATGATAAACTTGCTATAATATATGAGATTAAAATAGGTAGAAACAAGAAGGTTCTTAAAAAACCAATTAAAGCGATTTTAAAAGAAGTTAATGGAAAAGAACCTCCTCCTAAACCAAAAAAAACTCCTAAAGATATATGCGAAATAGATTATGATAAAAACCTTTTTAATCAAATACTGTGTGAAATTAATAAAAGAGCTCAAATATTTAATAATTTAACTACATTAAAAAAGGGAGGGGGTCCGGGGCAGATAAAACAACCTAATTTAAATATTGATTTAAATAAATTTTTTGAAGCAGTTGGGAATGATGAACAATTTAGACGTAAAGCTTATTTAGAAATTGATAAAAATATATTAGAAGGGATTGTTAATAATAAAAAAATAGATGAATATATTACTGAAATGCAAAGCAAAAAGACTGTCAATAAATTAGCTGAAATAACAGAACAGTTTTTTAAAAGAACTCCTAACAAAATAAACGGCAAAATTGATAAAGGTAATATTACATTTAATGATTTTAACAAATTCATAGAAAAAATTAAAGATAGGATGATTGACGATAGTAATAGATATTTAGCGATTATAAAATCCCTAAATATTATAATGAAAAAGGCATCAGGAGCACAGACACCAGCACCAGCAGCAGTAAAAACAGCAGCAGAAGCAGCAGCAGCAGAAACAATTCAAATAGCATTAGTAAAAACAACAGAAGCGATAGGAGCAGCAGAAGCAGCAAAAGCAGCAAAAGCAGCAAAAGCAGCAGAAGCAGCAGCAGCAAAAGCAGCAGAAGCAGCAGCAGCAAAAGCAGCAGAAGCAGCAGCAGCAAAAGCAGCAAAAGCAGCAGAAGCAGCAGCAGCAAAAGCAGCAGAAGCAGCAGAAGCAGCAGCAGCAGCAGAAAAAGCAGTAGCAGACGCAGCAGCAGAAAAAGCAGCAGCAGAAAAAGCAGTAGCAGACGCAGCAGCAGCACAGACAGCAGCAGCAGAAAAAGCAGCAGCAGCACAGACACAAGCAGAAAAAGCAGCAGCAGAAAAAGCAGTAGCAGACGCAGCAACAGCAAAAGCAGCAGCAGAAAAAGCAGTAGCAGACGCAGCAGCAGCACAGACAGCAGCAGAAAAAGCAGCAACAGAAAAAGCAGCAGCAGCACAGACAGCAGCAGAAAAAGCAGCAACAGAAAAAGCAGCAGCAGAAAAAGCAGTAGCAGACGCAGCAGCAGCAGTAAAAACAGCAGCAGAAGCAGAAGCAGCAGCAGAAGCAGCAGCAGAAGCAAAAGCAGCAGAAGCAAAAGCAGCAGAAGCAGCAGAAGCAGCAGAAGCAGCAGCAGCAGCAGCAGCAGAAACAGCAGCAGAAGCAGCAGAAGCAGCAAAAGCACAAGAAGCAGCAGCAAAAGCAGCAAAAGTAAAAGAAGTAGTTGCAAAAGCACAAGAAGCAGCAGCAAAAGCAGCAAAAGTAAAAGAAGTAGTTGCAAAAGCACAAGAAGCAGCAGCAAAAGCAGCAAAAGTAAAAGAAGTAGTTGCAAAAGATAAAAATGATACAACAGAAAAACTTAATGAACTAAAAACAGCACTTGAAGCACTAAAAACAGCACTTGGAGCACTAAAAACAGCACTTGAAGCACTAAAAACAAATTCGGAAATGATTGGTGGTGCATATCAGAATGCAGTTTCTGGTAATATTAAAAATCAAGGGAATCAAGGGAATCAAGGGAATCAAAAACAAGGTATTGGTGATAAAATGCCAGGAAATCCCGGGAAAGAATATTTAAAAAATCTCACAGAGATATATATAAATTTGGCAAAAGAATATGGTAAATTTATAAAAGATGAAAGTGAGATAAAACATTTAATTAAATTAGTTATTAAAAGCCAAGAAGATGCAGAAGCAAGTATAGATAATACCGAAGAGATAAAGAATAAAATAATGGATAACATAAAAGATAATGAGAAAAAAATAGATTCATATCAGAAGCTTCTTGCAGATATTCATAAAAAAATAAGTGCGATAGAAAATGAAAATACTAATACCAAAGAGGATGATGATAAGAAGGCTGATAAGAAGGCTGATAAAATATATGCGATAGATAAAATTAGAGTAAAAATAGATAAATATGGGAAAAAATTAACAGAACTGCTAGAATTTAATGAATTATTAAAAGCATTAAGTAGTGCTGAAAAAAAAAATAAAGAAGGAAAAAACACAGAAAGAGAAGGTATAAAAACTAAATTTGATACGATATCACAAGAGTTGTCAGATCACGGAGAAGTGATTAATGCAGAAATTAAAAATTATAGGGTTTCTTATGGTATTGGAACAAATGAATTAGCGAGCGAAGAGACGAAGAAAGAACTTGAAGAATTAGAAAATCAGAATAAGGAAAATGAGAAAAAAAGTAAAAATTTAGAAGAAAGAAAAAAACAATTAACGGCTTCTTTAAAAGTTATTAAGGATGAATTGAGAAAATTATACAAAGCATGTATAGATATAAATCTGCCGTATGCCACAGAATACAATGATTTTGTTAAAAATATCATAAAGGTCGGGCAGCTCAAATATATAATAGATGATAATCCTCAGATTAATAATAATAATGAAATTATTGAAGTTTACAATAAGGAAATTGATAGGATAGATAAGGAATTAGGAGATATCAAAATTGATATTACTTCTAATGCAAAAAAAATCAACGATAAAAAGGAGATTACAAAGTCTCAAGGACAGGGTATAAATAATCCTCGTTACCCGCGAGGAGGTGCTCTATATGGAGGAGGAGCTAAAGAAGATAAAGAAGAAAAGGATAAATTAAGAGGATTGTTGGAAGGAAACTTATATAAATTAATTAGACAGGAAGAGTCGGAAGGCGACAACAATTTATTCGCATTTATCGCCGAATTGAAAACGGTATTTGATAATGACGACGATAAAGATATCGGTTCCGATAATGCTTCTGGGAAAAAATATAATGAGAAGGAAACATTATACGAGCAGATATGGAATGATTATAGCGATGGCGTTAAGGCTTATTATAATAATCAGAAGGACAAGAATCCTCTTACATATATTAACGAAGGCGAGAAGCTGAAAAATAAGGTAATATTATACGATTTGGATCCAGAGATAGTTCTCAAAATTACTTTTCAGGACAAGGTCGTTTTCCTCGCATTAATGTTTGCAATTCGCACGATGATTATGGTATTATTTGAGTTTTTAATAGATTATAATATTGTTAAATCCCTGCGATATGCCATATTAATATACGCTGTCTTTTACATTTTAATATTATTATTATTTACGGCATTTGTCAATCTTGATTCGTATAAACTACGAATTGTATTTAATTATTTAAATATGCACATAAATACTCCGGGAATTATATTACACATTATGTTATTTATAATATTTTCGCTTCTCGTTATCATAATAATACAAACAGATAACTTTATTAATAATTTAGGAGATATTTTAGATTACACACATATATATAATTATATATATACATTCAATTTTGATAATATATTGTCTGGCGAATTTGAAAATAACCTGACAAAAGACGAAAAAATAAAATTACAATACAGACTTGATATAATATCTATGCTCATATTTATATTCTCAGGAACCCTAATATTACTAATGTAATAGCAATAATTGCTATATTTACTTGTATATGCGCGAATGATAAGCTAATATTATACTGTATTGAGCTTTGCAATTGAGCAAATATGCTTCTGTTATATCCGTTATAGTCCCTCCCGGACCCCAAATTCCTCGCACATCTTTGTCATCTTTGTCATCTTTATATAATACTGTTATGTTGTTATCATCAATCTCTAAAACCTTCAATAGGATATCATTATCATCGCTTGTTTTTAATAGGATATTGTCATATTTGTTAATCAAATCAAGATGATAACCACTATATCCTAACATATCAGTTTTTTCCGTAATAATATTATATTGGTTATCATTGAATGTTTTGGTAATTCTATTGATATTTATACAGTCACAGCCTAATTCCAGTTCATTATTTAAAAAGTCTGTGAATGATATAACCCATTCTTTGTTATTTAGCTGTATAATATTATTTATTGTCTCCAATTCATTATTCATTATTGTCCAGGTATCCCAGTTTCCTCCTGTACCGACAACATCAGTAGCAGTCGTAGCAGTCGTAGCAGTCGTAGCAGTCGTAGCAGTCGTAGCGGAGACGCTTAAAATAAATTGGAATTTCTGTGTTTTTTTCCCATCATTGATAGTCATTGTTATATAAGGTGTTATGTTTTTGACATATTTAGGCATTAAAAGCTTTTTAGGTTCAATGATATTTTTAGTTAAATCAATATTTATAGATAGTGATAAATTATTTCTATTATTATATATGGTCCAATCTCTATTATAGCTATTAATTATAAGGGTTTTATAATTGATATTCTTCTTGTTATTCATAATACTTTCCATTTTTTCAATAATATACGCGATAGTTTCAAGATTTTCAACATTAACATTATTAACAAGTGAATACTTCTGATATGTTTGTGTAGGCTGAAATGATGTATAGGATATAGAAGGTGATTGTTGAGTTGTCCCCGGAGTACCAGGTATTCCTATAGTAGTATTAGGGGTGCCTGCAGATATTGTAGAAGAATGCTCTGAAGATATATTGATATTTGCATTTTCCGCGGATGCCAGTGTATTTACGGTTTTTCTCTTTTCTTCTAACTCTATTACTTTTGACAATAGCTCGTCGGTATTATATTTATTAATGCTATCTATTACATCATCACTTGTTTTTAATTCATCACTAATTACTGTATTTGCGCTATTCGCGCTTTTATTAATAATATTAACCTCTATATAATCCTTGATTTTTGTCAGGGCTATTGTATTCAATTCTATCAGTTTGCCGATTCTTTTTATTAAAATTGCATCATTGCATATAGAAATTATAACTTTTTCTACAATTCCCTTCAACTCCAATTTATCTATATTTAAATTATATTTATCCATTATCATTTTCTCAGTAGCTACATTTATCACCATTTTGTTTTTCTCTTGTCTAAAATCATCTATTACCCCCATTATTATAATATAATATAGAAAATAGATGTTTATATCATAGATATATCCCCGATATCTCCTAGTATCTCTTGATATTGTCGCGTATTAGATTGTTATGTTTCGGTCCTTGATGTATTTCTTGAAATTCGGGCGATATAGATATGTTCGGCTTTCTTCCATAGATTCGTCCTTAATTTTATTATCGTTAATTATATACCCAACAAAGTTTGAATATTCGTACGGAGATTTAAACTTCAACTCCTTGTGTTTTAACAAAGCATTTAGCCATCTTATTTGGTAAGCCATAGAGAACATTCCGCACTCAGTATTCTTCCTCTGATGCTTAATATTATTAGTATGAATTTTAAAAACATTATTTGGATATTTTTTTTTCAATTGCGCTTTTATATTGTTAATAAACTTAGAAACATACGAAGGGGTATTTATAGCATTGCTGTCGTAATAGTAAGCTCCATAACATTTTATTTTAGGGTCTAATACGATGAATGTAGAAGTCCAGTGAGACCCAGGCTCATCGTGTTTATCAAGATTTGTAATAAGCCCGAGGTATTTTATATTTTTATTAATATATTTATTGATATCCAAAGAACATATTTGGCTGTAAAGGCATCTTCCGAAACTATCTTGTTCCGAGAAATCTATTGGAAAAACTCCCAAAAAACAGTATTTATATTTTTTATCATTATTATACTGTATCATTACATCCTCTATATCATAATTAGAGAGCCATTCAATAGGATTCTTATACCATTCAAGGGGCATCTCGGGACGCAATTCATTCTCCTCAATCTTTTTGATAATTTCCTTCGTCTTTGAATCCTTTGTCATCTCTTTAATAGCACTCGGCCAACACCAATATTCCTTATCATTACATATAGGCTTTATTTTGGCATTCAATAGCTCGGATAATTTAGCGACATTAAATGACTTTTTATATTCTATTTTATCGGCAATCGCTGCCCCGCCTTTGTTATCTTTGCAGGCATTCCATGTATCTATTAATAGGATGAGCGTTTTCTTATTGAATAGCGTAGGATTGTTAATATTTTTGGGACTACAATATTTGGTATTCTTCAAGCTTTTATTTTTTTTATCTGCATTTTTTTCCATAATAAAAAAATATTATAATCTATATTATTGCTATAAAATATTATGGTTAAAAAGCTATAAAATATTATGGTTAAAAAGCTCTAAAATAAAAATATTGAAATGTAAAAATATGTATAAAAATAAAAATTGATATATATATAAAGTAATATATTTATAAGTATGGGTATAAACGAAGATTTGCGCTCTTTTATAAATAAATATCGTGTAGAGAAAGGGGTGAAAATATTCACAAATACAAGCATAGGTTCACCAAAAGTTAGTTTAAATATACCTGATGAAAATTACGAGGAGTTCATCAATTTATATAGTTTAGCCTTGACGAATGGTGTCCCTTTGTATTTCACAGAAAAACCCTTAGAACCGAGTCCCTTGCGCGTAGATATAGATTTTCGTTTTACTATTCCTGATGATAAATCCGGACTTTACAGTTCCCAATCTTCAAACTCTTCTTTAAATAATAACAAAAAATATGAGAGATTATACGGCGATGAAAATATATACAAAATTGTTGATAGTTATTTTAGCATAATTAATAAATATTTGAATATATCCGAAGAGGATAAAATTGCATATGTTATGGAAAAGCCGAATCCTGTTGAGTTCAGAAATAAGTTGAAGGACGGCATTCATATTATCTTTCCGAATATTATTATTGCTAATAATGCTCAGCATTTTATTAGAAGAAAGATTATAGATATTGGTGATGTTATTTTTAAGGATTTGCCAATTTGTAATGACTATGAATCTATTGTGGATAAGGCAATTATTGATGTAAATTGTTGGCAAATGTATGGTAGTAAAAAGCCGGATTGCGACACTTATCGCGTATCTTCAATATATAAATATGTCGGAGATAAAACGGATAAAATAGAATATAGTTTAAATGCTCGCGATGAAATAAAATTCATCAAGCTATTTTCTATGCGAAAAAAGATGAATTATGATATCAATTGTATTAAAGAAGAGTTCGCAACGGAAATTACGCAATATAGCAAGCATATTTTGCCGGCTCTCGATCAAAAATTGAAAAGCAAGGTTCAGAATAATATTTTGGGGAAGGCATTAAATAATGATAAGAGGTATGTGTCAGAGGACGAATTGATATTTATTAAAAAGCTTGTGAATGAATGTCTATCTACGAGCCGCGCGGATAATTATACGGATTGGATTAATCTTGGCTGGGTATTGCGTAATATTGATTACAGGCTCTTGGAGACATGGGTAGATTTCTCCAAAATTAGCAGCGTATATATTGAGGGGGAATGTCAGCAATTGTGGGACAAGATGCGAAAGGATAATATGGGAATCGGTACTTTGAGATGGTGGGCGAAACAAGATAATTTGACGAAATATAATGATGTCGTCAATAAATCTATCATCAGGCTTATTGACGAGGCGTTGCGTAGCGATGGTTCGCACTTTGATATTGCATGTGTCGTATATGCGATATTTAAAGATGAATTTAAAGCGATTACTAAGGATAACTGGTATAAATATGATAGAGAGAAGCACAAGTGGGTAAGAGCGCGCGAAGGTCTGGAATTGAGAAAGATATTGAGCGTTGATATTTGTAAGAAGTTTATGGAACGGAGTCAGCATTACGCTGAACATTGTGAGGATCCTATTATGAAAACGATTAATGAGGAGAAGAGTAAAAAATGTATTAGTATCGCGAAGCAATTGAAAAATGCGAGTTTCAAGGATTCTATTATGAAAGAATGCCGGACGCTATTCATCGATGATAAGTTTGAGGAGTTGCTAGATAGCCGCTCGCATTTGATAGGATTTGAGAATGGAGTATATGATTTGAAGCTACATATATTTCGTGACGGGATGCCTGATGATTATATATTGTTATCTACTAAAAATAGCTATGTCAAATATAATAGCGACCTTCCTGAGATTGCCGATATCAATGATTTCTTCGCGAAGATATTTACTAATAAAAATCTGAGAAATTATGTTATGGATATTCTATCGTGTATTTTGGATGGTAGCATATCACAAGAACGGTTTTATATATTTACCGGACAGGGCAGTAATGGTAAATCCAAAATGTTAGATTTAATTCAAAAGGCGATTGGTGAATATTATTGTATCTTGCCTATAGCTCTATTGACACAAAAACGGGCGGCGAGTAATGCAGCACAAAGTGAATTGGAGAGGACTAAAGGAAGACGATTTGCGGTTATGCAGGAGCCGAGTGAGAATGAAAGGCTAAATATTGGTCTTATGAAGGAGCTTTCGGGACAGGATAGGATTTTGGTAAGAACATTGTTTAAAGAGCCTTATGAGTTCAAGCCACAATTTAAGATGATTTTGACTTGCAATGAATTGCCAGAGGTTCCCAGCGATGATGGCGGTACTTGGAGGCGTATTAAGGTTTGCAATTTCTCTAGTAGATTCTGTGAAAATCCTGTTCCCAGTAAAAATGAGTTTCATATGGATTTGGAATTGACTGATAAGTTTGATAAGTGGAAGGAGATTTTCATAAGTATGCTAATTGAAAGACATAAGAATATTAATCCATCATCTATCGTGGAGCCTTGTGAGGTAAGAATAGCCACTGAGAGTTATAAGCAGAACAATGATATCATCGGGCAATTTATTAGCGAAAAGATTATCATTGACGAAGAGATTAGAGAGCCAAGGGTTACGATAACTAAACTATATAATGATTTCCGTATTTGGTGCACTTCCAATGTTGTTAAGGGTAAAAAGTGCCCCGACAGGAATCAATTGAAGGCATATTTTGAGAAACTTCTATGTGTCCCATATGATAATAAGGGATGGCGCGGAATTGCCTATAAACTGGAAAATGAAGACGATGATAATTGATAGGGTATGTATATGATATCTATGATATCTATGATATCTATGATAAAAATTGATTATATAAGATTTAATTTTCTTATTACTATAATAAAATGGAGTTCTGCGAAATATGCGATAATATGTTATATGTTAAATCAAACGAGGAAAAAAAGTTGGTAAAATTTTGCAAGCACTGTGATTTTGAAAAAGTAGAGACTGTTAATACTGCTATTAACATCTCAAAAACTTTTTACAGCGGAGATGACTTACTGTATAATCAGCACGTTAATAAGTATCTGCGTTATGACCCTACTCTTAGAAGAATCAAAGACCCTTTAATTAATTGCTCGAATGAGAATTGTAATGCCCCTGATGACAAAAAACAAGTTATATATATCAAATATGACAATAAGAATATGAAATATCTATATGTATGCGAACACTGCGGAGAAACCTGGAAGCAAATCTCTTAATATAATTGCAATTATGTAATAATGCAATTATATAAATATTACAGCTATTATAATAATTATGTTAGAAAAAGAATGTTTGGTAATCGCTGTAATTTTGTAATATATGTTTTTTTATTATTTTCCAGTTTTGGAGAATCTTATCTTTATCCGTATAATAAAATGCTAAGAAAGCCATTGGCTCTCAAAATGTGTAAAGGCGATAATGGTGGGACAAGCGAGCTTTATAATAGGCGTAATATATTACTAATGTATTTAAGTACGAACTTATTAGGCATCAATTCTATATATTTGTATCATAATGTGTTGCCTAATATTGAAAAGAAGCAATCTAATATATTTTATAATTCAATCCCATCGGTTTGCTATATAAGCACCGAATATACTGCGATGGCTGATAAATATAATCTGAATAAGGAGGATTTGCCAAAGGGCGTTGGTACAGGCTTTTTGTGGGATAAGGAAGGGCATATTATAACTAACTTTCATGTAATAAACAAGGTAGATAACGCTATAATCACTATAACAGATAAAAATAATGTTAAGAAGAACTATAAAGCTAAATTGACAGGGATTGATCCCGACCTTGATATAGCAGTACTCAAAATTGATGTGGATAGCAAGGCGGATTTACAAGTTATTAAATACAATAAGAATGTTAAACCGAGTGTAGGCGAAAATGCTTATGCTATCGGGAATCCTTTCGGCCAAGACCATACATTCACAGCTGGTATAATCTCGGCTACTAATCGGGAGATAACAGCACCTACAGGTCGCAAGATATATAATGTTTTACAGACAGATGCCGCAATAAATCCCGGAAATAGCGGTGGTCCTCTGCTAAATAGCAAGGGAGAATTGCTTGGTATAAATACAGCATCTCTTGGTGCCGGAGTTTCTGCTGGCATAGGATTTACGATACCTATTGCAAATGCTTTGAAATCTATTACGGATATTATTGAAACTGGTTTTGTCAAAAAGGCTATTTTGGGAATATCATATATGGAGAGAAATCCTTCTGTATTAGAATCTGAAAAAAGCGGCATCCCTATAATTGATAAGGGCTTGCTAATTCTTGAAGTTCCCGATAAATCACCAGCATACGATGCGGGATTGAGAGGAGTTGTAAAAAATAATAAAACGCAGAGAATAGAGAGCATAGGCGATATTATATTATCTATTGATGACAGCGATATAGACAATCCCAATGATTTGAATGTAATATTAAAGAAATATCGCCCAGGCGACAAGGTAATTGTTAAATATTTGCGAGATAATCAAATAAAAAAGAGCGAATTAATATTGGGGAGTTATAAAGGAACTACTTTTACACAATTAGAAAACGAGAGAGCGGCTACCGATGCTACTACTAACGTTAATATTCCTTTGAAAAATATTGAACCTGCTATACAGCCACGTTTATAGACTGGGTTTGTGGAGAAGATAGCAACCATCAATCATATATTTATCATTTATTTTTACGAATATCCATCTATAAATGATATAGCAAGGGTCTCCTGAGTTTTCAGGATAATACATCTCATCAAATTGAATGCTATTGTATATCATTGTTTTATATGGAGCTTCAAGCTTAATATCTACTTCGTAATATGTTTTTTCATCATCCGTATCATATATTTTGTTATAATTTGTAATATAATAGTTATCAAACTTACCCAGAAAAATCCCATATTTTCCGTCGGCAAATAGCTGTCTCAGTTTAGAGGTATCTTTTGATTTAATTACATTAGAATCAGAACAGAAGGATTGAAGAGTCCTAAGTGCTTCTTCTGGCCTTTCATTTCCATTCTTTTTAAAATCATCCAGAATAATATTCAAGGTATTCTTAATATCTTCCTTCTCGCTAATATTTTTAGCCTCCTTAATAGTCATAAAGTTATCCCTATCAGCGTCCGTGCCTGCGCCAGCTCCAGCTCCAGCTCCAGCTCCAGCTCCAGCTCCAGCTCCACTGCCAGCTGTCGCGCTATTGCTGTCTATCAGTATATTTTTGTTAGCTTCAGCTATTACAGGGAGATTGAAAGTGTCTTTTTGTACTTCAATAATTTCAATAATTCTGTTAGCTTCTTCTCTTAGAGATTCAATGCTCTTATCTTCTTTTTTAGCTGCATTTGCGATATCAATAAAATTACCGAATACATATGGAATACTAATAGCCCTTGCAATTCTAAAAACTTCCCTACGTTGTATATTTGAAGCACTTGGTATATCCCTAAGTGTAGCAACATTCTTTCTAAGTCTGAAATTATTTAGATTTGATATCGTTGAGAATGAAAGAGAATCATTGATTAACAATAGCGATAAAATAATATACTTTTTCATTTTATATATATATATACTATAATATTTATATATATTATTGATGTCATATGATATCTTTTGACATTAAGACATTTATGTCGTAGGTTTCATATACATCTTTTGTAAGGCTATTTAACATTTTTTCATAATTATCTCCGGATACTTCGTTGCCCGATGGAAATATAGTGCCTTTAATAGTCGTATTTAGCATTTTATCAATTGATAAGGGCTCTGTGTTATTATAGCCTTCGCCAAAGAAACATTCTTTAACACTCTTACCCATCTCCTTGCAAGTTTTTAGAGATTTATACATATCTACCGGCTGCGCTGTATCTTTGTAATATACTTCAAAAGTTTTTTGCGCCCCTTTGTTAGTTTTTGCAGCAGCCACTAAAACATCTGCCAAATCAATTCTTGATATAATGCCGCTTTTTGAAACACCCTGATTAAACTCTACTTCCTTAGGGCCTCTTCTTTCGCCAGGAGATAACATCCCAGGCCTTACGATAGTATAGCTCATATTTGCGGGAACATTTTTATACAATATGCGAACTCTTTCTTCCCCCGTCTGTTTTTTATAACAGCTATCGCAACTTGCAAAACCCCTGTCAATTGTTTCCCCATAATTCTCTTTTCCAAACTGGCACTTGGCGCATATTGAAGATACTATAACCAATCTTTTGACATTCGCTTTAATTGCCTCTTTTGCCACATTAACCAATCCAATATCTTCTACATTACTACTTGGTTCGGCTATTTGAATATTTTTACTGGTATCATTAAGCATCCTATCATATGCTTCAGTCCCGGGTGTCCCAGTAATTTTAACAGCCGGCCTTGAAGCAGCACAATAAATTACAGCATCACAACCATCCAATATACCAACAAGAGATTGTGGATTTACGACATCTACGCCCACGACCTTTTTAATTTTATCCTTGTCTTTGATATTATCTATTACAAGTGTGTTGCTTCTCGCATTATTTCTATCTACAATTTCAACATTTCTCCTTGTAATAGCAATGACATTTATATTTTTATTTAGCAAAGTTCGTACAGTATCCCCGCCAGTATATCCAGAAGCTCCGAATACAGCAACCTTATTTATTACAATATCATCTTTAATATCAGATAGAGCATTTTTGTATCCTAATACATATTTAGGATGAATCACAAGAGGAAAAACAGAATATGGCAATACTTCTATAATATTGCGCCTGCTTATATCATTCATATATCTCATTTTGCAATTATTTATATCTTTAGGACATCTTGTTGCTCTCGGGGATTTCAAAGGACTCTTGAATCCGGATCTTGCCGATCCGATTTTTAAGACACGCAAGAGATAATTATTGGCATTATAAGGGATGAAGGAATCCGTCGATAATATATAGCAAGATGCGAGTATTAAGAGGAATATATTAGATATCATTTATTATTATATATAATTATATTTTTATATAATAACAAATGATGGGTGAGATAACATTAGATAAGTTTTTGTCATTTTGGATAGTATTATATTCATTCGGTTATGTATTAAAAATATTTCCTTATAATCCCATAATATTACTTGGAGTATCTATCGTCGTTTTTGTAGCTGCTGTTATTATAACACTATATTATCATAATAAAAATAGTAATCTATTTTATTATTTTGTTATTAATTTCTTAGCAAAAGTACCATTGTTTATACTAATATACAATAATAATCCTGGGATGAAACACTGCGATATTATATTCTCTGTATTAATAGTTCTAATATATATCCTATATATCAAAGCAGTCGGAGATGATATATTGTGTGTATATAGAGACCTATTGCTCTTTATAATAAACAAGGAAGAAGGAAGAGAAGGACCTTTCTATAAATATTATAACATTATTGTCAGGTAATATATATCTTGTGTATCTATAGAATTATATTTTTAAAAGCCTATACTCTTAACACATATCATTTAATATTTAGTAAATATCATGTCAAAAAAATTCCTATAATCATCGTTGTTATCTATAATCTTTAAATTATATTTAGCAAATGCCGGGTGAACTTTAAATGGAATAAATTTGCCTAATATTTTATTAGTTTCATGCAATGAATAAATTTTTTTTAATAAATTGTCAATATATTTCATATCTTTCCTAATATTTATTCTTAGAAGCTCCAATGTTATAGATTTAGATTTATATACTCTAAGCCCTTTTTTAATTAAATATGATATTTTAATTTCCCAGTAATTAATACCATTTATTTTTATTCTTGATTTATTAAATACTACATCATATCTTGCATTAATAGCACTTGTATAATCATCGTCACTATCATATCTAAAATCTCTTTTACCCAATGTTATTAATATAATATTCTTATCTTCCTCTGCAAATGGCTTTTGTGAAAAAGGGTTTTTAAAAATCTCATTATTATAATGATTTACTTTCCATAACTTATACAAGGCTTTTGCATTAAAAGCATGGCAAAAATTCTTATTATTATCTACATAAGATATTTTTATAACATATCTTAATTTTGACAAAGGCATTTCATCCCATCTATCAAATGTTATAATATCTTCTTCGTTTATCTCATTATTATATCCTCTATTATTTTTCAAATAATCTAAATATACTTCTCTCTCCTTATTTCTCTTAACCCTTATATATGATTTAGATTCTAATGATGAACTATTAGATAGTTTAGAAGTATTATAACTTATATCTATACGCGGATTATTTACTAATATATTATTATGGTCGTCTGCTAATATATGAATTAATTCTATTTTTTCAATAATATTTCCATTTAAAATATTTGAATACATAAAATTTATAATATTTGTTACAAATTTTATTGCGTAATAAGTAAATTTGTTTTCTTCCAAATATTTTTTTAAGGTTTTCTTTGTTATTTTCTCGCTTGTGCTGTTAATAATTGCATTTTTAAATTCATACTTTATAATATTATCATATAATGTAATACATTTATTGCTAAATAAACAATTTTTAAACTTTATTAATTCTTGAAAGCTCATATTTAACGGATCATATGAACGCATTTGCGATTTCAATTCATTATAACAAGTGTCACTTTCATCGTTTTTTATTTCATTAACTATTTCATAAATATCATATTTATCAAGATGTGATCTTATTTTATCTAAATATATATAATAATCTTTATAATTACCATATTTACCTTTTTCTATATGTTTTTTCAATAGCTCTATATTTTCTTCATAATTGCTCGTATATTCATTAAATAATAAGGATTTAAGAATATTATTGTTATATTCTTTTTTATTAAATGGAATATTTAATATTTTTATAATATCCTCTATTTTTACAGGTAATTTTTTAAAAACTTTTATATTTTTCATAGGCAAAGGTTTAATATCACCTAATTTTTTTCTAATAGTTTTTTTTGATTTTTCTGAACTTTTTGAAATATTAGTTGTAGATTTTATTTGTGAAAATTTTGTCATTACTCTATTCTATTATAGTAATATACTATAAATATAAAAAATATAAAAATATATACACCATAACAAATTAGTTTTTTACAAATAGTAATATAATATTCCATCATCATATAGTTTTTTAATAGCGTCATAGAGATTGATTACATCGTATTTGGAATTGTGAGCGTTTTCAATTTCCTTGTCAAAGCAATACCTGTACAGCTCCTTGAGTGATGGATATTTGTATTTTCCGAACTTGTTGATAATCTTGATAATGTTCTTCGTATGTCTCATAGTGCATAGCAATTTCTTTTTGTCAATCTCTTCAATGATATGGAAGAGCTTTCTGCGATACAGTTCGGATTTAATAACAGAGATATCAAATGCGATATTGTGCGCAGTAATGTGGTCGGTTTTCTTGAGGCTTTCGTAAAAAGCGTTGAAGGCTTTGTCAAAATCAATTCCCTCTTTGTCAGATACCTCGTTTGTGATAGAATGGAACTCGCTGTTGTTGATATCAAATCCCTCGCGTTTAATAATGTAATCCTGCAAATCAAGATTGTTATATTGTTTATCTGTGACGATGAAGGACAGCTGTACAATCCTAGCACTGTCATACTTGTTAGAATTGTGGAAGTCAGGATAGTTCCCCCACACCATATCTTTCATATCGGGCAAGCCGTTTGTTTCCGTGTCAATGAAAAGAGCCATTTTTTGTCTTATGTTGGTAAGTGATAATATAATATATATCGCAGTCAATTTTTATATATTAGTTAGTATTTTAGAATAAAAGTATTCCACTAAGGATTCCCATCTATAATTCTTTAAAATATTCTCGCGCCCGTTCTTACCGTGTTTAAGAGCCAGCTCAGGATTATTGAAATATTTCCAGAATCCAAGTGCAAACTCGTGAGGGTCTGTAATTTCCGCCTTACCGCCTATACCATTTGATTTGTTATCTAGATATTGATATATAGTAGATTTAACAGGAATTGAATTGTTTTCGCTCAGATATTCGCGTATTCCCCCGACATAAGAGGACACTTGTGGAATGCCTAAGCCGAGGCATTCAAATACAGTTAGCTCATAACCTCCGCCGTTACAATTATTACAGCCGACATCGCACGAATTATATAATATGTTAATTTCCTTGTCAGACAATTGCTGAGGCATAGGAACTTCAATTATAGTATTTTTAACATAATCTAAGGGAACATCCCTAAACTTAACCTCGTTCTCTAATACATCCCAGAGATTCCAGAAGGCATTAATTTGCGTCCCTATGATTAATTTAACAGGCCTCGTGTTATTCTTATTTTTCTTGATAGTCTCGCGGACATTCACATTATAATGCATTTCTACAAACTCTACCCACGCAATCATCGTGTGATCCCAGCATTTGCGTGGCTGATTCCTATTTAAATTGAGAACCATAAAATCGTCTATGTTATATTTAAAATATGTTCTCGCAATATCTTTAGGAATAGGATAATACATCGTAGTATCAAACCCGTGTGGAAAAACATATATCGGGATGCTCTCTTTAATACCGAGCTTTCTCGCAATATCTCGCCAATACGGAGTAAATGCCACTATACCGTCATAATATGCGTTCAATAGGTCAATATAATCCTTCTTTTGATAAGGATATACCTGATCCATATATGAAATGAGCTTATAATTCTTCTTTTCGTCTCCACATTCTTTTATAATAGTTGAAGTGAGCGCCGTAGTAATCATATTGTCATTAAAAATAATAATAACATCTTGTGGGTTCTTCTTAATAAAATCTCCAATTTCTAACTCGCCAAATCCATTTCTTTTGGGATTTTCGGCAGCCAATACATCATATAATTTAACAGAAGGAGGGATATCATTGCGCAAATCCTTGTCGTTTGTATTATTTACATTTTGAAACCCATAGACGGTCAGCTCAATATCCTCGTATTTCCCCAAATATTTTGAAATATAATATACTACTTTTGAATATCCGTTGCTCGTTCCGATAGGATATGTTCCGCATAACATAACCCTTTTTTTCCCATTGCTGGATTTTTTCCACCATCCGTTATATTCAGGTTCTTTTTTGGTTTCGGCGGCTACCGCATTATCAACAGATTTAGCTTTAATAGTGTCTTCTCCTATAACAGTTGTTGATTTTACAAGGTCGTATATATTTATTGGCATTTAATTATTATTTAATAAATAAATCTTATATAATAGGGTTTTGAATAAAAATAATAAATGTTATAGGATTCTTTTTATTTTGCAATTCCTATCGGGGAGGGCATATCGGGTATATTATAGGGAAATCCTTGATTTTGTGACATAGGCATATTGGGTATTTGCATATTTTGCATAGGCATATTTTGCATAGGCATATTGGGCATAGGCATATTGGGCATTTGCATATTTTGCATAGGCATATTGGGCATAGGCATATTGGGCATTTGCATATTTTGCATATTTTGCATATTTTGTAGGTGTTGAAAATGATGTTGCATATATATGTTATATTTTATATAGGGCTCCAGTACATTTGATGTTTTTGTGCTTCCTATTTGAATCGCCAGTTCGGTTATATAATCACATATTAATATAATAAAGGCGCCAATAAAAACAAATATAAATATATTTATAATCATATTGAATATGTTTTCGGTTTTCTTATTTTCTTTGATACTTTCAAGAAGTTTATTTTCATTCTCATTATTCGTTTGAATAGCAGCTGTCGCTTTTTTTTCGTTTTCAATATTCTTATTATTCTCAAAAGTTGCTTTTCCAAATCCGCCAGGTCCTGTATCGTTAGAGCGTCTTACTTTGTCTAATGTTTCGTTTGCCGCTCTGTTTTCATCATTATTAATCTTGTATTCTATGCTCTTTAAATATTCTAAGGCCTCTTGTGCCTTCTTGCGTTCTTCGGCACTTAAATTGTATTCTGCAGTATTTAATAGATTGACGCCGTTTTTGCTCACATTATTGCTATTAGAATATTCTCCAGTATTATTATTAGTATATGAATTTCTATTATGATTAGGCATATAATTATATACCTTGGTGCCATCATTTGATTTATAACTGACTTCGTCTGTTAAATTATTAATATCAAAATACTGCTCCATATCCTCATCATAAAAAGGCATAATATTATCCTGTCTATTTGTTAAGATATTCCCGCTATTAGTACTTCTATTTTCACCACCATTCCCTATCCCTGCACTTGGAGATGTGCCGCCGTTGCCGCCGTTGCCGCCATTGCCACTGTTGCCACTGTTAGCAGATTCCGCATTGAAGTTTTCTTCTATATATGTTTTCATAGCAGCATCTCGTTCTTTTTTACAATCGCCAGAAATTGGTATATTATATGTTGGCGCTTGTATGGGCGAACAGCTACTGCCCTTTGAATTATAGTTTACAGGTTCTTTATTGGAAGCCACTGAATTATTTTCAATATTATATGGTTGAGAATTATTAGAAGATTGCGATGCAGTTTTCGTAGATTTTTTAGTAGGTTTTAAAGAATCAATATTATATGCTTCTTGAATTGTTGAATATTGCATTTTAATATTTATTATTTTATATTCTCTATTATACAAAAAGGAAAGAAAAAACAAAATATTTATATAATATAATTGTAAAGAAGTCATATGAAAGATTCTGAATATAATAACGAGGTATTATATAATATTTTTAAAGGTCTTATCACAGGGTTTTTGATAGCTTATTTGGTAATACTTGGATTGCGCCCTGCGGCATTATATCCCGATAATATGCTTGATATTATAGATAATCCATGGATATTTATCATACTATTTATCATCAACTTTTATGTAATACAATGGGATTTAACAATTGGTTTATTGCTATTTTTATCAATAATCGCGTTAATTTTAGATATTATAATATTTACAGAAGGTAAAATATTTTATAGCATTGAAGACAATAAAGAGAGCTTCAATGAAAACGCCGGCAATACCAATACATCGCCTGCTACACCAGCTATGCCATCTACTACACCGCTAGTATCTGCAGGTGTCGTGAGCAGCGTAAGCGGAAAGGCGATATCATTGATATTTAATAGATATAAGGATATTAATGATATAATACTGAGCAAGATTAAGGAATATACTGATAAAAATTATAATAAAAAAACATCCGTCAATGTGTATATTCGTTAAATATATGTATTCGGAATATATATATTCTTAATAAAAAATAGATTATAACATAAATAATGGAGCAAGTTGGAGGTATGGGTACATTAGAGCCTCTATCTATATTATTTTTAATCATAGTCCAATTAGGAGGAAGATATCTCAAGATAGATTTGACACCCGCGCAACAGAAGCTAATAAACAACTCTATATTTCAGAGTATCATATTATTTTCTATTATATTAATGTCTACTAAAAGCTTGACAAATAGCATTATAATAATATTTGTAATATATGTATTCATTCACATCCTATTTAATGAACATCATAAATACAACATATTATCCAAAAAATGGCTATACGATGAAAAAATAATTGTTGACGATAAATATAACAAAATAAAGGAAATATATATAAAAAATATAAATGATATAGTAATATAATATAATTATTATGTTTTTATATAATAGTAATTTTTCTGTAAATAAACACATTGATAATGTGTTTAAGTTAATCTATGAAGTTCCCGAGGATTATTCCAGCGTCTCTACAAAGGACAAGGACAATGGCATTGTCAATGATGATGACGAAGACGATAATGATTCAAATGATTCAAATGATTCGTGTGTTGCCTTGGATATGAAAGATTCTACTAATATAAATTCCAATATATATAAAATCTTAGAATGGAATATTAATAAAAATTGGGATATTATTAACGGAAGAAGAAGGAAAATAGAGAGTGCTTATCTATATATAAATGATTTTCCTAGTTATTTGAAGGAAGTTGTTGTAGAAGATGATAATTATATTAGACTGCGTCGTAAACACACTATTGTTAATGATGGTGAAAAATACAAGGTTATCGTAACAAAGAATAAAATAACAAATCTTAAATTAGGTTATTTATATATTATAAAGGCTTTATGTACCTTAAAAATTGTCAAGATACGCGAGAAGGTATCACTTACCTATATAAATGATAGCGAAACACAGATTGATGTTTCTGTAAAAGTGAATATCCCTATTATAATCAATGACGAATTAGAAAAATATCTTAATGTAGTTTTTCAAAGCGTACAGAATAATATTAAAAAAAAGGTTGAATCTTAATATCTACTCGTCAGCCTCTCGTCAGCCTCTTAATTATTTTTATAAATTGCAAATATAATATTGAATTGTCAAAATCATTATATATAAACTCTGTTCTTATAAAATTGCTATCTAATACGATAGGTATTACTTTGATATAAAAGCATTCCCATAATCTATGAGTACTTTGATATAGTCTGCTACATTTAATTCTTCGCCGAACTTAATATATTTAGCTATTTTGTTATAGCATTCAATTATTTTCTCAGGGTTCGTGGTTATATTGAATCAAGATAGTATTATCTATTGACATAGCTGTAAGTAATTTTATTATACATATAATATATAGGAAAATGTTTAATAAGATAATTAAAACTATAAGAGCTAGGCTCTTTTATAATCCAAGAAACCCGGAAAATTTAACACGATTTCAAGAAATCGTGCGTTCAATTGGAGAACAAGGTACTAATCCAGTAGAAGGACAATTTAATCGTTTAACTAAAAAAGGTCTAACTGCTTTAGAATTAGTTATATCAACCAAAGCTAAAAAACTGGAGTTGTCTGAATCAAATTCTGGCTCTTTTTCAAGTAGAAGTAGAAGCCCGGACTCTATTTCAAGTAGAAGTAGAAGTCAGGGCTCTATTTCAAGCATACAGTCAGTATCTTTAAGAGATATAGAATCGAGAAATGATGCTATTATAGAAAAACTAAACTTTCTGACCGTTAAAATATTAATCGCAATTAGTTCGCTCGCGGGCAATACTTTGTATCTTAATAATACCATAATAACCAGTGCAAGTTTTATAAGTATTTTTCAAATAACATTGTTTATATTTTTTAATTGCATTAATAAAATTGAATCTATGAGAGATAATGAATCAATGACCGAAATAGGTGTTGGGCGTATTTTAAGTATAAATTATGATTATAATAATCCTGGTATGATTGGTGGTGCAGGATATGATAAAAAAATTTTATTGAAAACTATAAATTTATTAATAAATGCTAAATCAATTCGATATAGAAATGCAATAATCTATCTTTTTGCTTGTATATTCGTTTTTGTTTTATTGAAGAAATTGAAGAAATATAGCGAGAAATATGATGGTAAAATAAATATATCAGGCGGTAAAGCTAAGAAACCGCGTATGAGAAGAAATGCATAATCATAATAAATTATGTGTATATAATAGAATCTCAAGTTATTCAATAAAAATAATGTCAGCAGATTTTTTCGCACAAGTGATAATGGATCCCACCAACAAAACTTCTCAAAACAGAAAATCAATCAATGGTTCACAAGCTACGCCGGCTACGCGAGTTTCACAAGTTTCACAAGTTTCACAAGTTTCACAAGTTTCACAAGTTTCACAAGCTTTACAAACTTCGCCTGCCGCATCAGCATCCGCGGATAATCTTCGCAATATGGTTAAAAAGTTGCAATGCGATGTAAAAAAATTAGAACTTAACTTGAAATTAGTAGATAGCGATAATATGTCTACAGAAGATTATAATAAATTAAGAGATAAAATTATTTCAATTTGCGGGGATGATAGAAATACCGACAAATTCTTTAAAGATATGGATGTTAAAAGAGGTGTTAATTTATTGAAAAGAGTTGTTACATATCTGCAAATGATAGCGACAGTATGCGGTATACTCAATTTAACAGCAGTCCCTTTTATTATGAGCAGTGTTAAAAAAATGGATGATTATCCCAAGAATGTTTTACTTACAAAATGTTTTAGAACTTTTAATAAATCATATGATATGTTAGCCTCTACTGCAAATGCCTTTAGAATTAATAATTATATAGATATGTTAGGGCTAATAGAGAAAGCGGCTAATGTAGATATGCTCGATGATCCGGTTGAAATTGCAAATCCAGTACAAAGAATGGAAGCTCTTAAAAAAGGTCTATTTGATGTAGTTAATTCATTTAGTACAAATACTGTTAGTGTCGTTAAAAAATTATTACACCCTTTTAAAGAGGAACCTAACAGAGGAGGTCAATATAATTTATTAATAAATAAATGCAATAAGTTATGGAGTATAGTATGTTTATCTCTATGGCTATATATTATATTAATGGAATTGAATAAAAATAATGAGAGTGAAGACCCATTAATAATTATGACGGCTGGCGGTGGTAAGAAATTGCACGCCAAAAGAAACAAAAGAAACAAGAAGTCCAAGTCCAAAAAGTAAGTCTAATAAACCCTAACACCTGAATAAATTTCAAATTTTATAAAAATCTGTATCCTTTAAGAATTTCAAACAGTATTTCTAAGACAGTCCTATATACTTATATTACGGTTGCTTTTTATTTACTAAATTCTTATATTCTATTACAGATATATAAACGCCTTTCCTTTTAACATATTCTTTATTGGAACCACCTATCTTGTATATTGCTCTATTTTTTCCTAAAATTTTCTTTATATAAACCTTTTTATACAATGATATCTTACCACCACATTGACCCTTGTCTTTTATTATATTTAACATATTTACTACAGTAGCTGCACTATTTATTAATGTTTCTGTGATAACATCACCTATTATATTTTTCAAAGCGTACAGAATAATATAAAAAAAAAGGTTGAATCTTAATATCTTCTCGTCAGCCTTTCGTCAGCCTCTCAATTCTTTTTTTATAAATTGCAAATCCAATATTGAATTGTCAAAATCCTTGTATATAAGCTCGGTTCTTATGATATCATCCCAATCTTTTAATATAATCATAGGTAGATTATAGGTATCCTTAACAATTCTTATAAAATTGCTATCTAATACTATAGGTATTACTTTGAGATAAAAACATTCCCATAATCTATGAGTATCTACTCCATTACCATCCGGACATATCGCGAATTTGTATGTAGATAATACGCTGATATAGTCTGCTATATTTAATTCTTCGCCGAACTTAATATATTTAGCTATTTTATTATAGCATTCAATTCTTTTATCTGTATTCGTAGCTATATTGAAATAGAAATATATATCATTAGGTTTATTATTTCCAGATGTATCTCTTAGGGATTCAAGGGATTCAATAGCTTCATGGATTACTTTTAAATTTCCGTGCGACCACTGAGAGTTAGCTATGCCTATTGGCAATAGCCTCATCTTGATATTCTTAAATGTTAGGTTCTGCGAATACCATTTTATTATTTTTGGATTATCGAGCAATTCTTTAAATACACCGCTATATACAATATTTTCATCACTATTGTGCGATACTAAAATGAATGGGTTTGCAAAATATTGAATTTTTGCATTCAATTCACGGAGACTACAAGATTTATAATAAACAATTCGCGGATTATCATAAGTACTGTTAATATTCATTATATTATATGATTTCGGGTGATTTATTGTTATATTAGGGTTTGAATTTAAATCTCCTACAGTTCCTATGAAAACATCGCATAATAACTGTATTTTTTCGCCTGTAATCAAATCCATTTACCTTACTTTTATTATATATAGTAATAATATTTATATATATATATATATATATATATATATATATATATATATATTCATTACATCAGACTCTTGGTTGCCTAATATATATACTTAAATTAACAGAGATGTTCTTGAGACACTGAAAAATTTTATTTTTTGATTTTAAAATTTGAGTACATCTTTCTGTTTTTTCTAAATTTTCAAAAGTTTTTTAGAAATTACAAAATAAATCAAGAGATGTACTCAAATTTTAATTTTCAAATTTTTATAAAAACTTGGTTCCTTTTTAGGACATCTTGTGATATATTGAAAGATATCATTACCCCCTCTATATTTCACCAGCATCTTCGGCATCTTCAACATATTCGGTATAGTCATCCACACTAACCTTGCCTTTTAATAACTCGGTAATTTGAGTAATCTCTGTGTTTTTTTTAGTAATCTCGTCTTGTAATCTCTTATTTTCGTTATATATTTCATTATAATTATTAATCAATGTATCACTATATTTTTGTAATATTGATAGTTGAGTCAGTGTCTCTGTATATATCGCTACTATTTCATTTTTATTAAATAGCTTGATATGCTTGTTATTACAATATCTGCAAAAAGGACAACAGTATTTAATAAATACATGCTTACTTTCTTGATATAACAAAGATGTCCTTGTATTTAATCTATTACAGCAAGAAACACATATTATTTTATTACACTTGTAACAATTCAAATTATCTGTCGCCTTTTCATCGCAACATATTAAACATTCATTCTCTTCTACAGACTTTTTGGCGTTCATTATTTATCTATTATAATATTAAAAACTTATATAAAGATTTAAGAATATATATAGTTGGGTAGCAATACCTGCTGCTATAGCTCAGTTGGTCAGAGCACTCGACTGTTAATCGAGTGGTCGCAGGTTCGAACCCTGCTAGCAGCGATTATTTTTATATTTATTCTTATATTACATTAAGAATGCCATTAAATACAAAATCACAACATACTAAACCTAAGAGAGTATTTAGAATAACTGATGTAAGCCCGACAAGCCCTCCAAAATCTCCTCCTGTTGCTGTATCAATGAAAGTAAGAAAAGTTAGAGTATTTAGAATAACTGATGTAAGCTCGTCAAGCCTACCAAGCGTGTCAAGTATGTCAATCCTTTCAAGTAGGACAAGCCTTTCAAGTCTGTCAAAATCTCCTCCGGCAGCGAGAGCCGTCAGACCTAAGAGAGTATTTAGGATTACTGATGTAAGCCCACCAAGCCCACCAAAATCTCCTCCGGCGGCGAGAGTCGCCCGGCCTAAGAGAGTATTTAGGATTACTGATGTAAGCCCGACAAGCCCGCCAAAATCTCCTCAGGCGGCGAGAGTCGCCCGGCCTAAGAGAGTATTTAGGATTACTGATGTAAGCCCGACAAGCCCACCAAAATCTCCTCCGGCTGCAAGAGCCGTCAGACCTAAGAGAGTATTTAGGATTACTGATGTAAGCCCGACAAGCCCGCCAAAATCTCCTCCGGCAGCGAGAGTCGCCCGGCCTAAGAGAGTATTTAGGATTACTGATGCGTAAATGATAGATTATTTAGAGTATTTTGTACATTTTTATTTTTTAATATTTAATATTTAATTGTAAAAATTGATTATATTATTTAAACATAAGACGAGTTATTTTAACTACTAATATTAAGAGATATGTCAATTTATCCCGAACTATCTTATAACGATCAGAAGGTTGAAATTCAGGAAGTAAAAGGTATTCAATTTAGTGTATTAAGTCCGGATGAAATTATTAAAAGGTCTGTTGTTGAAATTAATAAAACGGATACATATGCTGGAAGTGAGCCTATTATTGGTGGTTTATTTGACTCTCGTATGGGAGTTCTTGAACATAACCGAACCTGTATTACTTGCGAGCAGAAAAACATATTTTGCCCCGGACATTTCGGGCATATTGTTCTAGCAAAACCTGTATTTCACGCGATGTTCTTTGATATTGTAAGAAAGATTTTGAACTGTGTATGTTATAAATGTTCAAAATGTCTCATATCTCCAAATACTCCTCACAAAGATTTTAAGAATGATATCAATAAAATCTTGTCCATCAAGAATAATCAGAAGAGATGGGAGGCATATTATAAGCTCTGTAATACTACAACCAAATTGAAGGTGTGCGGAGATGACGAAGTAGTTGGTTGTGGCGCTATCCGTCCTACAAAAATCAACAAAGAGAACTCTATGAAAATTATTGCTGAATGGAAAGATAAGAAGCTTGAAGATAATGTTCGCCTGGAATTTACCGCCGAAGATATTCTCAAAATATTCAAGCGGATTAGCGAGAAAGATATGGAGATGATGGGGTTCAATCCTAAGTGGAATAGGCCAGAGTGGATGATATGCTCAGTTCTCCCTGTCCCTCCACCCGCTGTAAGACCAAGTATCATTGAAGAGAACGGGCAACGCCGCGAAGATGATTTGACGCATAAATTGAGCGATATTATCAAGGCTAATAATCAGGTTGAAGACAAAATCAAGAAAGGTGCTACCGAAGAGACTGTAAGATATTATACGATTTTATTGCAGTATCATGTATTTACCTTCATCAATAATCAAATGCCAGGATTGGCTCCGGCACAACAGAGGAACGGGCGAAAGTTGAAATCGGTATCTGACAGAATGAAGAAGAAGGAAGGGCGTATTCGTGGTAATTTGAATGGCAAACGCGTAGACCAATCGGCACGCTCTGTAATTACTCCAGACCCTTATATCAGCATAGATGAGCTCGGGGTTCCTATCAAAGTAGCTATCAATATTACATTTCCCGAAATTGTCAATAAATATAATATTGAGCATATGCGTAAATTGATTATGAACGGCTCAGACAATTGGCCTGGCGCCAAGTATATTAAAAAACCGAATACTACAATCAATCTTAAATATTCCAAGGATTTGGAAACAATCGCAAAAGAATTAAAAATCGGCGACACAGTTCATCGCCACTTGTCTAACGGTGATTATGTGCTATTTAACAGACAGCCCTCGTTACACAAGATGTCTATGATGTGTCATAAGGTAGTTATTATGCCTTACCAGACATTTCGCCTAAATGTTCTAGACACTCCGCCATATAACGCAGATTTTGACGGAGACGAGATGAACTTGCATTGCCCGCAAAGTATCCAGACTATGAATGAACTTATGGATATCGCTGCTGTCCCATATATGATTCTTGCACCCCGCGATGGCAAGCCGATTATTGAGGTAGTACAAGATACTCTTGTCGGCTCTTATCGCCTGACAAAGGATTTTACGGAGATTCACGATAAAACTATGGCAAACATTCAAATGGTTAATAGTTATTTCAAAGGAAGCTTGCCGAAACCTAAAAATAAGTATATTTATAATGGGAAGGAGGCGTATTCTCAAATATTACCTCCCGGCCTCTTCATAAATAGAAAAAATAAAAAGGATGAGAAGGTAATTATTAACGACAGTATTTTGGAGAGCGGTAATCTTGACAAAGTGGTATTTCACGGTATTTCAACTGGATTAGTTCCAGTTATCTATCACGATTACGGTCCATTTGAAGTTCGCAAGTTTTTGGATAATACTCAGCGCCTAGTGTGCAGATGGCTACTTACGGCGGGCTTTAGTGTAGGTATCAGCGACCTGGTAACGGATAAAAAGACTGACGAACATCTCAAAAATAAAATTAAGGAAATGCAAACGAAGGCCTACAATAAGCTTGACGAGATTAGAAGAGGCACACACGATAACAATGGTATCTTGAATAACGAGGATTATATTGAGAGAGAACTCATCGGTATCTTGAATGAGACGACGAGCGAAGTAGGAAAAATTGGATTCTCGCAGATTGACGAAAAAACCAACCGTATGATTAATATGGTTAAATCGGGTTCCAAGGGCAAAGAGATTAACATTTCACAGATGATTGTATGCGTAGGACAGCAGAATGTGGATGGCAAGCGCATTACATACGGATTTACAGACAGAACTCTTCCGCATTTTACAAAATATGATGACGGCCCTGAGGCGCGCGGATTTGTTAAAAACAGCTTCATATCTGGCTTAAAACCACACGAAGTATTCTTTCACGCTATGGGTGGTCGCGAGGGTCTTATTGATACTGCTGTAAAAACTTCTGAGACTGGATATATTCAAAGGAGATTAGTCAAAGCTATGGAAGATTCCAAGATTCATTATGATAATACCGTGAGAACTGCAGACGGTACAATTATTCAATATATTTATGGAGAAGATGGAATGGATGGTTGTAAAATTGAGGTTCAGGTAATTGATACTATCTATAAAAATAATATTGAGCTGGATTTTGAATATAATCTTAAAAGCACAGACAATATCAATATCCATATTACCGATGATGCTTTTAAAACTATCACGGCTAATACATATGCCAGGTGCAATGAGCATTTTGATAAGATGATTGAGGATAAACTGTTCTTGATTAAGAAAATCTATAATCGTGATAAAAAGAATGTAATTAATTATCCTATACCATTTAGCCGTATTGTCACGACGGCTCACAATAGAATCAAATCTATTAACATCACGGCTATCAAGACTGATTTAACGCCTGATTATATCTTGGATAACATTGATAATCTCGTAGATAAATTGTATATTAAAAATCGCACACAAGGAATGCGATATCTCCACATTTTGCTTAGACAATATCTAAATCCTAAAAAAATTATATTCCATTATCATTTCACCGTTGAAATATTTGATTGGATTATTTCGCAAATCATAGAGTATTTCAATCAGGCTATCGCGCAACCTGGTGAAATGGTAGGAATTATTGCAGCACAGACAATTGGTGAATTGGGGACACAGATGACTCTTGATTCATTCCATGTTTCTGGTACTGCAGCTGCTGTCAAGGCTACTTCGGGTGTTCCGCGTCTCAAAGAAATCTTGTCGGCTACCAAGAAGACCAAAACACCGACTTTGACGATATATATGAAGAATGATATTTCGTGTGTCATTAATCCTATAAGAAACGAGAGCGGTGATTTCAAGGATGATAGGATTGATATTACCAAGAATCACGCGATGAATATTAAAAACTCTATTGAGATTACGAAATTGTCGGATATTCTAAAATACACAGAGATATACTGGGATAATGGCGAATATTACGAGACGAATATTGAAGAAGACAAGGGTATTATGAATATATACAAGGAGTTTGAAGAGATGAACGGAAACGCCGCGAAGTCCAAGAGCTCTTCTCCTTGGGTTCTCAGGCTGGTATTTGACAAGTTCAAAATGCTCTCTTATAATTTGAAGATGATTGATATTTATACAAAACTGAATACGGCTTATGATAAATATATTGAATGCGTATATAGCGATGATAATGCCGAGGAATGCATATTTCGCATCAAGCTTACTGAAGTTGCTCTAAAAGATGGAGATGAGATTGCTACAATCAAGGCAATTGAGCACAATATCGTACATCAAATATTATTGAAGGGTTATAAGGGTATCAAGAAGGTATCGCTGGACAAGAAGAAATATTATAGATACAACGATGATACGAACAATTTTGATGAAATGCTTGAGTGGGTATTGGATACTGACGGAACTAATTTGATAGAATTATTGTCAAATCCGAATATTGATAGTACTCGTACGATTTCAAATGATATCCGCGAAATATATGATACGCTTGGTATTGAAGCAGCGCGATACGCGTTATATAAAGAGCTGCTAATTGTTACGAACGAGGGTTCTATGAATTACAGGCATATGTCGCTACTCATAGATACTATGACATACAAGGGACAATTGATGTCAATTGACAGGCACGGAATCAACAGAGGAGATATTGGGCCACTCGCCAAATCATCTTTTGAAGAAACCACGGATATGCTTATTAACGCCAGTATTTTCGCGGAATACGACAAGGTAAATGGAGTATCAGCAAATGTTATGTTAGGACAACAGCCTCCTTGCGGTACAGGAGATAGCAAGATATTGATCGATGAAGAGTATATGATAGAGCTATTGAAGGATGTCAAAGATACAAATCATATGCTGACGAGCATAAATGAGGAAGACGCAGGAGACGCAGGCTATCCAGGCGACGCAGGCGAAATGCGCGAGGACTTTAACGAAGACGATCTGCAGATTGAGTTCAATCTCAACAAGGGAATTGAAGGTATGATTAGCAAATGCTATAAATTGCCCGAACAAAAAATAAAATACATTTAATGGCTTGGTGTAGCGTAATGTAGCAGGGCGGGAGTGTATATGTTATTATATGGCGTGAGTTATGGGGGAACTGCTTTTATCAAGTGAGTTCGGGTGTTTCAATATATTTTTTATATCTTCATCGGCTTCATTCAATTCGTTATAGATAATCTTATTATCATCTACAAGTTTTATTAAATAATAGCCTACGAATGTTTTTTCTATTTTTCTATATAAAATAATTATAGGCCGCTTTAATATATCGGTATGATTATTATTATCGCCGGCATTAAAAAACTTGATAGATACTTTTAAATCTTTGCTCCCGGCTCTCTTTGATACTTCAACACCTTTTCCATAATCTACGCGGTGATGTATAACCATAATATTGATATTTAAATTGATAGACATTTGTTTCAAGAATATATCGCCGTAATATTTAATGGCTTTCGTAGATTCTATTATATTCATTATTTTTTTACGCTCATCTGGAGCGCTTTTGTAAAAGTAATCTTCCAAAAATATTCGTGTCGTCTTAAATGTCTTGTTTGTATTATTCACGATATTCATAGTATTTATATATGTATGTTTGAAATGTGGATCCTTAAATAGCATATCTATTTCATTTTTATAATCCAAATCAATATCCGGTGTATTATTTAATAATAGATCCTTATATTCCTTGTAAGTATATTCCACAATATCTTCAAAAGTGATAATATTATTTATACGGTTCTTGTCATAGTTAAGCAGATACTCAAAAAGCTCATATATATTATTATCAGTATAAGTAGAATCTATATAGCGCAACTTAGGCCATATCTTTTTCTTATATTTCGTCCATTTTCTTGTGAGAACTTTTTCAATTCCTTTCCAATTTTCGGGAATATGTTGATATTGATTTTTGTTTTCATTTTGCTTATCGCTATTATCAGGCGACTTAGACTTTCGCAGATTATTTTTTAGCTCATAGAAACCAATATTAGCATTCGCATTCGTGTTAGCATTCGGCAAATAATCCCTGTTATTAGTTATTTTCTCTGGTACTCTGTCGGATACCAGGTACTGCGTGAATATCAAATCATCTCCATCTTCCTTTATATTATTTGAAATATCACTAACATAATTATATTTAGAATAAGCCAAATCATTAGAATACCAATCTTTAATATTTTTCCTCGAATATATATCAATGCCTTCAAGCATTATCTGCAATTCTCTCATCGCTCTTTTATTGCCGTTGCCGCTACCGCTTCCGCTGCTGCCGCTGCCGACATTATTCAATAAGGCTTTTATAATTTCTTTGCGGGATTTTTTAGAAAGGTCATTGTAATATTTGTCATCAAATCTCGCATCAAGCAATTTATCATAGATGCGTTTTCTCATATCTTGCCATCTTTTCTCTTCCTTTGAATATTTACCAGTATCATTGTATTTATTCAATATATTGCTGATAATTCCACGGTTCCTACTATAAGCCTCGTCCTTAAATAGTAAATTGCTGTCTATCATAAATTTGTTTTCCTTAGCTATCTCTCCTATATCAACGGCTATATCTATTTTTTCAAACTTTTTAACAATTTTAGAATGGAGACTTTTCCTTATAAAAATCTTGAAGTTATTACCGTCAATATCCTCGCTAAATAGAACATCTTTAATATTCAGGCGTTTAATGATTAAATCAAGCATAATTATTGAAAGTTTTTCGAACTTAATAATACATAACGCTGTATTATCTTTTTTCAATATTATTCTATTGATAGAGAGGTCATTGTTGATTATCAAGGTTCTATATATTTGATTTTTGTAATCACTGTCTTTCTGTCCGTTTGTTTCCTCTATAATTATCTTCCTGATAGTTTTCATATTTTCTAAATTGCGATAGAAGTTATTATTGGCATCGTTTATATTCGCTGAACATTTATTTAATATTTTAACTATATTTTTATGATTATCAAGATAAAAAAATCGGCCCTCCTTTTTATTCAGGGATTTTGATATTATAGGTTCATAATAGGCAACCTCGTTATCCTTTGCTTTATTTTCGGAAGAAGTCATTAACATAATGACTTTCGTTTTTTTCCCGAGATATAAAAGCAGGTCATTTATTGAGGAATACCGAGGACATACAATGCTCACATCACTATGTGGTAGCCCAATCTCTACATCCCATAAGACGATTAGCTTATTATATATGATTGCAACTAATGTATATAAATAATGGATAACATTTCCAGAGGGATTCTCTTCTGACTTTAAATAATTAATGAACTTTTTATAAGATTTATATATACATAATAATCTGGATTTTTGATAAAGGGATTTCTCACTATTATCCTCAATATCTGGAACATTAATTGCATTGGATACATTAGCATATTTAACTAACTCTGCATATAACTCTTTATTTAATTCAGGTATAACCGGTTCTATGTCAGAAAAATCCTTGAATACATTCCCATTTTCAAGCGACAAAAACTTCAAGATATCCAGATTATCTTCTATATTCTTTATAAACTCATCCTTGGTAATTTCTAATAAATAAGCGATTGAATTGATAATATTAGCAGAATTATTCAAGCCTTTTCTTAATACACAGCTATGTTTATTAATGTTATTATTTGATAAACAGTTTTTCGTATAATCCTTGTAATCATCAAATAATATATAATACAGCTCTTTTTGTATTCCTCCAAAGCGATTTTTAGGAACAGGTATTTTATTCATAATATAATTCTTATCATTCTCATTGCTCCCATCGCCAGAAGTTCCTTGTGTTTCCGGGATATCATTAGCTTCCGGGATGACAGGGACATCCTCGTTTTCTTCCTGAATCTCTTCTATCTCTTTATCGCCCTTTTTCTTCTTCTTATCATCGGCCTTTTTCTTCTTTTCTAAATCTTTAATTGCTTTTTTAGATGGCGGTTTAGCAGTCTTTTTGCTATCAACTAACTTGGCAGTTTTTTCGGGATTTCTTTTGCCACAACAAGGAATCTCAATATCTCCTTTAAGTAAATAAACATATCGTGATTTATTTTCATTTTTCATATTTGCGTTCATCATAATGGGTTTCTCATTTTCTTCTGGACATTTAAGAGATTCGGTGCCTGGAGCTTCATCAAGTGGGATATTACTTATAGGGCACCATATGCGCGGGCAAGTATAAAAGTTCTTGTTATCTTCGCTACTTCCATATTCAATATAGTTATCAAAAACCTTCTTATCGTACGGGTTGTATCCCTTGGCTTTTAACATTTCAATCTCTTCTTTTTTTAGAACAAGCGGCTGATACTCCTTCTGGCATTTTCTCGCAGGATTTTTGCCTTTTCCGCGATCTTTATAAAGCTCTTTATCTGCATTATTTAATTTATTTATCAAATAATTGTTATCATTTTTGCTATTCTTATCATCACCGCCACCAGAAGTTCTATTATTAAAGTTCTCATTATTAAATTCTTCTTCGTCAAACTTAAAACTATCACTTGATTTTGAAGATGATTTTTTGGACGAAGATGATTTTGAAGAGGATTTCTTAGGTGAAGAGTGTTTTTTGGGTTCAGGTAAAACAATCTTTGCGATTATTTTTTTCTTAGCGCCGGGCGCAGGTTTCCTTTCATTTCTGATATCTTCAATAATGCGCGTGAGCCAATATTTTAAATTATCTAACTCTACGAAAGAACATGTCTTTTTAATATCTACATAGAAATCTATATTATTATTGTATTCCTTTATTATTATAATGGTCTCTTCTTTTTCACTTATATCAGTATTATTCGGCTTTATATTCTGTATTTCGGCTTTTTTATTAATAACGCCCTTTATATAGTTTATCGTGGTATTTATCCCCATATCTTTTAGCACTGCTAAGATTTCTTCTAGTGTAGATTCCTGTATTTCGCTTCTATTTATTATAAAATTGTCTAAATCAAAGCCTATAGAATTGCCAGCGATTCTCTTGTATTTAAAAACTCCCTTAGATTTTTTCTTATTAAGCACAAAATCCTCAAATATTTTCGCGTATGTTCCTATTTTTTTAATTAATTTGTTATATTCTAAAATGTCAATTGAATAGTTTATTCGGAGATTAATATCTATCTCTTTGAAAACGGCATTTATATTGAACTTCTTTAAATATCTGACAATATCGTCCTTAATATGTATTATATTGCTCTTATTCTCGCCATTATCTATGTCATACTTAAAAGCCAATTTGAAAATACCGTCTTTAAATATTGACAATTTTATATTCTTGTTCTTGTAATAAAGGTTTATAACAGATATATCCTTGCTTTCTTTTTTGGCGGCATTGAGTTTAAACTTGTAATCTAAATATTTCTTTTCAAGTGTGTGGTGTTTATATAATTTATATATTGCATTATTATTATTCGCAAATTGTATCAACTGGATTTCTTCGTCTGTTTTAAGTTTATCAAACAATACAATAAGCGGCTCCATATTTTCCATTCTATACTCAAATATAACCTCGTTATAATATTCGTTCTGTTCTACCACTTTCAATACCTGAAGATTATAGAGCCTGACAATAGATTCTTCGTCTTTGATAAGTTTGGCTATGGCTTCAATACTGACATCTTCATTTTTATTAAAATAATATTTATTTTCATAATCAAAATCATTACGAAAAACTATATTGATTAAATCGTTATTAAATAATTCATCATTATCATTATTGGTGTACTCTATAGATTCTTCAAGTTTCTTTGATGTCCTATCCTTAGATTTTAAGGGATTAACATCATAACCCTTCCAATAAATCTCTTTAATATCAAAAAGCAAGGGTTTCCCTAAAGTTTCATCCCAGCAATAATAAGGAAATCTTAGTGGCTGCTGCGAATTCTTATTATTTTCATAATTATATATATGATATGCTATCTTATTTAAAGCGTCTTTTATATTATTATCCTGAAATATATATTCATTTATCACGATATCATCAGGCTTATATTTATTGCCTATATTGCCTGTATTATTATCAAATACATATGTGATATACTTATTTTCAGATATCCACCTTTTGACAATAATAGGCTTTAATAATTCCATTATATATCTAATCTATTAAGAAGAAAAACATATTATTTTAATATATTAATATAGAAGAATATAAATTATGAATTCATCATTATTAATAAATGATTTAATAAATGTCTTAGAAGGTGCTAATAAGCAAAATGCAATGACTAAAGACGAAATTTTAAATTCTAAATTAGAAAACAATCCTATAATAAAGAATTTAGGAAATATTCTAAATAAAAGCTTTGAAGATTTTATAATAGATAATAATGAATTAACAAAAAATCTAAACGATGCCGTAAAAACAAGAGAAGAGCAAGATAAAATAACCTCACCAGATACACCGACAGTAGATAAGCCTGCTACTTCTGATAAGCCTGCTACTTCTGATAAGCCTGCTACTTCTGATAAGCCTGCTACTCCTGATAAGCCTGCTACTCCTGATAAGCCTGAAAAAAAGGATGATGAAGATGAAGATGATGAAGATGAAGGTATAATGGGAAAATTTAAATGGGTATTGATAGGTATAGGAATATTTGTATTTCTAATTATATGCGGTGGGTTAATATATTATTATTATTCTTCTTCTCCTGCAGAACCAGAAATTAATGTGTTAAATAATAATCCTGCATATCAATATAATCAAGAGCCTTATGTAAGGTCAGCTCCAACACCTGAAGCATTACCTGCTCAATCTTCACTCTTCTCTTTCTCAGCACATCCGCAAGCTCCACCTGTCCAGCAAGCTCCACCTGTCGATCAAGAATATTCTTATATGATGCCTTTTTCATTTTCTCAAAATTCTAAAGAACAAATTGATAATTTGCAAGATACGGTAAGGGGAAGTGTTAAAAAAATATCTGTCAAAGAAGAGCCTGTTATACAAGAGCCTGCGAAAGAAGAGGCTGTTATACAAGAGCCTGCGAAAGAAGAGGCTGTTATACAAGAGCCCGCTAAAGAAGAGCCTGTTATACAAAAGCCTGCGAAAGAAGAGGCTGTTATACAAAAGCCTGCGAAAGAAGAGGCTGTAAATGAAGATGAAGATACAGGCAGTAGCAGTGATAGCGAATCAGAAGAAAAAAATGAAAAGGTTGAAGAAAAAAGCAGTAGCGAAAGCAGCAGCGATAATAGCGATGACGAATCAGAAGAAAAAAATGAAAAGGCTGAAGATACAAGCGGTAAAGATAGCAAATCAAAAAAAAAAGATAATGAGGAAGATAATAAAATTATAGGGGGCTATAGAGGGAGCGGGAGGGGAAGAGGTCGCGGAAGAGGTAATGGTCGGGTACGAGAGGGAGCGAGAAATAATGCAAAAAATAAAGATACAGGATTTAATTATATTATAAATAAAATATTTAATAGTGTAAAATAAAGACAATGATTATGAATAATAATATAATATATTATGTCTGAATATATATATTATATAGAATCCTATTAATATCCCTGCAATTATTAATATTAAAAACATAAATGAGTTTGATATTAAATAGTATAATATATATAATATTACAATTAAAAATGGATAATAGCTATTAGCATTTTCTATTAATGAAAAAATAATGTTCATTATATTCTATAATTTTAATGATATTTTAAATTACCAACTGTTTTAAGTGCCCTACGCGTATATCTGTGTTAATCATAATTTGATAACCAGCTTTGATGATATTTTTTGAAAACGCAACATCCTCGCTACATATATCTCGGATTACCTTTCCATCATCTGCTATAATTATATTTAATTCGGCGTCAAAATATGGATATTGCATTTTATCAAAAACCTCTTTTTTAACTGCCATAAATCCCATTCCAGTATAAGCGACTGGATAATATTTGAATGAAGTCTCTTTTTTCCATACATCAATTTCTTCTGGAGTACTAAACTTAAATGTTCCATTTTCTTTGAAATAATTAATGTCCCAATCTTTAACAAAAGCATAATTTGTCAAGTCGGCCATTCTATACATACCCGCGACAACAGGATGATGTTCGGCAGATTCAATCAATTCAATAACTTGTTCGGGTGTAAATATAATGTCACTGTCAATCGTAACCCACAAATCAAAATCTTCATTATTGAAAGGCTTTTGAGCATCTCCTCTTAGCGTATCCAATCCAAGCGTTTTCATTCTTACAAAAGAAACATATGAACCTGTTGCTGGAGAAATCAATATATCATATTTGCGCATATCCATAACCTTGCTAATTGTAGAAGTCCAAGAAATTAAAAACTTAGAACTAAAATTATCCCCAGGTAAAGCAAAGATAATGCGCTTCAATTTTTCTGGCGCCCCATTATTACCTGTCGGTCTTGTCGGTTCGGTTGTTGCAATAACAGTAGGCTCTTGTACCTCAGCAATTGATACTTGGGTATCTGTGACAGATTCGCTTGCTTCGTTCATTATATTTAATATTTGATATTAATTCTTATATCATTTTACAAGGAGATTATAAATGTATATAAAATATATTTGCATATTATAATATAATATATGTATAATGTCTAATGATTATTATAATTATGATAGTGTAATTTATAATATTGAGTTAGATAATGAGTCGCCTCGGTGTGTTCAGCCTGCCAAAATAAAGAAACAGTTAAAACCGCATCAATTAGCTTGCTTATATAAGGCGATTATGATGGAAAATCATAGAAAAATTAGATATATAACGGGTGAAGAAATAGAGTCTAATATAGGTATTTTGGGAGATATCGTGGGATATGGCAAAACGCTAATAGCATTGTCTATAGTAGCTCATAATAATCTTGACAATATATGGGTTAATAATGAGAAAATTATTAGTTATCATAGTTCCAAGGCTTATAATTATTTTAAATTAAGTTCTAAGAATAAAAATATAGCAGCTTTAAATAAAATTATTAATTCTACATTAATTGTAGTTCCTCGTGGCCCCGTATACGTCCAATGGGAACGAACATTGCGCGAGAGTACCAATTTGAAATATCTGGCTATTGAAAATCTTAATTTTATAAATAAGAATATGCCAAAATACGATACAGACTACGATGAAATTATCAACTATTTCAATCAATATGATGTAATTCTTATTAAAAACACTACACTGTCTATATTATTCAAATATTATGACCCTCATTATTTCTCATTATACAAGGATCAAAAGCATTCTTCGTATATCTATAAATGGAAGCGCGTAATCGTAGATGAATGCCACGATATTATTAATAAAATAGAGGGGCTTTCCTATTTATATATTTGGTTAATTAGCGGAACCTATTTAAATATATGTGACCGCGTTTATTCATCATCCATATCATTACATCATAATATGAAGGAGTTTATTAAAGAGGAATATCTGAACTTTATGCTCGTCAAGTGTAATAAGGAGTTTGTTAAAGAGAGCTTTGATATCCCTCCAATCGTAGAGACATTTTATTTGTGTAAGATGTCAAAATATTTGAAGGTAATTAAAAATTACATTAGCCAGAATGTGCTTGAAAAAATAAATGCGAACGATATTTCGGGGGCTATCAAAGAACTTGGAGGTAAAAATGAAACTGAGACAGGAATAGCCAATTTGATATGCGCAGATATGAACAAGGCTATTCAGAATAAATATAAAGAGAAGGATTATATTACTTTATTGGATATAGCAGACGATGTAAAAGCTAATAAATTGAAGATGATAGAGCAAGAGCTAATCAATTTGAATGAAAAACTGAAAGATTTGACGGAGAGGATATCAGAGATTGAAAATAAAACATGTGCAATTTGTTTGGATAATATAACGCACCCTATAATTTTGGATTGTACTCACATATTTTGTGGTAGTTGCATTATTAATTTATTAAATAACAGGGGAATGACCGGAGATAATATCAAGAGGTGCCCTAATTGTCGCAAAGAAATAACTAGTACTGACAATTTGACAGCAATTGTTCCAGATAAAAAAGAGGAGGCTGTAAAATTATCAAACAAAGATTCTATTGGAAAAGGCATATTGAGCAAAGAGGATACCTTGATTGAATTGATATTGAATAACCGAGCAGGCAAGTTCATTGTATTCAGTCGCGTAGATGCTGCATTCTCTAAAATTACTGAAATACTTACGACTAACAATATAACACACGCATGTCTCAAGGGTAATACTAACCAGATGATGAATATCCTTAACAACTTTAAATATGGAAATACTAATGTTATTTTGCTTACTACACAATATGCTGGTTCGGGCATTGATATTAGTGTTGCCACAGATGTAATAATATTACACTCAATGGACGCTGATAAACAGCAAGCTATTGGAAGAGCCCAGCGTGTTGGAAGAATAGCCCCACTCAAAGTACACAATCTATGTTATGAACACGAACTGAACCAGAATGAAAATCTTGTTATTAATAATTAGATATCATATATCATATATCATATATCATATATCACTTTGGTATAACAAATGTAATAAAAATTGATATTGTTTATATATTAAATATAATATATATAACAGATATAACATAGTATATAATATACTATTAACAATATCAATTTGTAAAATGCCCGATGATAGAAATGCACTGAATGACTCAAATATAACTGGAATGAATGCGGGCAGCCCTGTCAACCCTGGCAACCCTGGCAACCAGTGTCATCTTAATAAAAGAATACCGAGGTATAAGATGGGAGATGATAATGTTATTAAGATATCTAATGATAAGCAAAAGTATTATTTGAATATTGCTGCTAAAATTGCCTCAAAATCGCCGGTTTATACGCACAAACACGGTGCTATAATAGTATATAAAGATATTATAATTTCATCGGGATACAATTTTTATATAAAGGGAAATAGTATGCACGCCGAAATATCTGCAATATCAAAAATAAACAAGAAGTACAAGGGGATTCTTAATGAATGCGATATCTATGTCGTAAGAATAGGTCCTAATAGCTTAGATAATCCTCTGAAATATTCACGGCCTTGCTTGGATTGCGAGAATACAATTATAAAATACAATATTAAAAATGTCTATTATTCAACATCTTGCGAATATGATATAGTACACGGTGCTATTCATAATAAAAATAAATGCAAATGCTTCTTATAATTTGATGAAGTATGAATTTACGAACATACAAAGTATAGAGTTATAGAGTAAGAGATACTTTGGGGATAATTCTCTTAATATTCTTTTTTACTACTGTTTCGCGTTCGTCTTCAAATATTTTTTTAAGCAATTCTTCGCCAGAAAGCTCATTATATTTAATTATTTTTGTTTTAATATCATTCATTTTGATAGGAACTTTGCATTCTTTAACGTTTGTTTTAATTCTCCCATGTTGTGTATTAAGGTCATTGTATTTATAATTAAACATAAATTCCTCTATTTTATTATTTAAAACTCGCTGGTAATTCTTGCGCTCTTTCATAGCAATACTTAGTTTTCTAATCTGGTCATCGTATTTAAACCAATCATTCACGAGATTTTTAAAAGTTTCCAATTCTTCGGGCGTAGGCTCGTTGCTATTATTGTTAATAATATCATCTACAATATTCAAATTATCCATTATATATTATAATTGTATATTATCCTTAAATTATTTTTTTGCGCCTTTTGCAGGTATTACTTTGGGCTTGACGATAGGCGTAATGAACTTTATCAAATCAGTCAATTCTCTGTTTCCATTGTATTCGCTCTTTTTACCACGCGAATACTTAATTATCGTAGGATATCCGTCAATATTCTTCTTGTATTTTACAGGAAGATGATCGAAGTTATTTGCCTCCACATTTACTATAGTTATATCTTTTTTATTTTTTATGCTATCACACAGTTTATTCCAAGTAGGTTTCAATTGAATGCAATGGCCGCACATATCCGAGTAATATAATATAACTACATTCTCGCTTGAAATTATAACATCATTAACATCTTTTTTATTGTGAAGATTCAAATAATAGAACATCAAAAATCAAATCTTCTATTTATATACATTATTATTTTATCTATCTTAATATAAATAGAATTATGAATAATTATTACGAAGTTATAAAGGACGGAGTCCAAGAGGCGCCGAAGGAATATAATATGAAGGAATTGAGTTCAAAAATATCCTGTGAGAATATGTCATTATTATCAAAAAAATATACTGATAGTCAGAGATTACTATTTGACGCGAATATTAATATGGAATTGTGTCATAGCCACCAATATTATTTTGATAATTTGGATGATATAAAAGGCAGGGAGAACGGACTTTTATCTGGAATGTCTGTTGGCAAAAAGAGTTGCATTTATAAGAAGCCCTTTTATAACGAGGGCGATTGGACTTTTCAATATGGCATAAGTGATACTTTTAAAAACCAATTGAACTCTTTTGAACTGTTTGATTATCAATCCAAGGCAAAAACCGCAAAAAACTTCAAAAAAGAATGTCCAGTTGATATTAATTTTAAATCCCTAGGAGAATGCGACAAAGGCCCCTTCTCAACCTATGTCAATACCTTCACAAACGACCATGACAACTGTGTCTAAAATTGCGACAGAGGAGCGAATCGCAGACGAATATAAAAATTGATTGGATAATAATACATTTATATTATTATAAGAGACTATGTTTTATGTTGATGTGAATCCTGAGAATATTCTCAAGCTTAATATTGCAAATCACAAAAAACTCAAAAATATAACCAAGGTTATTATTGCAAAAATGAAGCTTAATGATGAATCATCTAACGAAGACTATTTTAAATTGAAAAATATCATTGCAATGTATGTAAATGAAGAGATTAAAATAATGCATGAGCGCGATATTAATGATATAATTGGTGATTACGGATTTGATAATGCCGTATATTGTTATAACAAAAATTATAGGATATTGGATAATATAACTGTGCGAATGCTTGTATATAATATTATCCACAATACTTATATTATGATAATTGATAAGGAAAGGAAAGATGCTGTCGGTAAGATTCAGAGCTATATTGTTGCAGAAAAAATTAGAAAGAAATATAACAAAAAGGTCAATATAAAGCGCGAGAGTGATTACTTGATTGATAAAGTTAATAATGAGATTAAATGCGATGATGCGAAGCTAATATTGAATACGATAATTAATAAGTTCGTCGTTAGAACTATTAAAGCGATTGATAAAACATAGTATCGCGATAATCTTCTATAAACATTCTAATAATTCTATATTTATCTGTGCTTATTTTTTTGCCCATATCAGTATTTATGTTATTCATCAAGATATTTGTGCGATTTTCTATGTTATCAATGATACTGCTTATATTACTCTGTTTATTTACAATCCCGTATGTGAAATATCTGGATATTCCTATTGCTCCTAGCGAATCTATGCGATCTGCATCTCTTACGCAATCCAATTCAATAGATTTATATGAAGACGAAGTCTTTGCCAATTCATGAGACAAGCTTACATTACAAGCAATATCTATAATATTTTCTAATATACTTTTGTCATCTATTAAATTATTAAAGAAGCCCCTCAATACATTTTCTTGCGTGTCCTCATTATTATTACTATATTTGCTATCATTTATATCGTGCGTCAGCGCTGCCAATTGAATTATAAATATTTGTTCTTCATTTAGATTTTCTGATATTGCCAGAGTCGTAGCTATATTTTTAACTCTCATTGCGTGGTCAAAACTATGCGAATCATCATATTTTTTCATATAATCTTTGGCAAAATCCTCTGTAAGAATAATAATTTCTTCATTAGTTAAAGCAATTCCCACAGGTTCTATAAGTCCATATGAATCCATATTATAAATCGTATATAATATTATAAATCCTATCACTTTTTATTTATTTTTGTTATTTTTCTAATCAAGTTAAAATCGTGTTCATTAAGTATTAATTGGATGCACCCTAATAGTTCGAGAAGTTAGAGATGTATTCAATAATTTTTTTGATATTTTACTTAGACTTCTATCTTCTCTAGCATTACCTATTATTTTATCTCTCCTTTGTATTTGCTCTTTTTTTATTGCTTCTATTTCGGCTTTTAATGATTTCCTTGATTCGTCTATTTTTTGTTTTATTATTTCTGGATTTTGTATATATTTTTTAGTTATATAATACTCTTCCATTGCTTGTTTATCTTTCGCAAGTCTTATTCTTCTTGCAATTTCTTCATTTAATTCTTTAACTAGTAATCTTTTTTTTTCATTTATATCATCGTTAGTACTTGTTTCTGTTTCTGATTGTATTGAAGATACCTTTGTTCTTTGTCTTGAAAAAGCGCCTCCGCCGCCATTTTTCGAGAGGTTTGCAGAAGTGTCGTTTGATATGTTGTATATGTATAGGGCAAAATTGAAAAATACGAGGGTTATTATGCTGACGCGTAAATAAAAATACCAGTCATATTTTATGTCATCATCTTTGCTATATACATCTTTCTTTTTCAATAAAAAATATACTATAAATATTAAGAAAAGAGCTTCAAATAATAGAAAAATATAGATATTGAAATTGCACCTGATATCATTAATAACAATAGACATTAATAACGTATTAAGAATAGATAGTATTAAACATATGTATGTTAGTAATTCATCGTTTCCAATTAGCTTATCTAATGAATTATTCATAAGCTAACCTCTATAATATATAAATATATTATTATATATATTATCATATATGAATAATAAACTTACGATTATTGTTGATATTCGCGAGGACTCTTTGTATAATGATATATTTGACAGAGATTTAGATATTTACAAGGATAAAATAGAAATTACAAAAGAAACATTAGATATTGGAGATATTCATATTAAATATAATGATATTCTATATATATTTGAAAGAAAAACTGTCAAAGATCTTATATCGTCTATACATGATGGAAGATATAGAGAACAGAAGGTGCGAATGTTATCATGTTATTCTAAATATCAATTATCATATATTATTGAAGAAGATGATGTTATATCTTCTAAAATATATTCAAATAAATCAATTATTCAAGGTGCTTATATAAATACTATGTTTCGTGATAATATCAGGGTTTTATTTACAAAAAAAATTAGCGAAACAGCCACATTATTGTTATCAATAGCAGTTAAAATAATAGAAAATCCTAAAAAGTTTATTTATGTTCATAGCAATGAAAATGAAACATTATGTTATACAGACCATATTAAGCTTAAAAAAAAGAAAATAGATAATATAGACGAGGATACCTGCTATATTATGCAGTTATCACAGATTCCTCATATTTCAAATATAATAGCAAAGAATATTGCCAAGATATATCCCACGATGCCCAATTTAATCACGAGTTTAATTGACAATGACAATAAAATTAAGGAGTTGTGCAAGATAGATGGCGTAGGCAAGGAGAAAGCGGCTACGATTGTTAAGTATTTATTTGGAGACAAACGAGAATAGCTTGTAATCGGCAATAATATCGCCAAATATCCTGATATTATTAATAATTTTCAGCTCCCCTATGTTTTGGCTATTGAATATATCACTCAATATATTAGTTTCCATAGATGCCTCATTTTCCTTATAATACACGAGAGCTGTATAATATTCTATAATAAACTTCTTATTATTCAGTGTAATAATATATTTATAATTTTTATCATAATTAATTACCTTATTTATAATATAAATTGCTTCCCTATTCTTATCCCTACAATTATCTTTTTCATATTGCCATATTTTGCTCGTCCCATCGCTAATATATGCAGAAGACCCTATAACACCTGTCTTGGCATTTTTAGTAATTTTAATATCTACCTTCAATGTTCCCGTCTCAATATTTTTATCAGTTTTTTTCAATTTCTCCTTCTCTGTCTTAATAATCTCGTTCCCAACGGCGATGGCCTCAGGTTCGCCAGATACTGCTGTCTTAGTTGAGCGAGATTTTGCTGATTTTCTAATTTTAGGTTCTTTCGGCTCGCTCAATACATTGATGTATTTGTCAAATAATAGCTCTTTGACAGCCAATAATTTCAGATTATCTAATCTGTTTTTTCGGCGCATCATATCCTGATACATAGGTTTAGTTTGTAAATCATTATCAACTTTCTGCCAATACTCTTCATCCTTATCATATCCTGGCAACAGTTCAATACATAGGGCATATAATTGCAGAATTGGTTTCATAATTTGATTTGTAATATAGTGGAGATAGTCGGGAGTCAAATTATTCTCCACGATATATTCTGGGTTTTCTATCCTGTCTCCCTGGAGAGAATTAGGATTATTAGTTTTTATATATACAAATGGGATGCGTTCATTGACACAGGGGCGATTTCCCGGGTCTCGCGCTCCTATTCTATCCGCCAAAACCTTATGAGCAATTTTTGAAGGGTCTTTGTAAGATGCTTTGATGCTCTTAGTAATAACGAGTTCCTGAATTGATGTTTTGCCCTCTACGAGATCCTTGAGTTCTTCATTTAGAAACTCTATAGAAGCAGCCAAATCCTGTTTTTTCAATATGATATCAATAACGCCTCCATATACTTTCTTGACAATATGCGCATTATCTCGCCTTTTCAATACAATACCCATAGATTTCTGTTTATAGCTATTAACATCCGTTTCATACAGGTTCCCGACATATCGCTTTTTACTTAGCAATATAAACGGATACAGCGATTTTTCATAATTCAATTTCTGCGGCTTAGGCATTATTTTTGCAATCTCCTTTTCTACTATTTTTCCCATCTTAATCGCATAAGGCAACGCGTCCTTTCCCAATACTATATTACCCTCCTCATCCTTCAAAGGAAACTTGCAAAAGATAGAATCAGTATCTCCATAAATAACATCAGCACCATAATTATCCTCAACGAATTTTTTAGCCAACATAATCATTTCTCTCCCGGTCGCCGTAGTGCAGGCTGCTATTTCTTTCAAATATATAGATGATGTTCTGGCGCCAATTTGGCCGTATAGCGAGTTTGCCGTGATTTTATAGGCAATCTGTCGCGAATCTAATACATCCTGCTCAAAGCTATTATAGGTATCTTCAATGGATAAGACAGTATCTTTTTGAATATTGTAATTTTCTCCAGTATCAATATTCAGTATATTATAGATATCGCCTTTGTCCGTACAAAATCCCGTATATATATTTTTGCCATCCTTGATTGTCTTATATTCTATTTTTTTCCTCGTATTTTTGCGCTCAATCAAAAGCATATCCAAGATATCTGCTATGATTCCCTTGCGCCCGTCCTTGTATTGTACGAAGGTACATTCTTTTTCACCTACTTTTTTCTTCTTATCTCCCTTTCCTTCATATATATCATAATATATATTCTTGTATTCTATGTTAGGGTCGGCAACCCTATATTTCTCGTCCATCAAATAGCAATCGTGAGACAGATTATTTGAAATCATAGACGAAGGATATAGAGAGCCGTAATCAAATACTACAATCGGGTCATTTAAATATATCGCTTCTTTCGGGTCTAAGACAACGGCGCCTTCATAGCCGTCTTCCATATCTATAACATCATTGTCATACGATTTAATCGTGGGAATCAACGAGTTCTTTTCCATACATTGCTTGGCGATTAGAGAGAAAATCTTTATTCCCTGTCCTCTGCGGAATAGGAAATTGAGAGGAACTAAGCATACATTTCCCATCCCAATATTATTCTCCATAATTTTTAATTTATGAATTAGCCTATTGACGAGACAGCAATCTTGAATACAATACCTGGCTATCTCGCATCTGTCCTTAGAATCGCCCTTAAATTTGGCGAATATTTCTTGTGGCTTCAAATCATTCTTATTATCCCCGAGAAATATTGAGGCGACATTATCCAATTTATAACTATCCAATTTCTGTTCTCTCTGCATAACCTTGAGCAAATCAATTAATACGACACCGTCCATATCAATATATCTGAGGATATTATCTCCCATCGCCGAAGAAGATAATTTTTGTTCAACCAGAGATGTTTTGCGGGTTATCAATCTCCCCCAGCCTATACTGTATTCTTCCAATATCCCAAGCTCCTTAGCTCTATCCCATATATAGGGCATATCAAAACCGAATATATTATAGCCTACTACAATATCCGAGTTCAACTCATTCATCAGCTCTTTCCATTTTATCAACAATTCCTTTTCCGTATTACACGCAATAACATCGCAATCCTCAATTAAATCGCAAGTATCCAATGTAATGATATTTTTATAAACAATCTTATCAGAACCGTATATATGCGTAGTGGTTCCTATTTGAATAATTTTGTCGCCTTCAAGAGGAACCAATAGCATATCTAATATTTTTGCCAGCTTCGTCTCTTCTTCATTCAATTGGGCTATCGTCATATTTACATCATTATCTTCTTCGGCCTCTCCGCTGTCGCCACCGCCATCGCCGTCATCATCATCAGCAGATTTAGCAACAGATGCCGATATTTTATCTAGAATTGATATTATATCTTCCATTCTATCTGCAAGAAGCTCGGGAATGCTATTAATATAATTGGTGTGAAGCTTCTTCTTAGCATATACCCGATTTATTTTTAGGTCAATTGCTTCATCAATTATAATATCCTTTATATAGATGTTTTTTAACCAGCTAATTATAAAATCACTAGTGTATTCGTATCCGGCTTTTGCGACCAATGCCAAATCTTGCGCGACCTTGCTATAATTCTTTATGGCGACTGGAAAATCTCCGTGGCTACTGGAACATTCAATATCAAAAGATGTTATGAGAATAGGTGCAATTTTATTGATATCAAGCGGAATAATATCCTTGCTATTTATGCTGATATTATAATTGCATCTGCACGAATCATCGCCATCTTTATATTTCTCAATTCTTACCCAACCGCAAGGTTTGATATTTTGAATATGAATATATTTAAGGAATGGGTCAATATTGCTCTCGTACGCCTTGAATCCCTCTTTCTCAAGAGTTTTCAAATAATACTTAAGATTGTTATATAGTTTCAAGGATTTCACAGATATTTTAATGAAGCGGAATAGCTTGTTATTAGTGAATCCCCAGAAATCCTTCTTTTCTACCGTAGATATGTTAGAGAAATGCGATAACATATTGTTCGGGATAATTTTCTTTTCGTATTTATTATTCTTGAATTGCGCCATATATTTGCCGTTCAATAGCTTATCTTTGAATGTTGAAACCTTAGCCTCAAACACCTTATCGCTAAGGCTTTCCCACGATTCAGGAGGTTTAATGTAAAAGAAAGGCTTGAAACAATTCACAACGGTTGAGATAGTAGCGCCGTTATCACATACGCCGTATAAAATCATAGAATATGTTTCGTCAAAATCCTTCTCCTTATTTCTATCATTCTCGGGGACATATATGTCTGTTATTTGAAACTCTACGGGGCTTTTGTTAAGAGGTTCGTAGTCTTTCCTTGGTTTATCCATATTAAATAGATAATGGCAATTATTTAAATATAAATAATAGAAATCAATTTTTAATTTATTATAAGTAATAGAAGTATGGAAATAAACACAGAGGGGTTAATTATAATAATTGTAACAATAATAGGGATATATTATATTTATAATTATTATTCTAATATTGGATTAATGAAAGTCAGGAGCAAAATAGATGAGAAGGAATATACAGTACAGATTAAAGACGATTCTCTTGAAGCCGCCAATTTAATTGCGAAGATACGAGAGAAGCTAGTAGTATTAATGGAACACTTAGAGAAATCCTTTTCTCTTAACGATGAGCGCGTTAGATTATTAAAGAAGAACTTTAGGCCTGACAGATTAAAAGAGGGCGTTGATACTCCTGGATATACGAGCTATTCTATAAACAAAGGCGAGCAGATTGTTCTGTGTCTTAGAAGTAATGATAAATTAGTTGATTTAAATACTATGCTTTTCGTCGTATTACACGAGTTCGCCCATTTATCAACAGAAAGCATAGGACATACTGAAGAATTTTGGGATAATTTCAAATGGATATTAGAAGAATCTATAAATATAGGCATATATACTAAACAAGAATTCAAAGTAAAAAATGTAGAATATTGTGGTATGACAATAACTTCATCACCCTTAGAATAATCCTGGGGGAGACCTATGGGGGAGACCTATGGGGGAGACCTATGGGGGAGACCTATGGGGAGACCTATGGGGAGACCTATGGGGGAGACCTATGGGGGAGACCTATGGGGGAGACCTATGGGGGAGACCTATGGGGAGACCTATGGGGGAGACCTATGGGGGAGACCTATGGGGGAGACCGCCCCCAACGCGGTTTTATAGAAGGGATGATTGAGAGGCGATTGAGAGGCTATTGAGGGGCTATTGAGGGGCTATTGAGGGGCTATTGAGGGGGCTATTGTCAAGGTTATAGAAAAGGCTATCGCTGGCTATTGAGATGCTATTGAGATATTTGTAATACCATTATGATATATTAAAAAGACACTTAATATTTCTAAAAATTGAAAATTAAAATTTGAGTACATCTTTCTGTTTTTTCTAAAATTTCAAAAGTTTTTTAGAAATTACAAAATAAATCAAGAGATGTACTCAATTTTAAAAATGAAAATATATAGATATTCCAGTGTCTCTTATAACTGCTATGTTAATCTAAATATATTATAAACCTTTCAATAGCCCATCAATAGACCGCGCAGGGGGGCGGGTTCCCCCATTATAAAAATTCTTAGAAGATTCTTAGAATATTCTTAGAAGATTCTTAGCAGTTATAGAGACACTGGAATATCTATATTTTTTGCTCCAATTCCATCGTAATATATATAATAATATAAAAGGTTTTTATTATATATATATTTAATGACACAATTTATGAATATATTTAAACCAACATATGAATATCTTTTTTTTTACAAAAACAAGGTAACCATTTATACAAAATTAGGAAAGTTTAAAGAACGAAATAATAATACTTATAACTTTGATTTTTTTAGAAAAGAATGTGTTGCTACGAGAGAACGCAAAATTGCTGAAATTCTTAAAAATAATTCACATATAAACATAGTAGATATATATAATGCGAATGATAAATATATTGATATGGAAATGGTTAGAGTTAATGAGGATTATGATAAAACAAAATTACAAATAGATATGAAAAAAGCTAAAGAGCATTTACAGTCTTTAGGAATAATATATTTTGATTGGAAGCCTGATAATACTGGTTTAGGTTTAGATGGTAATTATAAACTGTTTGATTTTGATGCATCGGGAATTATAAATTTAAACACGAAAGAATGGATTATAAAACCGGCTTTTGCTTATTGGTCTTATAGGATGGCTGAAAAAGCAGGTTTAACTGATCCTTTTGAAATGGATAACTACACATTTGAGATTGGACTAATGGATTAACCATATAGCGTACAATACATTATTACAGATGAAGGTGTTGAAAAATTTAATAGTATAAATAATGAATTAGATAGTATTAGTATTATTTATGCGAGATGTAAAAATCTATGTTTTTTATTAGATGAGAAATACATAGAAAATATATAAATATTCATAATTTTAAGACAATCTAAATGAAATTTCATTTTTATGTAATCCAATTGGTTATCCGAATAAAAATAGCATTTTATATTTTCAAAAGCTTTATAATAGGTATTTGAAATGTAAAAAGAAACCAGGTTTTTCTAAAAATTGAAAATTATAATTTAAATATTCTAGTGTCTCAAGAATTGCTAAGAGAATCTTAGTATATTTATAATAATTATTGAGAGGCTATTGAAAGATTTATAATATATTTATATTACCATTATGATGTTTAAAAAAGAAACCAGAATTTTCTAAAATTTGAAAATTAAAATTTGAGTACATCTTTCTGTTTTTTCAAAAATTTCAAAAGTTTTTTAGAAATTACAAAATAAATCAAGAGATGTACTCAATTTTAAAAATGAAAATATATAGATATTCCAGTGTCTCTATAACTGCTATGTTAATCTAAGTAAATTTATAATAATTATTGTGAGGCTATTGAGAGGCTATTGAGATATTTGTAATACCATTATGATCTATTAAAAAGACACTGAATATTTCTAAAAATTGAAAATTAAAATGAAAAAATATTGATATTCCAGTGTCTCTATAACTGCTATGTTAATCTAAGTATTTTTATAACCTTGACAATAGCCCGCGTTGGGGGCGGTTTCCCCCATTGTAAATATTATATAAGATAAATATATAATATCTATATTATAATGATGAATAATTTGGTAGTATATAATAAGAATAGTAATCAATTTGAGTTATTCTTATATACCATATTTATATGTATGATGATAAGCGGGAAATATACAGAAAATATTAAGATTGATGTATTGAGGAGAAAAATAAATCAATATACGAATTGGAATATCTATATTATATTTTTGAATTATATATTGATTAATTATTTTAATATAAATAATCTGATGATATCCAAGTTTATTGCTAATAATTCTTTAAATATATTTATATTATTTCACACATTTATAATATATGATAGTAGGATATTATTTCAAACATTAGATAATTCTCCATTCATTTTTAATAAACTAATTAAGGGCATTTCTGATAAGCGTCTATTACAGGCGGAATATATAATATGTAATATAATATTTCATATATTACCTGTGTATTTTTATAAGGATACTTTGATATATTATAAATCTTATGATGATACCAAGAATATGTATTTATATACTATAATATTTAAGTTTATGTGGTCTCTTAATATATTCGGCGACTTCAATTTTATGTCTATTTATATACCATCATTTGAATTCTCAAATATTAAACTAGTAAATTTCATAATCTTCTGGGATTATATTTTAGATAATGCGATTATGAATATGTCTTTTTAGGATATGGATATAAAGCTATTATTAATATTATTAGTATATACTATGATACCTAAGACGATACATCAAACTTGGAGCGATGACCCTGTTCCTCCAATAATTAATTATATACGCGAGGAGAACGCGAAATTATTGAAATCGCGAGGATACGAAATTATCTTATGGACGGACAATATGATATTAAAATTGATAAACGAACACTATCCCGATTTTTATAAAATATATAATTCAGCACGAACAGGCGTACAGCGCGGGGATATTGCGCGAATCATTTTAGTATATCATTATGGTGGCATATATATTGACTTGGATGTGTTGGTTTTGCGAGATTTCACTGAACTCCTTGATATGACAAGGAATACCTTTTATGTAAGCTATGAGCCTGCCGAACAAACTAAATTGATATATAATAATGATAGATATATATGCAATGCATTCTTTGCTGCTAACAAAAATAATGCATTCTTGCACAAACTTTTGCGCAATATCCCAGAATATATAAATAGACATGGATATGATTTATTTAATAAGTTTGATATATTTGGCGGACATTACATTTTAACTAATATAAATAATTACGATAAGGATTTGAGAGAACGAGATGTTTTCATAATAGAGGATAGGGAGCTGATATTTCCTATTAATGATTTGAAGCTTGGGGGTATTCCCTCGGCAGCTAATGATTGGGCTGCCGTTAGGAGCGGCAAATATCCTTCAAAACCCATTATGGTTCATTATTGGATACACGGGGATTTTGAATCTAAAAAGCTACTCAAAATGTTTAAGCCAGATGGCACATATAGTATCCACGAAAATATGTATATATTTTTTAAAATATTATACCCGAATGTAGAAAAAAATTGATAATATCTCTCTTAATATTAAGGTTGTGTTATGCTATTAATAATCTTGTTATTATTGTTTCAATTGAGTTATGTGCGTACTTTTGCTAAAATACAGAATAAAATGCGGACAAATATGCAGCACAAAATGCAATTCTCAAATATAATCAAAGATACAATATTAAATGACCCTAAAATGCCTATGATATATACTAATAAATACCTTAAAAAGTGTATTATCAACGGAATCGCCGACGACACATTAACTTGTTCTAGCATATCTAAAAATATTGCACGAGGTGTGGCGAAAAGCAATTATAACAGGCAATTTGTATCAGCCGAACACATATACCCACAATGTTTATTAGATGGCAAGCAATCTAATGATATGCACAATATTATCAAGACCCTCAATACACTAAATAGCAATAGATCCAATTATAAGTTTCACGAAGATTATGATATAAAGAGCAAACATTGGGTTGAATTAGAATGTAATAATTATGTAAATCACAAGGACAAGGTGTTTGTACCTAATAATGATTCGCGGGGTTTTATATCAAGAGCCATTCTATATATGTATAAGGAATACAATTGTAATCCGCAAAAAATAATAGACATAGAGATATTAAAGAAGTGGTATTATAACTTTTCGCCAACAATTGACGAGCGATATCACAATGATATTATTAAACGATTACAAAATAAAAATAATATATTCATATCAAATTACAATAAGAAGAACAAGGGAATTAAAAAAATCCTAGATTCCTTATGAAACAACCCTTATTTATTGATTAATGCATTTGAGCTATTAATAGAGCGCGATATAATAAAAAATGATATAGATATATATTATCTTATTTTTATAATGAATCTTTTAAACGAAGAGCAAATATATGCTGTCAGTAGTGTTATGGAAGGACATAATATTTTATTGACGGGTTCAGCAGGAACTGGGAAATCTTATACTATTAAATATATCATAGAGTATTTGAATAATGCAAATAAGAACTTTGCTATTACGGCATCTACTGGGACTGCAGCGGTTATGATAGGTGGCCAGACATTACATTCGTTTTTAGGACTCGGTTTGGGAACTGGGAGTATCAAGGAAATACTTGGCAATATTCTTAAAAACAAGAAAAAGCACGAGAATATATTAAAGCTTGATGCACTTATTATTGACGAGATATCTATGATTGATAAGGAATTATTTGAAAAAATATCTGAACTTCTAAGTATCATAAAATCCAGCGAAGCGTGCTTTGGTAATATTCAGTTAATATTAGTAGGCGACTTTTGTCAATTGGCGCCCGTTAAAGGCAGATATTGTTTCTTATCGGATATATGGAATAAAATAAATATAAGAATAGTATTGCTTGAAAAGTTAATAAGACAGGATGACGACGAACTATTTCAAAAGATTCTGAAAATTGTTAGAAAAGGCAAATGTACTGATAATATCATAAAGGTTTTAGATAAATTACGAGATACCGAGTTTGATAATGGCATTATTCCTACGAAATTGTATCCTATAAATGTTAATGTTGATAAAATCAATAATATTGAGATAGAGAAGCTTAAAGCGCTGGGGAATATATCTAAGACATATGCTGCTATTGCGAGCTGTGATAAGGAAAAGGAGGGAGAAAAATTTGCAATTGAGCTTACATTAAACGCCCAAGTTATTATTATCAGAAATATAAGTGTTGAGGAATCTCTTGTAAATGGAACGAGGGGTGTTATTAAACATCTCGGTGCCGACTATGTAATTATCAATGATATAAACGGTAATATTCATACTATTAAATATTTTACAGATACATTCAATAATAAGGTTTCGTCAAAAAGCTCTTATATCATACATATGCCTATTAGAATATGCTATGCGCTCTCTATTCATAAATCTCAGGGTATGACGATAGATGCCCTTGAATTAGATTTGGGGCCTAATATATTTACTAGCGGACAGTCATATACTGCATTATCGCGAGCAAAAAAACTGAGCTCTATAAAAATCATAGATGTTGATAAGAACTCTTTTAGAACTAATACAGATGTTAAAAACTTTTATAAAAACTGCAATAATTCGTAATACTCGCAATACTCACAATACTCGTAATACTCGCAATACTCACAATACTCGTAATACTCGCAATAAATAATCTTAATAATTATTAGATATATAAAAATGAAAGAGGCTTTTGTTTCACAAGCGGAAAATGATGATATTGTAAAGGAAGTATTTATAATATTTGGTTATTCTGTCGCAAGTATAATTATTGTTGTAGCATTAGCGTGGGGATATTATAGTAATTTAAATCTATTTATAGCAATCTATTCGCTTATAATTATTTTATATAATGTTATGATAATATCTATCGTTGTAATGAATAAAGATATATATGATTCATCCAGTTATACTATAATGTTTGGAACTACTATATTCTCTATATTTTTAACTTTCTTAGTAGGAGTATTCTTTGTATATAAATATTTTACTCTTCCTACAAAGACAGCTACTGTAGCTGTCCCACAAGATGTAAATTATTCATATAAATATTAAAAATATCATACATATCCGGCATAAGATATTACATACAATATAATAAATAGCAATACGGTTTTGATATAGACATCAAGGGACAGGATATTTTCTTGTAAATATTCTGGTATCCTATCATAAATGTTATTAATTATTCCGCTAAAATATATCAGGAATACTATAATAACTATTATGAGATTCTTCTTAATCAATTCAATATCCATATATAGCATATAATCATTTTTATTCATTTGAGTGTATGGCGAATAAGGAGTATGTTGCTGATGCGAAGGAGGATAAGGAGGCTGTTGAGGATGCGAAGAAGGATAAGGAGGCTGTTGATGATAAGAAGGCTGTTGATGATAAGAAGGCTGTTGGGGCGGCGAATGCGGCGGAGGATACGAGGGATGAGTTGAGTTAGATTGATTGCTGCCGGACATATCTTGTATTATAAGAGGTGGAGTATTTAAGCCCATATCTTTATTATTTTTAGATATTAATAATTCGTCTCTGAATTCATTTAAAACATCTTGTACCACAGGATCATTTATATCATTATGTTCATTATTAGTACTCATTAATATACTAAGTTTAATAACCTAATATTATATTATATTTAGATATTGAATATAATTACGCGATAATTTTATATTTTCTATAGTATAATGTTGTTAAATCCGAGCTATTTATTAGAATTATTGAATACTAATAATATAAAAATAAACAAATGCATTCATATAGGCGCCCATAAATGCGAAGAATTGCCTATATATATTACAATGGGCTTCGCAAAGGATGATATAATATGGATAGAGGGAAATGATGATATGGTAGCAGTTGCTAAGAATAATAATATATCCGTCCATAACTATATAATAACTGATAAAGATTATAGCGAGGTTATATTGTACAAAGCGAATGATACGGCTTCATCAAGTATTTTAGATATGTCTAGACATACTGAAGTTTATCCAGACATATCATATGTTAATAGTACAAAATCTAAAAGTATAACTATAGATACTTTTTTTGATATTCAAGGTATTAAAGCTGACGAATATAACTTTTTGAATATAACTATTCAAGGAGCCGAACTAATGGCATTACGGGGCGCTACAAATTATTTGAAATACGCAAAAGCCATATATATAAAAATACACGAAATAGAATTGTATAAAAATTGTCCGAGTGTAAAAGATATAGATGATTTTTTGAGAGACTATAATTTTACAAGAGTTATAACAATAATGACAGACAAGGGATGGGGCGACGCATTATACACTATTTCTTCTTAGCACCTACACATTTCCCTGTCTCAGGATTTCTTACTTGGCCGTCCTTACACACATTAACACATCTCTTTGTTACCGGATTTATTTCTTTACCCTCCGGACATTCCTTCTCCTTCGCTCCCTTAGGCTCTACAGCTTTAGGCTCCTCCTTCTTGGGTTCTGTATTGGTCTTTTTGGCAGATGCTATGCATTTACCTGTTTTGGGGTTTCTTACTTGTCCATCCTTACACACATTAACACATCTTTTTGTTACTGGATTTATTTCTTTACCTTCTGGACATTCTTTTTCTTCAGGTTTTGCTACGAGAGGCTTGGTAGGCTTGACCGGCTCAATAGGTATCATATGGTCTTTTTTGTTATTTACGGGAACCTGTTGAACATATGGCATATCAAAATCTTCGCGATTATTTGGCAGTCTGATATTTTCGTATGTGTAAATATCTGGGATATTGGCGACAGCCTCTTCATCATCGTATTTACATTCTAAGTATTTGCGAATTGCACCCTTAGTCTTTTCTTTAACAATATCTTTCATTAATTCCTTTTTATCAGATAGATAGTTTTCATAGCTGATGCGATAAGCCTTCCTTTTGTTATCATATAGTTCATCGTAGATGCCCTTCTTCTCTCTTTTTATTTCCTCGCGTTTATCAAAAATATCCAAATATAGTTTAATATCCTTTTTCAAATTATTAATTTCGCTCGCGTTATTAGTATTATTATTGGCAATATTTAATATTTTTTTTTCAATATTTCTTAATATATCCATTTAATAATATTGAGGATAAAAATAATTAAGGCAATATAATATCTTCAAACATTCCCCTGTAAAATGTTTGAAGGCTTTCTTCGGGTTTCATTTGTTCTTCATAGGTACTTCTAGGTATATATTTGACTATTATTTTTTCCTTACCACAAGTAAGCTTTTTATCATAGTAGCCTTGGACTATTAGTATAGCTCCTATAAAAAGTAAAAATATAGCAATCGCTTTCATTCTTAATAATATAATATAGATTATTTTTCAACATTTCTTTCAGTCCAAACATCAGTCTTTTCAATTTCTTCTTTAATCTCGTCCAATCTGACGATATTTCCATCTTCGTTTTCATTGCTCGCTTCTACATTATCGCCCGCGGCGCCAGCGGACTCTACGGGCGCAGCATTTGAAGCAAGCGTTTGTTTCCTGTTTTCAAAGACAATATCGCGATTGTCCATATTCTTCTTATACTCTTTCATCAAAGTGTTGAGCTGCGTCTCAGAGTATTCTTGATTCTCTAGAGACTCCGGGTTGGGAGACCAAGGGCACCAACAGCCTACTTGCGCGATATAGATATTGAACTTGTTATCTATCTTCTTCAAAAACTCGCTGCGGACTTTTGCCTCTTCAATAGTATCAAAGGTACCACGAACTTTGATGCCACGCATAGAAGTAATAAAGTTATTGTCTTTATGATAAGCAGCTTCAAGCGTGTCGTTATTAACTGATTTATAAAACGTGAGCTGTTCGTTCATTTCCTTGGGCTCAAAGATATATGAGTGATTGTCAGCAATCGTGTCAACCATATCCTTTTGCTCGGGATTCTTTTCCTTGATGCCTTCAAGGAGCTTCTTCATATCGTCGGAAAACTTCTCAATAAACTTGGTAAAAATGTACGCTTCCTTATTGACAATAACATCTTCTGGGCTCAAAAAAGACAGTAGCACAAAGTTTTGGCCACGGATAGGCTTATCCTCGTCCAAATAATCTACCTCTTTTGTTGATACCATCGCGCTGTTTTCTACTGCTGCCATTTTATACTACTGCTTCTATCTTATAATATAAATATATATTTATAATCTTATATATATTTTTCATAATTACAAATAAAATGTTTCATAATAATAAATGTCAATTAAAAAATACGATGATTTCAACATACTATTATACAAGGTTCTAAAATTAATTATTCAGGCGTTAATAATAGCTTTTGTAGCATTGCTAATACAGGACAATAAGTTCAATGTTGCTAAACTATTTACTCTCACGATACTAATAGCTCTGACAATATACATATTAGAACTATTGGCAAACCGATTTACTATTGCTACTCAAACCGCAGGCAACATAGGATTACAAAAATCCAATGCCTTTATGTTATTATAATAGCCTCCCTCTTCCTCCCTCTTCCTCCCTCTTCTTCCCTCTTCCTCCCTCTTCCTCCCTCTAATTATTTTTATTATTTATGCAAATGCAATTCAATACAATTCATATCATAATTAATATCATTAGGAATATAAAACAATATCTCGCCAAATTCTCTCAACAATATGACTGATAGAATCATAGTCTGTAAAACTATAAAGCTATCCTCATATGATATAATATATCTCGTCAAATAGTTCATAGTTAGCACTAATATAGCTGAGATTATTAGATAGCACTCAATCAATTTTTACACATATGAAAGATATCAAATAAATATAAAATGTATCAACGATTTTTTGGTAGGCTATTCAAACGACTTCTTTAATATCTAAAAAGAGAAAGCTAAAACAACCAGATTTCTATAAAATTTTACACCTTTTTACATTTCAAACGCCTATTTTTAATTATTAAATAATATACATTTATGTCCGGGATATTATTTAGTTAACAATATAAAAATAAAATATTAATATACTATATAACTAAAATGGGTAAATATAGTTGCGAAAAATGTTATAAGACCTTTTCTCAAAAATCACACTACGATAAACACTTAACTCGTAAAAACCCTTGCGAAATACAAACTGATAAGATAAAAGAATTAATAGACAAAGCAGTTGAAGAAAAATTGATTGAATTAAACAAAAAATTGATTTCAAATAATACACAAAACAATATTACAATTAACATCACCGAACAAATGGATATATCAAAAATGAGTAAATTAGAGTTATTGGAAAAGTGTAAAGAATTGGGTATTACAAAGTGCAGTTCAAAAAATAAATCACAATTAATAGAACTAATTAACGGCAAAAACAAAGTTGTTGGAGAACCTAAAATAATTTTATCAAATGAAGAAATAGCACCACAAAATACGCAAATTATAGAGGTTGATACAAAAACATTAAATGTAATTGACCTATTTTGTGGTTGCGGTGGTATGTCAAAAGGTTTATCTGATGCTGGATTGAATATAATTGCTGGAATAGATATTTGGGACAAAGCGGTTGAAAGTTATAATAAAAATTATCATCATAAGGCATATTGCGCTGACTTAACGCAGTTGCCCCCTGAAAAGTTTAATGAATTATACAATAAAGAAAATAAAAATATAGATATTTTGGTTGGAGGACCACCGTGTCAAAGTTTTAGTATTGCTGGAAAAAGGGATAAAAATGATCCAAGAAATTCTCTATTTATGGAATATGTTAAATATCTTGATTATTTCAAACCCAAAGCATTTATTATGGAAAATGTAATAGGGATGCTTTCAAAAAAAACAGCAAATTGTGAAAATATTATTGACATTATAATGGAACAATTAAATAGAAATTATAATTGCATAATTAATAAATTATACGCAAGTGATTTTGAAGTTCCACAAAATAGAAGACGCACTATAATTATAGGGATTAGAAAAGACCTAAATATTTTACCAAAAGAACCAGAACCCATTATAAAATCAGTCCAAGATAGAATACCAGTTAAAAACATATTAATTCCAAAAGAAGAGGTTGATAAAAAATACTATTTGAGTGAAAAAGCATTAGCAGGAATAGAAAATAAAAAAAGTGTAAATAAAGAAAAAGGGTTTGGGTTTGGGGCACAAATGCTAGACTTTGACAAACCATCATATACAATTCCTGCGAGATATTGGAAAGATGGTTATGATGCGTTGGTTAAATATAACGAAAAAGAAATTAGAAGATTGACAATTACAGAACTAAAAAGAATACAAAGTTTCCCTGATAATTACATTATAGATGGTTCAAATAAAGATATTATTATGCAAATAGGTAATGCGGTTGCTTGTAAGTTTGCCTATTATCTTGGTAAATATATAATTAATACTCTTCGGTGATTAATTCATTCCAAAAAAATGAACCTCTAAATTGAGAATAATTACGACTATTTCCATCATACATTCCACTATCAAATATAACTTTTTTATTTTTGATACATTCAATAAAATACTCAAAGTTAAATGCTTTACCAAAACAAATCTTTTCATATGTATTTCCTATTTTTTTACATATAAAGAACCCCTTTTTATCAAATTTGTTGTCAATATGTTGTTTCATTTTTGATGATTTCCATAAAGCAATTACAATATTATTGTTTTGTAAGAATAATGGAAAATCTATTTTTACACTTCTTGTATCATTTGAAAATGAATAATAAATGATTATATCATTATTTTCATTTATTGTTAATATCTGTCCGTTAGAGTTCCAATTATTGTAAGTTGGAACACAACTTCCAGACCACGAATATCTGTTTTTCTTACTTGGATTTGGATTTCCAAATGTCTTAATAAAATCGCTCCTGCTTAATTTTATTTCATCAGTCCAATTGTTGAGAGTATTAATGCTGTTTCTTTTATTTTTTCCTGAAAACGCATATTCGCTTGCACTAAAATCACCAAGTGTGGTTTTACTTGAAGATTTTTTCATTTCATAACCATTAATGTCAGGTTCATTTTTTGCGTTATGCTTTATACCCATTTTTGTTTCTAACCAATGTCCCTCTTTTCCACAATGGTTTATATTTTGTCCTTCTAAACATATTTCAATACCTTTAACGCAGGTATTAAATAATGTTATTATATGTTGTTTATCAATATCAATTTCACTCGTGGTTTGTAAAAGAGCACTCATATTGTATGTAATAATATAATACTTATTTATTTATGTATTTCATATCAATTTTTTTTTATTAATCAATTTTATGAAAAAATAATTCAATAATATATATGCCTACTCATAAAAGTAATGATTATAAATTAACAGCAGTTCAATATTATTTAGTTAAAAAATCAAAGACAAATACAAAGATGCTAATTTATCTACAACGCAGATTTTTAGAGTAATTAATGATAATAATATTACTTTGAAACTTACAAGAATACGACTTGAACCAGTAAAGAGATTTGGTAAAGATATAAATATTAATTCAAAAATAAAAGAGTTTTATGATGAAGTGAAAAAAATACAAAATAGAAGATATTATTTGTATTGATGAAACAAGTATAAAATCATTACAAAAAACGAAATCGTTGTTATAGTAATAAAGGAAAGCGTTGTGTAATAAAAACACAATCACAAGAAGTATTCAAAAAATATACTGGTGTATTTGCTATTACGGTTAATGGTGTTCTAAACTGGGATTTATATGAAAAAGGTGTAAAATGAAAAAATAAGAATATTCCAGCTTCTCAAGGACTGCTATGATAATATCTCTATATTTATTATAATAATCGTAGGACTATCGTAGTCTACTTGTCTACTTGTCTGCTTGTCTGCTTGTCTTCTGGAATATTTGCTGATTTTAAATATATTCCAGCAGTCGTGGTAAGCAGTTTATAACGATGGTATTATTTCGTAGTTTAAATCCACACATATCTTTTTCCATATCTGATCCTGAACATAGAGCTTTTCTCTGCTTTTCAATAATGGAAAATATTTGAGGTATTCGTTTAGCCCGAGTATCTGAAAGAACTTATAGAGAACATAACTATATGACAAAAAATTCTTTCTATCTTTCGGACAATGTTTCAAAAAAGGCGCCTGGATGCTTCTAAACATATTACATAGCTTATCCTCTAATTCAGGACTGAATTGCGGCGTAGGTATTCCGTTAATTCTGTTTATAATATAATTGATATGCTCGTAATACTTGTTTATTCTCAATCTTTTAAGAATATCCCTCATTTTTAAATAGGTTATTTTTTTCAAGTCAGTTATCTTCTCTTTCTTAATTTCCGTTAAAATCTTTTCAAATATTTCGTCAGGTATATCCGTACTCTCTTTTCCCTGAACCTGATTGCACCACTCCCTAAAATGATTAATCCTCTTATAACAAAAATGCGATGTATCCTTCGTATTCTGCTTTAATATCGGTCTATTTTGCTCTACTAAGAGAAGCTCCTGATATCCACAGATACTACATACAATTATTGCATCGTGTTGGAGGCAAGTCATACTATTTTTACAAACCTTACATATCTCTATGTTTTCGTCTTCAACTGTTCTGACATATCTATTGTTTATTATAGCCATATATTTATCTACCAAGGTACTCTTGTCATATATCTTGCTATTATCATTCTCATTAATTTCCCCCTTAATTTTATTGGCCTCCGTTTTATCGCTATCAGCACATTTATTTTCTTTTACAAGCTTCTTATTATCTATGTTATTAAGAGCTTCTAATACATTAATCGTGTTAGTATTTATGCTCATATTTCGCTTTTTTTTGGATTCCTTCTTATATATCTTTGGTTTATTAAAGGACTCTTTTACAAAATTTATATTTTGATTAATATCTGATTGCTTATTTACGGTATCGTAATATTGAAATAATATATCGCTCGTATTCTTGTAATACTCTATTTCATCTAAATTATTGAGTTCATTCAATTTACTTTTAATATCTATTATCTGCTCGTTCAACTCTGTATTACTGAACCAAAGCCGACTATTAAGTTCTTTATCTGCCGTATTATTTATACTTTTTAATATCTCCATTTTCTTTTCTTCGCAATAACTCAGTTTTTCAAGATAGTATATCTTTTCCTTATCGCTCTTCTCAAAATCCTTTATCATATTATTATGCATCGCGTCCAAAGTAACAGTTTCATTTATATCTGTTGTTATTTTTTTTTTAGATGACTTCTCTTTAAACATCATTATATTTGAATTATAAATATTAAGGTTTATATAATAAAAATAATTTTTGTGTCATATAATCTATATTTTTTTCTCCTCTAATAGTATAAAGAATATAGCGTAAATGGGTGGTGGTCTTCTTCAATTAGTAGCTTATGGTGCTCAGGATGTTTATTTAACTGGTAATCCGCAAATTACCTTTTTCAAAGTAGTTTATCGTCGTCATACTAACTTTGCTATTGAAGCTATCCAACAAACTTTCAACGGTAATGCCGGATACGGTAATACTGTAACCTGCCAAATATCACGCAACGGCGATTTAATAAACCGTATGTATTTACAGGTTGATGTCCCTAAAAAGAAAGATCTTGATACCAAAACTACCAGCACATACCAAAATTATCTCGGGTTACGCTTAATAAAATCCGTTGTTATTGAAATTGGTGGCCAACAAATAGATAAGCATTATTCCGATTGGCTTTACATCTGGAACGAATTATCTCTACCTATCGGCAAACGCTATGCATATGATACTATGGTCGGTGCCGACAAAGATATATTAAATGGCTTAAACAACATAGATGAAATTCCTGATTCCTCTGTCACAACTCTATATATCCCATTTGAGTTCTGGTTTTGCCGCAATGTAGGTCTCGCGCTTCCTTTAATCGCTCTTCAATATCACGAAGTCAAAGTAAAAATAGATTTTGAAATTAAGGCCAACTGCATATCTGTTGGCACCGGTTTATTAACCGATTTTGAAGAAATTAAAAATATCTCTTTATGGGCTGATTACATCTTCTTAGATACCGATGAACGCCGAAGATTCGCTCAATTATCCCACGAATATTTAATAGAACAGCTACAATTCACTGGCACCGAACCCCTAGTTGATGGCACCAACCGAATCAAGCTCAACTTCAATCACCCTTGCAAAGAACTCATATGGGTCGCAAAAATAGCCCCTTCTTCCACTACTCTTAATAAAACCAGATGGTATGATTACACCAACTTGGACGCGGCAGACGACGAGAAAGCACTTGAGTTAGCTTATGGTAAATCTGCAGCACAAGGAGGACAGCGTACATCAAACTATTTAGTTATATCCGATGTCAAACCTGCGACAAATAGCAACCCTTTCGCGAATGCCATCCTCCAATTAAACGGCAACGATCGTTTTGCGGTAAGAGAAGGCGATTATTTCAATTATGTTCAGCCCTTCCAGCATCACACCAACGTTCCCGTACACAATTCTATAAATGTGTATTCATTTGCCCTAAAACCCGAAGAGCACCAACCTAGCGGCACCCTCAATATGTCTCGTATTGACACAGCAACTTTGATGGTTACTGCTAAATCAGCTCCAACTAATCAATCATACCAAGGCATCAATATATACGCGGTCAATTACAACGTCCTTCGTATATTATCAGGTATGGGCGGCCTTGCTTATTCCAATTAAAAATATAATAAAGATATCAACTATAATAAAAATTATAAAAGAGTCGTGTTATATAATTTCCTTTTTTTTTTCTCCTCTAATAGTATAAAGAATATAGCGTAAATGGGTGGTGGTCTTCTTCAATTAGTAGCTTATGGTGCTCAGGATGTTTATTTAACCGGTAATCCGCAAATTACCTTTTTCAAAGTAGTTTATCGTCGTCATACTAACTTTGCTATTGAAGCTATCCAACAAACTTTTAACGGAACTCCCAACTTTGGCAATCGTGTAACCTGCCAAATATCTCGTAATGGCGATTTAATACACCGTATGTATTTATCTGTTGTTAATTATTATTCGGGCACTAATGCTAGCGTATGTCCTTATTTCGGTCTCCGTTTAATAAACTATGTAGAAATTGAAATCGGTGGTCAAAAGATAGACAAGCATTATTCTCACTGGATGTATGTATGGAATGAACTCTCGCTTCCCATATCAAAGAAAGATGCCTATAAAAAGATGGTAGGTGCTAATGATATGCTCACGACAATAGGAACTTCTACTGCTGGTGCTAATCTATATATCCCCTTAGAGTTTTGGTTCTGTCGCAACGTAGGTTTAGCCCTTCCTTTAATCGCTCTACAATATCACGAAGTTAAAATTAACATCCTCTTTGAAACGAAAGAGAATTGCAGAGGTGCCTCTACTGATGTCAACCCCCTATCGTCTGTTTCATTATGGGTTGATTACATCTTCTTAGATACCGATGAACGCCGAAGATTCGCTCAATTATCCCACGAATATTTAATAGAACAGCTACAATTCACCGGTACTGAAAGTGTATCTGCTGCTGCAGCCATTAAACCTAAATTATCTTTCAATCACCCTTGCAAAGAGTTAGTCTGGTTCTGCTCTTCCGATCACACCTCTACTGTTGCCGATAAGCACGTAATTAATAATAACTGGGTTAATTATTCAAGTGCAGTTAATACCTACGGTCAAGCTTCTTCGGTATTATATACTCCTACAAGCGCAATTACTTCAGCTAATCCTATAAAATCTGCCAAACTTGTATTAAACGGCAATGATCGCTTTTCTGCAAGACCCGGTTCATATTTCAATTTAATACAACCCTACCAACATCACGAAAATATCCCCTCCAACCCCGGCATCAACGTGTATTCATTTGCCCTAAAACCGGAAGAGCACCAGCCCAGTGGCACTCTCAATATGTCTCGTATTGATACCGCCGTTCTCAATTTAGAGATTGATAAAACTGGTTCTAGCTACACAGTTGCTAATGATGGCAGCATTTCAAAGAATCTTCACGTCTATGCGGTAAATTATAATGTACTTCGTATATTGTCTGGTATGGGCGGCCTTGCTTATTCCAATTAAATTATATTATATATTTATTTATATATGTTGTTAAATTGCTATAAAGTTTCTTTTTTTTTTCTCCTCTAATAGTATAAAGAATATAGCGTAAATGGGTGGTGGTCTTCTTCAATTAGTAGCTTATGGTGCTCAGGATGTTTATTTAACCGGTAATCCTCAAATTACCTTTTTCAAAGTAGTTTATCGTCGTCATACTAACTTCGCTATTGAAGCTATCCAACAAACCGCTTCGGGAAGTAATTCACTAGGCTCTCGCGCCACCTATCAAATTACTCGCAACGGTGATTTAATACACAGAGTGTATTTCTACGGAAAATTAAGAAATACTAGCACTTCAGACAATATTGCTTTAGTTCCAAACGTTGGCCAAAGGTTATTGAAAACCGTAGAATTAGAAATTGGCGGACAACGCATAGATAAACATTATTCGGAATGGCTTTACATATGGAATGAACTTTCACTACCTTATGGCAAGCGCGAAGGCTACTATAAAATGATTGGTGCCAACGTAGAGAACTGCTGTACTAAATTGTCGGGGGCTAAATCATATGAATTATATGTTCCCTTAGAGTTCTGGTTCTGCCGTAATGTAGGCTTGGCACTTCCTTTAATCGCCCTTCAATATCACGAAGTTAAAATTAACATAGAATATGAATCTGGCACAAATCTTTGCGATATCAGTGCTACAAATTATTGTATAGAGAATGATATAGCAGTCACAGGTGTCACAAACAGCGGTTTTTCTACAGCCATTACTCTTGACGATCCCACTTTATGGGTTGATTACATATTCTTAGATACCGATGAACGCAGAAGATTCGCTCAATTATCTCACGAATATTTAATAGAACAGCTACAATTCACAGGCACCGACACTATAACTTCTTCTGGTTCAAATCCCGATGCTATGAAGAGCTTACGTATGAACTTCAATCATCCCTGCAAAGAACTTGTATGGGCTATCAGAAGTTCAACTGATGCAAACAAAGTATATTGGAATAACTTTTCAACTGCAAATGCTGATATTACTACCGGAACAAACACTTTCAATAACTATGTCATGTCTAAAAACCCTGTAATGCAGGCAAAAATAATGCTTAACGGCAATGATCGCTTCGCCACCAGACAAGGCGAATATTTCTCGTTAGTCCAACCCTATCAACACCACGAGAATACCCCTGATATGTACCACAAGGGCATCAACGTTTATTCGTTCGCCCTAAAACCCGAAGAACATCAACCAAGTGGCACCCTCAATATGTCCCGTATTGATACCGCTGTCCTATCTCTATCATCAAGAATTGCCGGTACTATCCACATCTTCGCGGTCAATTATAATGTTCTCAGAATATTGTCCGGTATGGGCGGCCTTGCTTATTCCAATTAAATATGATATCCGAAGACATCGCTGTGATATCCATAATACAATCTTTTCATTTTTCAATTTATAATTATTTTTTACAGATAATATTATATTATATAAAATATTTGATACATATAATGATGTCATTTTCACTCTAAAAATCTCACAATATTTACAATATAACATTTATTGGTAATGTATTTTGCATCTTTCATAATATTCATATAATACAATGAAAAAATAAATAATATATATATATCATAAAACTCTTAAACCTATATCTAATATAATCGTCGTTAATCGTCGTTAATAATGATATCTTCAAGATATGGCGCGAGAATCTCGTTGACGATAAACTCTGGTTTGAATTCGTCATAATTCATAAAGATTTTGAGGAGTTGTTCGGAGAACCCTGATACAATAGCAGTACCTTCTGTATCACAATTAACCGGGAAAACCTCCTTGCTATCTGAATTGAGATTCCAGAATATAAACTTGGGAGCCTTGTAATTATTAGCTTCATAGAGTTTAACAATGCTTTTATATACAGTATCAAGAGCATTTGTATTATTTCTACTGTTTCTATACTCTTCAAAACTTCCAAAACTTCCATAACTTTCAAGACTCTGCGAAATAGCACTATTAAACTGCATGTCAGTAAATACAAATAGTTTTTTAGGCATTTTATCTTGAGGAACATTGTATTTAATGGCATAGTTAATAATTTCCTGATTACATTTTAGAAAATCTGTACTAAATCCGAAATTAACTCCTGTAATATTCTTAATACATTCATGAAGCGAAGGAATATTATTGGATACACACGAAGAGTCTGCTTCGCCTGCGCCGCCATTTTCAATTTTTGGCTTTTCGGATGTGTTCGCGGTAATCAAATCTACAAGTTGAGGATTTTCGCTAAATGTAATAATCTTGTTAGCAAAATCTCCCTTACAGCAAAGAGCAGTGATAATACCAAGAGCAATTGCTACTTGTGCAGGAATACTTCCATTATTAGCGTTAAACATAGAACCGGATACATCAACAATAGAAATCGCGTTATCAAAATTGCCAGATTTCCTAACATTCTCAACAATTGCTTTCCATTGCATCTCTGTAGTCTGACACATCTCATCTTTACTATATTTTTCCATATCTTTAATATATACACCTACCAATTCGTGTGGAAGAATTCCCGTAACATTAATTTTCTTAACATTCGCGGCAACATCTCCCAAATATTTTTTATATCTTTCTTCATCGTGTTTAATAAATGCCTTTTTCAATTTATTAGAAGCAACGCCTGGGATATTTTCATACTTAATTAACTCCCATTTATTATCACACATCTTAGATTCCACGATATCTATTTGCTTTCTCAGAGGAACAAGATATTGCTTCCTATATTTTGACATCTTATAAGTATCTTTGCACCCATAGATAATTGAAGCAACTTTCTTTGCAAATTGTCGTCTCTTATCATTCCTATCATTCTCACTGGGTGCCCACTTAGCACATAGAGATACCGGTTTATTATTATCCAAGTTAATCTTATCGTCAATCAATTTCTGTGCAATAATATTCATTTCAATCTTGTGGTCAATGTTTTTCAAATTATAGCTGATATATTGCATGTCCTTCCAGCGACCATATTTCTCAACATATAGCTTGATATTGCACATATAGGTTTCAAACTTATTTTTGCGCAGCCAAAGCATCGCATCGTTAGCTACCTTTTTCTCTTTTTTTCCATTCAATCTATCGCGACCGTTGAAGATAATTGCGACAGTTTTTTTTGGGTCTTCCTTCCAGCATTTTTCAAGATGGTCGTAGCTATCACAGATACTCAAATCTCTCATAAATAGCATAAAATAATCTACAATAGCGCTTCCTGTACTTTTAAAAGCATTTCCTCCGTTGGTCGTTTTAGTAATAGGATTGCTATCATAACGATTACCATCATCATCATAGTCGTCATTATCATCATCATCATCATGGACTACCGCAATATCAGCAACTTGAATAGGGATTTCCATAGTGTAAATTTAGGGGTTGTTATTATATGTTGCTAAACATTTATATCAATTTTTATAAAAATATTATAAATATCGTAAAAAAAATAATGTAGAATAGTATTATCTCATTTGGCTTTAGACAGATGCGGCGAGTTTGCTTGCGGAAGGAGGGAAATGATGGGAGATAAGCTTTTGCAGGATGAAATAGTTGATATCCTCCTTATCGCCGACATTTAGGATTTTTTTAAGCTTGTCATCGGGGATAATAAAGCGCTTGTTCTCAGGCTTGTTTAGATTGTGCTCCTTTACATAAGAGTTGATGAAGCGGGTAATATCAGTGCGAGATTTCTCAGTTCCGTGGGGAACACCGATGAAATCACAAAGCTCATCAGAGATTTTGTTGGGCTTGGCAAAACCGGAAGGAGAGTTTTTAGCATTCTGGCGCTTTTTCTGAGCCTTCTCAATGATTTTTTGCTGTTTCTCATAATCCTTGCTTAGTACCTTAAGGAGATTTTGAACTTCTTTAAAGCTTGCAAACAGATTATTCACCTTCTCGATAATTACTGAAACGGCATTATCCTTTACGGGGGCAACTTCGGCTCCCGAAGCATCACTCGGGACAACAGAATCATCTGTCTTCGCAGGAGTAAGAGACACGGGTGTAACAGTAGCCGCAGGAGCCGCGGGAGAAGTAGATGCCGTAGCCACAGTTTTAGTTGCGGGCAATTTAGCAACTACCGGCAGCTTTTTAGGAGCTTTTGAATCAACAGTAGGTTGAGGAGCTTGTGTAAGGGCTTGAGGAGGTACAGGAGTCGCTTTTTTCGTTGCCATTATATATTCAGTTTATGAATACATATATAATTATATGTTTATATCATTTTTCAACATCATAATTATAATTTATTTACAATAAATAAACATATGAAAATAAAAAGGGTTGGAACCTATATTACAGGATTTAAATATTATAAATATATGCCCGTCAAGCCTGACAATACAGGTAAGGAGGGAACAGCTGATTTAGGGAGAGAGATAACAGATGAGGATACTATAAACAAAATTAAAAAGTTCAAAATACCTCCATCGTATGATAATGTAGTAATATTAAATAATAAGAAAATATTAGCGTATGGATACGATAGCAAGGGTAGAAAGCAGGTAATATATAATTCCAAGCATATTGAAAAGCAGAACGAGCAAAAATACGATAAGATACAGAGATTTGATAAGCATTTTATTAAAATTAAAAAACAGGTTGCTAAAGATTTAAAATCGTCTGACGAAAAAAATAAAATTATAGCAATTATAATAACATTAATATTATCGTGTGGATTCAGAATAGGTAATATAAAATACGAGAAACAGAATAAATCTTACGGAATAACTACATTAAATTATTCGCATATCAAGCTATTAAATGATAACACAGTTTCTTTTGATTTTATAGGTAAAAAGGGCGTACGCAATCAGGCCATCTGTAAAAATAAATACATATACGCTTATCTCTCGGCGAAACTTGATATTCTAGCATCTCCCGAATGTCCCGAATGTCCCGAATATATATTTAAATATAACAATAGGCGCATAACGGCAGATGATGTTAATAATTATTTAATGTGTAAATTGAAGGTTAATATAACTACTAAGGATTTGCGGACTTGGAATGCTAATAATTTATTCAATAAATATTTACATAAATATAGGAATGAAAAGAATCCTGTTAAGAAGGCTTTGGAGCTTACCTCATTTGAATTACATAATACTTCTAACGTCTGCAAAAAGAGCTATATAGACCCCAAGAGGTTATTGAAGGCCTTGTGAAAGATATGCAAGATATCCAAGATATAGATGCAACAAATAATAAATTAAAATAAATTAAAAATTGACTTTTTTATTATTATATAATAATAAGACAAATATTATAAATTAATGGATATTGAGATTATTAATAGGAATATTGAGGATATGCTTGTAAATCGCGGAGATGATGTATCGTCTTTCAACGAGATACTATTGTCCCTTAGCAAAGAAGATTTTGAATCCGACAAGCTTGTTATTAATGTTCAAACATTAAACACGACTATATTGTACGCTCTCTCTAAAAATCTGCGAAAAAATATAATAAACGAGCTCAAAGAGAAATTAAAGGACGGTGATAATATTAAGGATTTTACCAATAAATACGGCGGTAAAAATAATATAATCCTCGTATTTAATAACGAATCTATCTCAACTGCAGTAAAATCTCAGCTTAACAAATACGATAAAATATTTCAAAAAAATGGCGGTCATCTCCAATATTTTAGCTCCCAACAATTGATGTTTAATCCAACAAAACACGAGTATGTTCCTAAACATACCAAACTTACCGAAGAAGAGGTCAAAGAGTTTATGAAAGAATATTTGGCTCGCAGTAAAATGCATATGCACGTCATACTGCAAAATGACCCAATTGCAAAATGGATTGGATTGAAACACGGGGATATCGTTAGAATAGATAGGTATAATGAAAATAGCGGCGAATCATTTTCTTATAGATCTTGTATTTAAATAAAGTTATATTTAAATAAATATATTATATCTATAAAATAATAGAGTATATAAAAATTAATAATGGCAAATAGTATTACAAGTGCTGATTTAAATCAATATAAAAATTTGCGTATAGCTTTGAAAGGTTTATATGATAATATAAGTGCAGGAAGGATACCTGAAAGTAGCGGGGGGAATACTTTTAAAACTTGTCACGATAATATATTTCCAACAGAAAGTGACGCATCTTATGGTAATGCTCTAAGATTAACTACAACAGGCACTTTAGGTGAAGCAGTTATAAATGGAAACGCTATTAGTTTACAAAAGTTATTAATTAATACATTATACCCTACGTTCCATCAGACAATAATTAATGATTCATACAGCGCATACACTAATAATGGTTTAGTAACGGCAACGGGTGGCAACAAAGACCATTTATGTTTTATTAAATATGCAGCTTCTAGCGCAAATATTTTACCAGATAAATATCCTATTACAAATATATTATATTCAAAATATGCTATTGAAATATTTATTAAAATAAATGAGGCATTAATGAACTGTTATTCTAGCCATACAAAAGATTTTGATGCAACTTTTTCATCTTCAACAAAAATATATATTGTTGATAAAAAATTGAAGGGAGATCACAGTGATAATGATGCAAAAGGTATCTATATAAAACATTCATCGAGCGAGACTGGAGCAGATAGACCACCCGAAGGTATATACTTATATATTGGCAAATTGTCTAATATGTTTAAAGATGCTGATATAAAAATGTGGGTTTCAAATTCTCCAAATGCGCCCATAGATATAACAGCAGATTATAAAGGTTTAGCAGGGCCTATATTTACATCTAGTAATAAATTAAATATTAAAAGTGGAACAGTATACTATTTTGGATACTTAGAATATTCAAACGACGCAGACACAGCAAGTAAATATAATATTCAAGATTCTGCGTCTAAACGACTTACATTTTCCACTCCTATAAGTGGAAGTATTACATCTGGATTATCGGGATTAACAATCACGAGAGCTACTATAGCTAGCGGTTCTACAATTTCTAGTATAACAATACCTGATGGTACAACAATAGAGCGTGTTATGACAGCAAGTCCACCTGGTGCTGTACTAAATAAATACAGAATTTTAGAAGCTCCAAATAGTATAAAACTTACTATTAGTGTTGGTACAACTATTAGTACTTCAAGTGTTAATTCAATCCCTCAAGCTTCACTAAGTGCTATTAAAGGCACTTGGGTGCCGGCAAGTATTGATCATACAGGTTCTGTAATAACAGACACTACTACTGTAAGCAACTTAACGGCTGCACCTTTTACTACTAACACAGCTATAAGTGTAGAAAAATCTTCACCATCGTATTCCGGAGCGACGTGTGATTTAAATAGTTTACGAGGTCTTGAATTTGTAATAACAGCTGGTGATGTTGCTACAGCTACTGCAGCAACGTTCACGAGTAGTTCAACATCAAAAATAACTAGAGATATTACGGATATTTCTACTACTACAACCAGTAAAGATATAATAGTAGATAATATCGCAAACCAGACAAAAGCAGGAATAAGTTTAACAGGAAGTTTTACTAATATAGATGGAGCTGCCGTACAACAAAGTTCTTTTTATGAACAAAACATATATTACATATATAATTTTATAAAAATGATTAAATATATTGATAAGGCTAGTTTTTTAACTACATCAAAATATTTACACATATATATATTATCTTATAAATCCTTGTTATTAGCTTCTATAAGAGCAGCAAATATATTTTACAATAATAGACATAGATTAAATGCCGTCGCAATATCTTATGAAAACAATTTTTTAAATAATACACCAGAGGCATCTGGAGGCTCAGGTTGTGCCAAAAAATCACTAAACGATTTTGTAAAAAATGATAAAAAAGCTGTTTTTTCATTAACTTCTACTTGTACCTCCCCAGAGGCATTACCCGCTGATACTTATATGGGAGGGGACGGATTTAAATATATTTTATATAAAACAAATGGGGGGACTGCTGATAATGATGTAATGTTTAAAGATTATGATAAGCGAATACTGGAAGAATTAGATAATCTTAGCAATACCAAAGTAAAAGAATCAACCGCTAATTTAGGAATTACAAATTTTCAAATATTTAGTAGTTTTGTACTAAAAGGAAAGTTTACTATAACTAGTTACGATAGCAATGTACATGATAGAATAGATGGTTCTTTTATAAATTCGGCTCCCCCCACCGATTATAAAATTCTCAAAGATATTTTTTATAATAATAAAACATATGACTTTAATAAAAGTTATAGAATTAAAATAGTAAATTCTGTGTTTAAGGTTATAAAATTTAATACGCGACAGGATTTTGCAGGAGGTGATCGTATAGATATTGAACTTGAACAAGATAAAACTATTCCACAAGAATTATATAATGATTTAAATAACTATAATGCTTCATCATCAGCTCAAATTCAACACCCTGTATATATAGTTAAAATTACAAGCAAGGATATTGACAAGGATTATAATGCTATAGTAAAAAACACCAACACCATTGAGGAAAATATAAATATGTATAAAACGAAAATTAAAAATAATACGACTTTGTATGAATTACATAAATCTCGCAATAACCTATTATATAACCAGGTACTATCCTATTTAATAATTGTTGCTGTTATAATATCTATATTGGTAATAATTAATGTAGCCAACGTTGAAAAGCCCCTAATTAAATCAATAACACTCGCGTGTCTTGCAGTCATAATAATATTATTTATGAGCTATTATATAATGAATACATTATATATAGAAGAAGGTTTTGCAGAGGGTTCTGGATCTACACACGTGGGATACGATTTATGCCCAACTAATAGTTGCAAAATATCAAATGGTGCAGAGTTATCTGGTAATATAGTGGAAGAAAAAGATGCTAATATGCAGAAACGAAAGAAAGATTATGTAAAGAACTTTTTAGAATACAAAGCAGAAAAATTAATGTTAATGATAATATTAGAGACACCTTCAATTGTCAACGAATCGTTAAAAGGTAATAACGAAAAGCTCGTTACAATATCTAAAAATATATATAATGATAAATTATATTTGAAGGATGTCCTTTATAGCAAAAAATCGGATTCTGAAATGAATGTTGATGTTCTAAAATACGAAAATAAAAATTACGACATTTATATTGTTTGTGTCCTATTTTTAGCATTAATAATGGTAGGCTCTTACACGATAAATATATATACTGATAATAAATATTTGGATTTACTAATATTAATTATGGTAATACTATTTGTATGCTTATTCACATATTTCGTACTATACACTAATAGAGTGGTAAGAACTGTATCCACAAATTACTACTGGGGAAATGAATATGAGAACCAGTATATATAAAAAATACTTATGAATAATCTATATATATTATAAAATTATGAAAAAAGACGACACTAAAAAAGAAGAGAAATCTCGCGAATCTGATTCAGAATCCCAAACAGAAGATACAGAGGACAGCGAATATAAAGAAGAGACCGAAGAGACCAGCGAAGACACAGAAGAAATAGAGGAGACAGAGGAGACTGAAGAGACCGAGGAGACCGAAGAATATATTATAGATAAAGGATGTGAAAAGATATGTAATAGGGATTGCCAGAATGAAATTATAAATGATAATCCCGATAACCCTGATAACCCTGATAACTATTTTAATAAATATCAGGAAGAGAATAATAATCAAATGATATATCTTATTTTAAATACAAATGCCGGGAATTCTAGGAATGCTAGGAATTCAGGGAATGCCGGGAATTCAGCGAATGACAATAAGGCTAAGAATAAGAATGTATTAAATCTGAGTAAGCATCCTATTAATAAAAAAACATATCGGTTTTATAATAAATATAGTAGTGCTGAGAAAAAATATTTTGATGTTCTGTCTGATGCCGATAAAACGAAGCTAATAGATAATGAAGATATTATTGAAAAAACCACGATTACTTATGATGTCCCTATGCGTTTTAAGATACTGACATCTGATATAAATATTAGAACAAAGAAGAGCATTTTATGGAAGATTGAAAGTTTAAATAAGATGAATAGCAATTCTTCCGAATATTATAAGCTGAGTTCGTGGATATCTTCTTTGAATAATATTCCTTTTAATAAGTTTTATGAAATCCCTATTAAAATTGCCGATGGTAATGAGAAAATCTGTAATTTTTTAAATAATATTAGAGCGCGTATGGACGTGACTATCTTCGGCCACAAAGATGCCAAAGAACAGATTATCAGGGTGTTAGCGCAATTAATATCATTTCCCAAAGCCAACGGATATATCATAGGTATTCAAGGTAGCGCCGGTGTCGGGAAAACGAAGCTAATTAAAGAAGGTATTTGTAATGCCCTGAATTATCCGAATGCCTTTATATCGCTGAGTGGCACAGACGATTCCTCGTTTCTCAAGGGACATTCATATACCTACGAAGGTTCCACATATGGAAAAATCTGTGAATCTCTTATGAAAACTGGAATAATGAATCCGCTATTTTTATTTGACGAGTTGGACAAAGTATCTAATACATACAAGGGTCAAGAAATCATCAATACCCTGATACATATAACAGACCCTGTACAGAATGACAAATTCAACGACAGATATTTTGAAGAGATTGATTTTGATATATCGCGTTCTATGATTATCTTTACATACAATGATGATTCTTTGATAAACCCAATTTTGCGAGACAGGATGATTGTTATTAATGTCAGCGGATATGATAATGACGAGAAGATTGTATTAGCATCGGGCTATATAATTCCCGAAATATTGAAACAGTACAATTTTAATAACGGCGATATTATATTTAGCAACGAGCTATTGAGACATATTATTAATAATATTGAAAAAGAAGATGGCGTCCGCAATTTAAAAAGGGCTATTAATAACATCGTATCGTGGATTAATATGATGATATATGTCCCTACAGATCTTATAAAAATAAGCATTCCTTACACAGTCTCACATACATTTTATGATACATATTGTAAAAAATATAGCAATAACACATCCATATCTGCAAAGCACAATTCAATTTATTTATAATGCCGTCTCTCAGTCCCCTATCCCTCTAGCATTTTATTTTTTAATACTCTTATTAAATAGTATCGGGTTAAAATAAGTTTTAGAATTATGAACAATTCATTCATATTTTTTGGTTGCTGGAATAATATAAACTGTGAGAAAGAGGCTATCTATATATAGGGATGTTGTATTAAATTGTATCAAAGAGTTTGAACCTTCTACTAAAAAGATGTTTATAGCGGGAGATAACTGGTATAATACATTAATCAATTATGAAAAATCTAAAGACGCAACCGAGGCTACAGAATCTAATGATGAAAAAAAAAAGGATTCTTATAAATATTATTTAGTTGATACATTGGTATCAGGATATCACATACTATATACGATGAATAAGGATATTTATATTTGTGTAGGTAATCACGACGAAGTCAGTAGTAATCAAGAATATCCTTATTGTATGATTAAGACACAGAAATATTATATTAACAAGCTCAAAAAATATATAGATGTCAAAACAAAGAGTTTAGAAAAAGTTAGGAAGTCTTCCCAAGAAGTAGATGCTTCATTACAGGGAACTGAGGGTGATTATGCAAATACAATGATTAAAGGTTTATTAGAAAGTATTCCTTCTATTGAAGAGTTAGTAAAGGAGTTAGGAGAGGAGTTAGGAGAGGAGACTGATGACTCCAAAAATGGTATAAAGTTATATTCTGATAAAAATATTGGAGTATATGAAGATGCTTCTTCGTCGTATATAGTTATTATAATAAATACCAATATGTCTTCATACGATTATTTAAAAACTGTTGGAGAAAAAATAGCGGAAACAAAGATTAAAGACGGGAATCAAAATAAGCGTATATTTGTAATGGGACATATGCCATTATTTTTAGATAAACACAAAAAAGAGAAAGTACCTAAGGAACCTAAGGAACCCAAGGCGCCCATTGAACCCGAGGAATCCATTGAACTGGATATAGAAGAAGCCAGTGAGTCAATAAAGCCATCAAAAAAAGAGAAGGAGTCTAAGGGAAAGGGCGAGGATATAACTAAGCTTAAAAAGGGAACTTTAGGAGAAGACAAATCTCCCATATTAATAGATTCGCTATATGAGATATTGGCTGAACATAAGTGTATTTATTTATGCGCCGATTGTCATAATTTCAATATAATGAGTATTAAAAATGGAGATGATAAATGCGTAATCCAGATAACTTCAGGAACTGGTGGTGCTGACCCAGATATAATTAAGGATTTAAACGAAAAAAAAGTGGTTGACATATCTGGATATAACATAACCTATTATTCTATAAACTCATACGGATACTGTAAAATACTTGTTGAAAAGAGCGGCATTGTTGTATCTTATAACAAAATAATCGCAGCCGATTGTAATAATAAGTCAATTGACGAGCTCTATGTATATAGTGTAAAAAACAATGAGATAGAATATCGCAAAACTTATAAGGAAAAATTTAAGGATACTATTATATTAAATGCTTCAAAAAATAGAAATTATTATTGCGATAGAGTGGCTAAATATAACAATTCTAAAGATATTAATGTTAAGGAAAGTAATGTAGTTAAATCGTCAGACCCAAATATAGGAGTATGTTATAAAAAAAAGGGCAAATGATAAAATGTTAGCTTATAATAAATATGATATATTACTATATTTTATCATTATTGATTATAACCCTTGCAATACTAACAATATATTATATATACACTGTATATACTTCTGTTCCTTTTAAGAATGATAAGCATTTAAATTATATGAGCTATGAAGAAACCGTGCGATTTCTTGAAAGCGACGAAGATAGATATGTAGCCAATTTATCAGCTTTAGATTTATATGCTCGCAAAGTATCTTCTAAAGAAGAATATATTAATATTATTAAAGGCGAAGCGACGCATTTTAATAAAGGCGATAAATTAATACTTGATAAATGTACGAAAAAAGCCGATGAATTATTGAGAAATATTAATATAAATACTATTAGCTCTGAAAGCAATCTATATTATTCAAAATATCTTAATTACAAAGATATAGCCGATATTAAATGGGTATTAGCCATTACCAGAAATGATAATGGTAGAAAATATGAAGATGGCTTGCCACATACAAGAAAGCACATAATATTTCTATCTCAGGATTTTCTAAATTATTCAGAAGATGAAATAATAAAGCTACTCATACACGAAAAAATTCATATATATCAACGCTATAATGAAGCTTCGTTCAAAACTATAATATATAATATGGGATATGTTGAGATATCAGCGAGTCCTGCAAGTCCAGATATATCTCAAGATAAACTTAAATATGTTCGTTCAAATCCTGATGTCGATAATAAGATATATAAGAACATACATACTGGCGAATTAATGATATGTTTATATAGTAGCGATAAGCCTAAAAATATTAATGATATAATTATAGAAAATTATTCTATGGAACATCCATATGAAAAAATAGCTTATGAGATATCAGAGCATATATACAATATCTGCAAAATAGAAAAATATAAACAAATATAAAATGATAAAAGGATATAATATATATATATATTATAATATGGATGAAGTATTTAAACAAGCACCTGATGGATTAACATATGAAGAGGTTGAAACAATATTTATTAGGAATGATAATAATGTATTAGATACTCTGATTGAATTGTGGAAAATACCTGAAAAAAATGTAAACAATATTAGCGAGGAAGAAAGTAAATGGGCTAATATTCGCGCTACCTGTGATGATTTTGATAACGAGATGAAAAAAGTATTAGATAGTGCTAAAAAACATTCTTGATAATTATAGCATTCGCCTTCATATAGCAATGCGTAGCTACGCATTGCCTTAGTCTAGTAAATTGCGAATATGGTTTATTTCCATTTTGTAATTATCCGTTGGTGTTTCTAAGATAATTGTCGGGATATGTGTTGCAGACAAAGATGCTATAAAATCATTCATTTCTGCTACGGATATTTTGCCATCTAAGATGACAGAGTGTCTGTCCTTCATTTCTCCTTTTTTAACAAGGCTATTATTTAGATGAATTACTGTAATATCCTTACTATTTTTTTTAAATAAGATGTTATATGCCTCTGCTAAACTGTATCCGAGAGCCCAAGTGTGAGCGGTGTCAAAGCAGATTCCAAGGTGTTTCTTTTGTTCTTTTGAAAAACCGTTAAAGAATGCGACGAAGTCATTCAAATCTTTTAACAGTTCTGTACCTTGCCCTGCAGGCGTTTCAATTATTAATTTAGTATTCATTTTTTTATTTTCCATAATTTTCAATATATATTCTATTCCCATTTTCATATTATTCAATCCTTTTTCATAGGATAACGAGACGTGCTTTCCTACGTGTAATACGACACCTTCGGCGTTCATCATATCTGCGAGTGTAAGCTGATTAACGAGGAGTTTAATCCATATACATTCTTCCAAAGGCATTACTCGTTTTCCCTCCATAGAATCTTTTGCAATATTTATAGTATAAGGGGCGTGTATAACAAGTTTGAAATCATTTTCTGCTAGATATTTTCGTATATCTTGAGATTTTTTAACATAACTGTCTATATTTGTAATAGTAATGCTTCGCGGATTAGAAACAAATATTTGAAGAGCATTCCCGCAATTATTCTTTATATTATTCATAGTCTCTATTATCCCCCCGCTGTCATCGCGCTTAATATGAGCTCCAATATAATTCTTTGATATTGTCATATATATATGATTATGATAAAATTATTCTATTTATATCAATTTTTACAAGATATCTGGATAATACAAAAATAAAAAAGGTAATTTATTTTGTTTTTCGTTGTTAGTGTGGCGCCTTGTCTCGCTTGTCCTAAAAGGTAAGTATTAGTAATCGTCAGAGTAATATTCGCTATCATCTTCGCTAATACATTCACAATAATAGTCGTCATAATCATCGCTATTACAGATGCTTGAATTGAGTTCATCGTCATTATAATAATCGTTATATTCATCATAATATTCGTCATTCTCAATTGCAGACTGCTTTTGCTTTTCTGAATTATTAAGCTCTCCGTAATATTCGTATTTCATATTAATCATCTTGTAATGCGTATTGATATCACAGCTTTCATATTCCATCTTTTCTTTAAGTTCATTCGCAATATCTTCTCTCCTCGCAATAGTTAGATAACATTTAGGCGGATTCAATTTCTTATCAAAACCGTCGGTGATACTATTTTTATATTGCGTAACCAAATTGCTCCTATCATAATTCTTATTACTTCCATAAAAATCCAGATAATAATCTACTACGGCTTCCATACGATATCGCCGGATATCCTCGCTCTTATATTTTCTAACCATAAGATGTTTGATATATCCGTCATACAATTCCTTAATATTATAGATTTTGCAAGTGTCTTCTGTAATAGTGTTATTACCAATCATAATATTAGCAAAATCTACAAACGAATAATCTGTTTTCACAATATCATTAGAAGAATTCATATTATATAGGAATACTCGCGCAATTTGTTATATATATATGTGTCATAATGCGTATATCAATTTTTGTTTTTCACGGTTGAGATAGCTGATATAATATTTTTCTAATTATCTTGTTAATCGTCTCATTTATCTTATCAATATCAACATTATTTGAATGTCTATATTCAATATAAAGCGTATTAATCTCTTCGCTACCGCTGTCCCCTCCGCTATCGCCGCGCAGAATTAAAGATATCCTATTTGATATCTTGTATTCCTTAATGATATATTCAGATATGCTGTCTATTTCATTAGTACAAGGGAAAGTATAATTAGGTTGTTTATTATTCTTGGAACAGATTACGAGTATATTATCTATAATATCCATATGTTTCTTAATTTTACTTGATACAAATTGGTTGTCATTAGATAGCTCATATGTATATATTCTCTCTTTGTGTGTATATGATTTATACTTTTCAACTCTGCTTTTCTTATAATAGTTATCTATAAATGTTTCCAAGCTATTTTTTACAGATACATCCATAATATTCTCCTGCTGTCCTTGCTGTCCCCGAATACCGCGATTAATGAAGTAGATTTCAATTAAATTAATATCTTCTTGGCTACCGTCTCCTACAACACTAGGAAATCCTGTAATATATTTATTAATATCTAGTGTTCCAGATTTAGAAGAGACCGGTAGCGACATATTGTATGTGAAAGGTAATTGAATATAATATATATATCATTTTTTAGATTTATATATAAAAAATTGATTATTCTATATATTTATATATTAAAACATTTATTATGAATAATGATTTTAAAATCTATAAATTGAGCGACCAAATAGATAAATATAATGCTCCAAATAATATTCCAGAGGTTTCTAATAATCAGTATAATAAAAACAAGGTTCGCGATGATTTTCGTAATATGCTTATTAACAATCTGTATATATCCGAGTTAGAAGCTACCGATTTAGAAATAGGCATCTTTAATTGTACGATTGATTATGCGAATACTAATAAAATACAATTGTCTTGGAAATGCTCCCTGTTCTTAGATACATATATTAATATCTCGCGAAGCATCTATTCCAATCTTAAATCTAACAGTTATATCGGGAATAAAGATTTATACAAGAGAATGATTGTTAACAAAGAGTTTGTTCCGCATATGCTCCCATATATGCAATGTCATAATATATTTCCTGAAAGATGGAAAGATATTATTGATAAAAATAATTTGCGTCTTAAAGCAGCCTATGAGTTCAATATTGTTGCCATGTCTGATATGATAACTTGTATGAGATGTAAGAGTAAGAAGGTAAGCTATTATGAACTCCAGACGCGTTCGGGCGATGAAGCCTCTACGCTATTTATGGAATGTCTTATTTGCGGAAAGAAATGGAAACAGTAATTTGGGCTTCTCTATTGTTCGGTATTTATTATTCTGTATTCAAAGCATTCTCTTAGGATATAAAAGGCAATACCAATATATATTTTTGACTCGTCGTTATCTACAATTTCCCTAATAACATTATAATATTTTTTATTTAATATATAATGCTGTATGGCATTCTGTATCCCATAGTGATATATAATCTCTTCAATATCTTTCTTTTCATAGAATGGTAATTGAATATGATTATAGATATATTTCTCAGTATTGAGAATGAGAACAAGCCTATCGTGTGATGTAATATATTTAATCTTACTATATATATCAGATGCTATTACATTATCGGGCTTTGTTAAAATTATTTTATATTTATATTCCTTCTCTGATGTCTCAGATAGTTCTGTCATTTAGTAATAATATATTTATATTTTTATATCATAGTGGGGGAGACCGCCCCCAACGCGGTTTTATGCGGGGGATGGGGGAGACCGCCGGGAAACCCGTCCCCAACGCGGGCTATTGATGGGCTATCGTAATTTATATTATATTATCAACTGTAATAAGGAGTATTGATATACAGCCTAAGATGATACCTAATATACCCTGATAATTTATATCAAAGTATTTATTATAATACAGCGTAACAAGCAATAGCAGTATAATTTCATAAACAGCAAAAGTTCTATAATATGCAGGGTTGGGAGATATCTTGATAATATAGAAGCCTATTAGTGATACGACGAATAATATTATAGAATATATGTAATATTTTGGCTTAGTTATTATATTTGTGATATTTTTGTCATTACTATAAAAATATAGGAAATATATCAAACTTATAAAGCCTACTATTATATTTATCATAATTGGAAATATATACTTAGGGGAATCATCATACCTTATAAAAAGTATGAACCCGACAATTATTGTACTCCTCAAAATAGACAAATATACCCACTCCTCCATCTTCCCTCCTTTATTCTTATTCTTATACAAATACAAAAATTATTTCAGTATCCTATTAAAGCCCCTCCCCCCTCCGTCCCTCTCCCAATACTTATAAAAATATACCTAGATTAACAGAGCAGTTATTGAGACACAAGAATATTATTATTTTTTCATTTTAATTTTGAGTACATCTCTTGATTTATTTTGTAATTTCTAAAAAAACTTTTGAAATTTTTGAAAAAACAGAAAGATACGCTCCGCTACTCAAATTTTAATTTTCAATTTTTCAAAATATCCAGTGTCTTTTTAATACATCATAATGGTATTATATATAGCTCAATAGCCTCTTGATAAAACCGCGCTGGGGGCGGGTTCCCCCATTATAGCCCGCGCTGGGGGCGGGTTCCCCCACCCAAAAGATAAATATGTATCATTTTTGCAATATATTTATAAAAATTGATCGTGTATATTTTAAAGTATAAATTATACATTTAGAATGTCCAAGAACTCTTATTCAGCTACTACCGACGCTACCGCTCCTATTGTCAAGGTTAGCGACTCTATCAATCTATCTTACAATGCCTATGATACTGATTATACAGCTGATAAGCTTAATGTCGGCTTCAAGGTTTTATTCGGTAAGGGAAATGATAGTGCGCTTTATAAAAACGAATCAGACCTCAAGAAATTTAATAAGAGTTACGAGATTGAAACTCTTGAGACCAACGACGCAGAAAGCTATTATGTAATTGCCGAAGAAGGACCGTTTGTAATTAAAATTGAAAATCTAGACATTTATTCAAGGAATAATGATAATTATGATTATGCGCTCGGTTTCGCCGTTGATTTTGAAGAACCCGACTATCTTGAGCAAAGTCATATTACTCCATTCAATATTGATAGGGATGGTGTAATGTGGTCTATTCCTGTTGAAGAAAATTGGAACCCAAATAGCAGTGTATTTTATCAAAATGGAAAGGCGAAATATCAATGGACGACTTCAAGGAGTAAGGCGATGGACGAAGAGCTTGCCGAAGATGATAAAGAGCTCGGTATTGAAAAAACCTCGGAAAATACTGGCATGGTGTATCTTACATTTATGGTTCTCTGTAAAGAAAAAGAGATCGTTCAAGAAAAAAATAATATGCGCGGAGGTGCTACTCGTAGTGGAGGCGGAGTGTCGCGCGGTAGCACCGGCGTTACTCGTACTATTGGGGAGGGTAGCGTAGCTGGAAGAGTCGGGTATGGCAATAGTGCTTCTACTTCATCTGTCGCGAGTACTTTTAAATATGCTAAAAATACGAAGAGGTATGTCATCCCTGTCCGATTCAGGATTTCAAAGGATTCCTCTGTAAGCGATGTTAATTGTTCCAAAACTCTTACGGGAGCTGAAAATAATATGAAGAGGAAGACAGTCACTGTAGCCCCCTTCCTACCTTAGAGAGATGACAGACGACGGATAACCTTTCAGTAGATTAGGATATATATTATATATTTTTGCTCTTCTCTCAAATAACAGTAAATATATAGTTGCACTTTTTATCAATCCCTAATATTACATTATATTTTTGCTTCAATAGCTTTCATATCAATACTATTATTTATGATAAGACATAGTAATAGAGAATGTTATCAAGAATGCTATGTATTACATATACTATTAAATATACAAATGCTATTATTACTATTACTTATAATAAATATAGATGATAATATATTTCTATATGAATCTATATATTTATTGAACTTTGCAATATTCTATTTTTATATCCATAGTTAGACCTTCAGGAAAATATAAGAGAATATATATAGAAAAGAGCAATATACTTATTACTGCAAGAGAATATACGACTTCTCTTTTGTATTCATAAAGTATTGTAGCAGTACCCATAATAATCATAAAAAACAATATAATATATTTAGAATTATCTTCGGAAATTATACTGGATATGCTTGAATTGTTATCATAATAAATATATACATAAGCTACTGGGATTATATAAAAAGAGACATCATAAACAACAGTAAATATAGGGATATATTTTCTGTGTTTGATGTCATTTATTATTTGACAATATTGTTATCAAGAGATATTAGGATGATACCTATGCATCCGAGCATAATTCCGAATATGCTTTGATATGATATTTTCACATTTTTCTCATAATATAAGGCGAATAATAATATGAATATAATTTCAAGGGCAACAAAGGTTCTGAAATATGCCGGGTTTGGACAAGTTTTTATTATGTAATATCCCAATAGTATAACTATAAATAATATTAAAGAATATATATAGTATTTTGGTTTAATAATTTCTGTCTTTAAATAATAAAGTTGGTAAAAAGACAATATATATAACACGCTCAATATGCCTACAATGACATTTGCTATAATCGGAAAAATATTGCTCGGCGTCTCATCGTATCTCAAAAATAATATTAAACCGGCTACAATAGCACTATGAATTACCGAAAGAATAATCCACTCCATATTGATTATTTCTATATATTATAAATATAAAATAGAATATTGAAGATGTAAAATGGAAGGCGAAGGAAGGCTCGTTTATTTTGTTAAATTATAATATAATCCATAATTATAATGAATTGTATTTTTGCCTGTGTATTTAATCAGGAAAAATATGTGGATATGTTTTTCCTTTTGCTAGAAAGTATTCTTATTTATGGTAATCTAGATGATAATACGCAGGTATTATTATATACATCTACGCCATTTATGAATATAATAAAACAGAGCCATTTATTTAGCGAAAAAATAAGGTTTGAAATAAATGATACATACGACAGTATAGATAAGGCGTGTAAGGCAAGATTAGATTTATTTAATTTAGCTTCTATAGCAAACTACAGCAAAATACTATATTTAGATACAGATATTTTAGTCAAAGATAATATCAACAAGGTATTTGATTTATGCGAAGAAGATGTTTTATATGCATTAGAAGAAGGCGAAATAGATAGTGATACAGATTTTTGGGGAAAATCGCTATTTGGAAATGAACTACATAATTACGAAGACAAGAAAGCATTTACGAGCGGAATGCTATTGTTTAAAAATTGTGAAAAAATAAGATTATTATTTAATAAAATAAATGAAGATATTGTAATCAGACATTATAATAATAGTTTTCACGACCAACCATATATAGTATATAATGCCTTTAAATACAATTTATATAATAATAGTGTTTTAAAATCGGTTGTTGTGAATAATGATAAAAATATTCACAGCGACAAAGTAGTACATCATTTTTCGGGAGGACCAGGAGTTTATGCTCACAAAATATATGATATGACTATCTTTTTGAATAATATAAAGGATTTCACAATAAATAATAATATTAATAAAACAAAAGCGTATATTGATAGGAATTTATTACCTATCATTTATAATTGTGGTGAATTATTGGAAGGAAATATATTTATGATGCATCATACAACTACTTATACGGATGCATACTTAAATAAAACGAAGAATATTAGTAATTTAGTATTAAATAAAAATATAAAAAATGTGATGGAAATCGGGTTTAATTCCGGTTTCTCGGCATTGTTAATGCTTATAAGCAATCCAAATATGCGTATATCTTGCTTTGATTTAGGAGAGCATAGATATACAATCCCGTGTTATGAAAAAATAAAGGAAACATTCGGTGATAGAATTAATATAACAATTGGCGATAGCACAAAAACATTACAGACTGTTAATTATAAATATGATTTAATACATATAGACGGAGGACACATCACGGAAGTTGCCGTGAGCGATATTATAAATTCATATAGATTATCTAAGCCGAGAACAATATTAATTATGGACAATTATGACTTTCCGCATTTACATAATATATGGGATAATTATATAGTTAAATATAACTTGAAAAAATTAAATATAAAGGTGTATGATTCTCCACATCACGATATTAAATACGTTTAGAATATTCTCACATAGCATTATAGAAATATTAAATATATCAAGATGGTATCGCGATAATTATTATAATTATATCATCATTATCTTAGCAGTTCAAGAGACACTGGAAATTCTATATTTTTCATTTTTAAATTTGAGTACATCTCTTGATTTATTTTGTAATTTCCAAAAAACTTTTGAAATTTTTGAAAAACAGAAAGATACGCTCTGCTACTCAAATTTTAATTTTCAAATTTTAGAAAAATCTGGCTTCTTTTTAAGTTATCATAATGGTAATATAAATAACAAGCGATAGCCTTTTCTATTACCTTCCCCCACAATCCCCCCACAATATCCCGCGTTGGGGGCGGGTTCGCAAAAATTGATTTAAGATTTATGAAAATTATTATATAAAGGGAGTATGGCGTCTTCTATTGCAAGCAAAATCAGTATCAAGGATAAGCTTGATATTACCTATAATATCATCAATATTATTGTGAAAAATAATAAGAATCTTGTAGGAAATAAATATAATAATAAAAAGAGCTTGACAGAACAAGAAGCACCCAAAAATATTAGAATGCGAAGCCCGCAATTCTTCTGTACCAATTTCTGTGGCGGCAACATCAATGATTGTACATGTCTTCATAGGTCCTATTAAGAAGGCTCGCGGGATACCTTCTTTTCTATATATTTAGCTTTTTATGGACGGTTTCTATGGCGCCTTCAATCCACGCTTGGCGTTCGCTATATGTTTCGCCTAATATATAGATATCTTTTGGAATAAATATATCGTCCATTTTTTCCTGTATTTTTTTTGTATTTACTCCGACATTCCACATATGATCTCCGGCTTTCCAGAAATGCATAGTAATCCATTCAGGTTCTTTAATATTTTTTTCAGGAAACATTTCATTTAATATTTTTGTTAAATATTTTTTGACATCTTTCTCATTTTTAAAGGCATTCCAAAAGTCTGCATTATATCTGTCGCTATAACTGATTTGTATTAAGCCACTATTATAATCTATAGGAATGATAAACTGCAATTTATTTTGTGTAAGTATCTTTGGCATATCTTTAAACCAGACATCTTTATATTGTGCAAATATTCTTAATAAATGTCCATCACTAACAGTATTAAAGATACTCTCGTATTTCTTGAAATACCCAATATTCATATAATCGCCCCTTTTAATTGTTAGATATAGCTTAGAATAGCTATGTTTAACTCCATTAACTTTTACATATTTTTTGTCGCCGCGTTCGCCGCCAGCGCCATCACAGACATCCTCTAAGATTGATGAAAAAATAACAGAGACACCAGCATCTAATATATATTTATAGAGCACATCGCATAGTATATGTATTCCGTCGCGTAATACGAAAAACTCATTATTGCGAATATCAAAATCTTTTCGTAATGTTATGAGGCCATTATAGGCATTCATATCATACATCTCGCCAATATATCCAAACGATATCTTGAGCAACTCAACTTCATTTTCGCTCAATATTAGAGAAAAATAGTTATGTAAATTATATAGACTAGGGTCATATTTATTACCATTCAATTTTTTTTCAATAGCATATTTCCACAATTCGTTGAGGCTCTTGAAATTAGATTTATAATGGCTCAAGAGTTCCGCCTCATTCATCAAGCGTCCCTCAACAAAATAATTCGTATTTTTTCCAATATTTATTATCTGGTCTTGGAGTTTAAAATCCTTGATTATCTTCATAACATATTTATGCTTCTTTCCTAATCTCCCTGCTCCTACAGAATATCTAAACCCTTTATGTTCGTTTGTATAAATACGTCCACCTATTCTTTTTGAACCTTCAAATATAACTATATCAGCAGCCGAAACACCTTTTAATATCAATTGATATGCCAAATATAACCCAGTAATACCTGCGCCAACTATAATATGCTTCGCACTCTTCATTTACTCTCCCTACTCTTCCTACTATTTCTTATTATATAATTATAATGGGTGGGGGAAACCTATGGGGGAACCCGCCCTATGGGGGAACCCGCCCCCAACGCGGGCTATAATGGGGCTATTGAGAGGTGGGGGAAACCGCCCTATGGGGGAAACCGCCCCCAACGCGGTATATTAGGGGCTATTGAGAGGCTACCGTGCTATTTGTAATACCATTATGATGTATTAAAAAGACACTGGATATTTTTAAAAATTGAAATTATAATTTGAGTACATCTCTTGATTTATTTTGTAATTTCCAAAAAACTTTTGAAATTTTTGAAAAAACAAAAAGATGTACTCAAAATTAAAAATGAAAAAATAATAATATTCTAGTGTCTCTATAACTGTTCTATTAATCTAAGTATTTTTATTATAATTACAAAGAGGCTATTGAGAGGCTATTGAGAGGCTACCGTGCTATTTGTAATACCATTATGATGTATTAAAAAGACACTGGATATTTTTAAAAATTGAAAATTATAATTTGAGTACATCTCTTGATTTATTTTGTAATTTCCAAAAAACTTTTGAAATTTTTGAAAAAACAAAAAGATGTACTCAAAATTAAAAATGAAAAAATAATAATATTCTAGTGTCTCTATAACTGTTCTATTAATCTAAGTATTTTTATTATAATTACAAAGAGGCTATTGAGAGGCTACCGAGAGGCTATTGAGAGGCTATTGAGAGGCTATTGAGAGGCTATTGAGAGACTATTGAGAGACTATTGAGAGGCTATTGAGAGACTATTGAGAGGCTACCGAGAGGCTATTGAGAGGCTATTGAGCGGCTATTGAGCGGCTATTGAGCGGCTATTGAGCGGCTATTGAGCGGCTATTGAGAGGCTACCGTGCTATTTGTAATACCATTATGATGTATTAAAAAGACACTGGATATTTTTAAAAATTGAAAATTATAATTTGAGTACATCTCTTGATTTATTTTGTAATTTCCAAAAAACTTTTGAAATTTTTGAAAAAACAAAAAGATGTACTCAAAATTAAAAATGAAAAAATAATAATATTCTAGTGTCTCTATAACTGTTCTATTAATCTAAGTATTTTTATTATAATTACAAAGAGGCTATTGAGAGGCTATTGAGAGGCTACCAAGAGGCTATTGAGGGAAGGGAAGGATTGATGATGGGGAGGGGGTGGAGTTATCGTGCATATACTAGGCATACTATGTCTTTTCGCATACTCTTTTCGTATTCTGGAGTAATCTCTTTAAGTTTTGTCTCTTGTATATCATCGTATTCGTATGTTTTGCCATTTCTCTTTAAAAGTGTCGTATAATGCCCGGATTCTACTGTTTCTCCTTTGTGTAATATTATAGACCTCAGTTTAAGCTCCTTTTTATCTCCTGATATTTTCATAGTATTAGGATAGACAATTTTAGTCGCCAGCTTAGTTTCATCGCCAATATTTCTATATATTTCTATTATCAATACACCATTCGTTTTTAATATGTTATATTCCTTCTCATAGTATTTTATTAGCTTTCCCTTGGAGTTTTTATAATAATTATTGCTATCAAAATCATACCTGTCAAGGCGATTTGGTATAAGCGTTGATATGTCAAGCTTGGACTTTCCCATTAAATAGGAAGAAGGTATCTCTTGTATCATATTCTTCTTATACTTATTGTTTCCATCGCGAATCCTGACATTAATCTTGAAATTAAATATCTTATCAAAATAAGTTATTAGCTCAAATACATCAATCTGTTGTGTCTGCCAGTTATCCCTGTTATTAAAAAAGATTCTATTGTTTTCATTAATTTTCACAAGCTCTCTATAATATTTCTCTAAATATTTCCTTATCATATTACATTTTTTGTTTTCTATATCCTTGCTTTTATTGATATACTCATAGATATTATATAATTCGTCCTGAATCCTTTGAGCATATCTATGTTCCAACTTATTAATTCTAAAAAACATATTATATATTACTCTATTCTTGAAATGAAATAGGGCGACCAAAAGGCTATCTATAAAACAGCTGTTGTATTCGTTGCTAATGTTTATATCTTTATTATCCTTCAATATTTTAGCGCCTATTTTACCTTTCTTGCTTACGCACCTATTAGTAATGGGATTCAATATTTTCTCGCCAGGACAATCCTTCATATTCTAATAATTATCTATTATTATAACATATATAAATAGTAAATGACATAATATCTTATATCCTATACATATCATTCAAACTATGTTTTATAAAAACGAAGAAGGCTATATTAATCTACTGAAAGATACTTTGGATGGCGAGTTTAAAAATACTAGAAATGGCAAAGTATTCTCGCGTTTCGGGTGTATGATTAAGTTTGATAATATTTCTACCAGCTTTCCTTTGATAACGAGCAAAAAGGTATTTTTTAGAGGAATTGTTGAAGAATTATTGTGGTTTCTCAAAGGCTCTACAAATGCCAACGAACTTAAAGCGAAAAATGTTAATATTTGGAATGGCAATTCAACGCGCGAATATTTAGATAGCGTAGGGCTACAAGATTATGAAGAGGGCGAATTGGGACCCGTCTATGGATGGCAATGGCGTATGTTCGGCAAAAAATACACCCCCGATAAACTAAAAGCCAGTCCTGAAGCCAGTCCTGAAGCCAGTCCTGAATTTGGAGGAGCGGATCAAGTAAAATATGTAATTACGGAATTGCTTATGGAAAATAGTAGGCGCGCCGTGTTGTCTGCGTGGAATCCTGTAGATTTAAATATTATGGCATTACCGCCCTGTCATATTCTATATATCTTTAATAAAACTAAAGATGGCTTGTGTTGTCATCTTACTATGAGAAGCTCGGATTTATTCTTAGGCCTTCCTTTTAATATTGCGAGCTGTGCGCTATTGACGCAAATAATTGCGCACTTATTACATATGAAATCTTCTGAAATCTGCTTGTCGTTATGTGATGCTCATATCTATGAAGAACATATAGAGCAAGTTAAAAAACAAATAGATTTGGAGATATATGAGAGTCCGCGTGTTATTATTGAAAAAGCTGCGCCAGACATTGAATCATCAATAGATGATAAAATAAAATGGATAGAATCACTGACATATAGCGATTTCACTTTAATTGATTACAAATCGCATGACAAACTCCCTGCAATTATGAAGTAATAGTCGGCGTAAGCGTTAGCATTTGACGAACCGCTCTCCATTTTTTAAACTTGTCATTATAGGCACAGGCGAACTTGAGAACCGTCATAGCATTCTTATCTCTAAAAGCAGTCCGCAATATTTTACTATCATTCATCGTTTGGACCAGAGCAATTCCAATAGATTTATCATTCGCATTTTCTGTCTCATAAATATCATATATATCAGGTTCAAGAGTTTTCATCAAAAACAGCACTTTCTCATCTGCAACAGAGCCTGCTGATGCGATAGCAAGGGTATCAGTATTTTTTCTCACGGGTTCTATTTCTGGTATTGTATCAATTTGAATATTGAGACTTTCAATTGTTTTAAACTCTGTGATATCCTTTGTTTTTCTTACTACATCAATAACATTCGTTTCGTCAAAGTTATAGAGCTTAGGTTTATATTTCAAATCGTAAGGCCAAATATAGATGCCTCTACAAGTATAATTGAGGCTATTGGCGAGCTTATGTAATTCTGCAATAGACTCTTTGTACATATTGAAATAGATTTTGACCTTATAATTACAGACATCAATAGTACTATCAGGAGTATATTGAGTATCAAGCATATTATAAATAATATTGAGCCTGTCGGGTAATGTTTTATTATTCAAGTGTTTACCTTCATAACACACAATATCATTAATTAGGAACGTCCAAGTGTCATCCTTGCACTTCACCATCTCGCCGTCAAGAAGCGTATTTTTAAACAGCTTTTTATCAAATAATCCTCTACCAAATATAATACGGGGTCTTTGATATCCAGGATGTATCTTCTTATCTATATAATACATCGTTTCAATATCATTATATAGGGTAAAATAAAGATAGTATCTATTACCATTTGAGCGCAAATTCATAAGATGATTAGTAGTAACTACATTAACATTCGTATTATCAAGATTATGATGATGCCTTTGTAATATCTTAATTTTATATAAAGTACTCAAATTACTCAGAATATCATCTTTATGGTCGTTGCTCTTAATATTTAGCGCTATCCTGTTAGAAAAACTAATAATCCCTTGCATCTGTTTTAAATATTAATATTGATATATTTATATATCATTTTTTGTAATATAATTCTTTTATATGCATCTATATTATAGAAAGGTTATGATAGAGTTAGTATATGACCCTATCAATTTAGAGAATCTACCAGTAGCGGATTACCTTGATAATGATGCTAATAATATAGTTATCATATATAATAAGAAGGCTTATGGAGTTAATAAAGCGCTGTTTATGTTTAATAATGAAATGAAGAGATGCATTATAGCTAATAATGCTTTGCTTAAAAAGAAGACTTATGATAACCCAGAGACCTTCTATAATATAGGATATTTTATAGGTAAAAAAGTTATTGTTAGCCTTGATACATTAAATGTTGTCTTGAAAGAGCACAGAGTTATTGAGCTAACTTCAAAAACCTCAGGAGATACTTACATAAATAAGGAGTTATTGGAATTAACAACAATAGGCATCCTAAAACCACCATCTAAAAATTCAGTAGGAAATGTTAATTTTAAACACGCCTACGAAGATGTGTATTTTGATGAACTAATGTCTTCTATTTTGAAAGAATATAGTTTGGAAATGTACTATTATATTAATAAAAGTTTAATAAATCCCGAATTATATAATCAACAATATAATAATAAGAAACCATTAAACTATGAATTAATTGAACTATTAAAAAAAAATTCAAAAAATATTAAAAACTTTAATAACATAAACTTTAAAAATGTTGTAGATAATATGGTTATTAAAATAGACAAGTGTTTTATTGAAGCAGCTCCACGATATGAAAAAACATATATTCATAAAGTTTTTTATAGAGGAATGAAGGAAAAATATATGAATACAAACGGTGGCGAATTAGAAAATATAGGTGATACTGCTTTGATTCTTAATTATACATCTGTTTCTTCGGAATATGATGCTGCTAAAAATTTTGCTAAGTCGGGTTCAAAAGCAATTATTTATAAAATATATCTGGAAGAAGGAATGCCTTTTATCAATATGGTATCAAATGCGGTTTTTGAAGATGAAAAAGAATACTTGCTGCCCCGTAATATAATTTTTGAACTTATAAGTAAGCAAGGAAAAGAATATACTATTATAGCAAAACCCTTTAAAAAAGACCAGTTCGCCATTAAAACCGGCTGTTTCTCAATAGACTTTTATGATATCACCCCTTCACAGCTTCCACTATCATCTACGCCTCCTGCTAAGCTTTATTCTATAAAATCTAAACTATTTAAGCAATTATCTCTAAAAGCAAAGTCAAAAGCTGATTCTGCCAAAATCAAAGATAATGTTAAACCTGTTAAATTAAAGAGATGTCCTAACGGAATGGTGAGAAATAAAATAACAAAGGAATGTGATCCTAAAAAGAATATAAAAACTAAGCCTATAATACTTGAGGTAAAAGCGAAGTCCAAAGCTAAATTGGAGCGTTGTCCTAAGGGAACTCGTCGTAATCCTAAAACATTAAATTGCGAAGCTAAGCGAAGCTAAGCTTCGCAAGGACCGCTTTGAGTAAATCTAATTATAACTATTTTTTTATAATATAATATATATTAATGTAGTAATATAATAGAATTAGCATAAAGGAATATGTTAGTATATGATCCTATAAATTTAGAGAATCTACCTGTTGCTGATTACCTTGATAATGATGGTAATAACATAGTTATCATATATAATAAGAAGGCTTATGGAGTTAATAAAGCGCTGTTTATGTTTAATAATGAAATGAAGAGATGCATTATAGCTAATAATGCGTTGCTTAAAAAGGCTACTTATGATAACCCGGAGACCTTCTATAATATAGGATATTTTATAGGTAAAAAAGTTATTGTTAAACTTAAAAAATTAAACAATGTATTGAAAAAACACCGAATTATAGAGCTAACTTCAAAAACCTCAGGAGATACTTACATAAATAAGGAGTTATTGGAATTAACAACAATAGGCATAATTAAAATGTCTAAAAATTCAATAGGAAAAGTTAACTTTAAACATGCATATGAAGACGTATATTTTGATGAATTAATGTCATTTATATTGCATCTATATAGTTTGACAATGTACAATTATATAAATAAAAATTTATTAAATCCTGAATTATATAATAATAATTATGTAGTAAGCGATGATATAAAATCAATGTTCTATAATAAAAAGGTCTTTCTTAACATAGAATTTAAAAATTATATAGATAAAATTATTACTAAAATAGATAAGGGTTTTATTGAAGCAGCACCACGATATGAAAAAAAATATATTTATAAAGTTTTTTATAGAGGAATGAAGGAAAAATATATTAATACAAATGGTAATGAATTTGAAAATATTGGTGATATGACAATTATTAAGAATTATACATCTATTTCTTCAACATATAAGGTTGCTAAATCTTTCGCTCTGCCCGGTGCAAAAGCCTTCATTTATAAAATATATTTGGAAGAAGGATTGCCTTTTATAAATATGGTATCAACAACCGCATTTAAACATGAAAAGGAATATTTATTGCCGCGTAATATAATATTTGAACTTATAAGTAAAAAAGGAAACGAATATACAGTAATAGCAAAACCCTTTAAAAAAGACCAATTTACTATTAAAACAGGTTGTTTTGAATTAGACCTTTATGATATCACACCTGTGTCGCTTCAGTTGCCTGCTAAGATATCTCTATCATCGCCTAAAAAATCAAAGGCAAAGGCAAAATCAAATATAGATTCAGGTAAAAGCAAAATTATACCTGTTAAATCAAAGAGATGTCCTAATGGAATGGTGCGAAATAAGATAACAAAAGAATGCGTTCCTAAACAGAATAATAATTTTAAACAATCTGTTAATATAAAAGCGAAGTCGCCTAAGTCGCCTAAGTCAAAAGCTAAAATTGGGCGTTGTCCTAATGGAACTCGTCGTAATACTAAAACATTACTATGTGAAGCCAAGTAAAGCCATGCTCTAAATAATTATAATATAACTGCTTATTTTTCTAAAACTATATAATTATATATTATATATTATATATTATATAACATATAATGTTTGATAATCTGCTATATATTTTCTCAAAAGATACAATTGATTCAGCGAGCGTTGATAATAATTATTATGTTAGAGAGGTTGATAAGCTCAATAAGACACTGCTTCAAAAAAATAGCGAACTACAGCTTTTACAGCGCAAATATAACAAGCTACTCAATCATTGCATAGAGAACGAATTAGCCTCTAAATTGAACAATAAAAAACGCATAGAATCAATAATAATTCAAGACATCCAAGATTCCAGCAAATCCCTAGATACGCCTGACAGACCAGATAGTCCCGATTATTCAGGAGATGCCGTAGGAGATGCGATATATATCCGTGAAAATAATAAATATGTTAGCGATAACGACGAGTACGAGAAGATATAGAAATGAAGTATTTATTTTTGTATAATTTTCATAACACTATCAAGTTTTTTTTCTATTGAAATAATGTTGCTTTCCAATAATGAAAGTATCGTATCATATTTATTATTTTTTTCAATATAGCAATCTATCATTTCCCTCTCAATATTATATTTATTTGATAAATTATCTATATCTCTATTACCATTCTTATATTCTGTGTATATAATATGTGATACTGTACGGCATTTAATAGCAATAAGAGTTCTTTTGTGTTCTAATGCTATATATTCATATGTTTTCTTCTCAGCAATTTCTTGGATAAGTTTAGCATCTTCTTCTGGTTTCCATTTAGTATAAGTACAATTAGTTTCTTCATTATTCATTACATTCATTTTTTCAATATATTTCTCAATAGCAACCCTTTCTATATTATATTCTCGCGACAAATCATCTATGTTTGTATCGCCCTGATTATATCTGAAATATATAATACTTGATATTACACGCGATCTAATAGCTCCATGAGTTCTTTTGTGTATCAATGCTATTTCTTTATAAGTTTTCTTCTCGTCAATTTCTTTAATCAATTGCAAATCTTCTTTTAGCGTCCATTTGTTATAGGAACAGCTCGTAGGTTCATTATTTTTTAATGTAGAAATATAACTATACATTTGCATATTAACAATATACACATATATGTTGATGTCATTTTTTATACGATTGATATATGACGAGTATGAGAAGATATAGATATAAATAATTAGCTTAATAATAATGTATGTATGAACTTCAAAGCCTACAAGAGCTACGCGAACTATATGATGAATGGTTTAGCAATAAGGATTATTGGTTTTCTAAAAATAGCAAGATAGATGTATATTTATGCGACAAGTACTATAAATACATAGAGATTACCGAGAATATTTATGAGAATTATAAAAATAATATGTGTCATTATGAAGACAAGACAATAATTGCGTGTATTATATTATTAGACCAGATATCAAGGCATTTCAAGAGAGTTTATGATACTAATATAGATATCGTTGAGTTTTCCAGAAAAGCTATAAACTTCTCTAACATACTATTATTACACGATGGATGTCGGGACAATAGATTTACTATAGACGAATTGAGTTTTATATATTTGCCTTACAGGCATTTGAAGGATATTGACAAAATATATGAAATCATAGGCATATATATTGAGCTATATGAAAAGGCTGATGCTGAGGCTGATGCGGAAGATAAATTGAAGTGCCGAAGATATCTTCAAGCGACTCTCAATAATATTTACAAAGATATCAATCTATTATCTATGAAAATAAGAAAGCGAGTAAAATCCTGGGGTTATATCAATAAGGATATATTAGACCCGAGATGTCTTGAAGATAGCAAAATGGCTGCGGTAGTATGTCCAATTATCCACGAAAATATGCGGAATGAAATAGAGAAACTCAAGGATGGCTCTACGATTATCGTGTCATTATCTGGGGGCGTTGATAGTATGGTAGCCTTGTATTTATGTAAGTATATCAAAGACACTTATAATCCTCGTAAAATTAAGAATATAATTGCCATTCATATAAACTATAATAATCGCGAGCATTCAGGAGATGAATTAGATTTCGTAAATTATTACTGTAATAAATTGGGAGTCAAATTGTATTTTAGGACTATCAAAGAAATCTCTCGCAATAATTGTTTACACAACGGCTTACGCGATTTATACGAGGATATTACGAAAAATATAAGATATGATATGTATCGCTTGAATATCAAGAATGATAGCGATAGAACATATATTTTACTTGGACACAACAAAGACGACTGTTTTGAAAATGTCATAACTAATATTTCAAATAAAAGCAATTACAACAATCTTTGCGGAATGGAGGTTCTTAAAGAGATTGAAGGAATGTCTTTTTGGCGGCCATTATTGAATATAGAAAAGCGGCATATTCTGGATTGCGCGAATATCAATAAGATACCCTATCTATATGATAGTACGCCGGCGTGGTCTGTTCGCGGGAAAATTAGAGATACTGTCCGGCCTTCATTATTACTTCTCAAAAACAACGAAGGAATAGAGGACAATTCTATGATAGACTCATTCTTTTATTTGAGAGATTATATAGCAAATACGCAGGATATTTTCTATGAGCTAATCATAAAAAATTTGATATCTAAAATAAAATATACGGATACCGAGAATAGTCGCAAATATATTGCCGAATACAGCAAAACGGAATTGTTATCACTCAAATATATAGTAATTGCCAAAATATTCTTTGACAAATTAAATATTAGATATTCCCACAAGGCCATCAAAGACTTTTGCGAATACATCGGCTCCTTCGCTACTCTCGACAAGGCTCGGCGAGGACGCAAGTTTATACTAAGCAAATCCTGCATAATAGATATAAAAATAAATAGTAAAAATAATAATTATTATAATATTATAATAACATAAATACAAAATGATAGGATACTATTTCATTCAAAACAAATATATATTTGTAGGTAATAAGGACAGGGATACTGATATAAATGGAAATGATAAATATACCAAAGAATTGACTGTCAAGTCAGGAGAGCCAGCATACAAGCCTGCAGATGAGTCGGTATCAAGCATTAGAATAAAGGAATCTTTTGACACCGTGGAGGATGAGAATGAAAACTTGATTCATAATAATAAAAACAAAAGAGCTAATATTTCTATGACATACAAAAAACTATTGAATTATATATTCTAATCTGTTAGTCGCTTGCTAGCTCGTATTTGTATATGCGCGAGCGTATAGAGGAATCTTGTTTTCAAAGGGATAATATAGGGCGCGAAAGGAGTTTTTGATAGTATCTAAAACGCTCGGTCTATCTTTTTTACTTTCAAATAATTTATATTTGTAAATATTATCATAATCGGAATAATCTGCATAATATGTCGGGTAAGTATTATTGGCCGGATATAGAGGATAGATAGGGTTAATGGGATTGATTGGGTAAATAGGTCTGGGAACTATGGTATTCGCAATAGCTGGAAGAAAATTAGTAAATGCGATAGAAACTGTTAAGAGCGACAAGGTATATCTAAACATCATTAGCAATATTAGCAATATCAACAATATATTATATATATCGCGCCATTTCTTTATATTCTTTCGGTCGTCATCCAATCGTTGATATCGTTAATTTTCGGAGAGTTTAAGGGATTTATTATCTTTCAAGAAGCAGGCTGGGACATTAGCTAATGGTAAGTCGGTTTTTTGAAGTTTCACGCTGTAATCATATATTTCATTATAATTATTGTTAGGGTCATTATTATCCGCAATATCATCTACATATACTTTCTCCAAATTGCTGTCAAAAGTATTATTTTTTATGAAAGGCCTGATTATTTCTACTTCAAAATTATCATTCTCATTCATCAATTTGCCCTTGTCATTATCGTTGTATAGTAATATGTTGTTTTTATTAACATAATCTATGTCATTTTTATTAGTCATTTTCTTAAAATCCTCATTATATAAATTGACAAGCTTTGGAGGCGGCGGATTATTTCTTTTGCTTTCAAGAGAATTATTTATATTATTAGTTATGCTAGGATATCCTGGTTGATATGTTGATTGCGTATGTTGTCCAGCATCGTGTTCGCCATTTTTATTCGGTATTAAAATGAATTGTTTATCATACATAAAATAGTTGATATAATAGGCAATAGACATTATTAATATAGCAATCAGAAATACCCAAAGTATAGCTTCCATAGAATTGTCTTCGTCTTCCATAATATATTATTACTTTATTACTATATTACATTAATATTTTTAATCATATTCGTCATTATTTGTCATTCGTCATCATCGTCGTTAATAAACATCGGCTTCTTAGCACCTTTAGTCCTATCGGTCTTATCAGTCCCGTCATATCCTTCGTTGTCAGCTTCGCAAGCATCGCCATTATCTATTTCTATTTTTTCGTTATCTTGATAATATGATATTTTGTATTTATTATTATTGTAGAATCTCAAGCGGGCTCCAGTTTTTCTATGGAATACCGAGAACTCGTCTGAAATATCAATACATAGCGGGGTATATTTTCTGTCTTCAGGGCGCTCTCTCAAAATACGCCCAATAGATTGCTGGATATCTGAAATAGGCGATGCGAATATTACAGTATTCAGCGTGGGTACGTTGAAGCCCTCAGAAGCTAATTGAAAAGTTGCCAAAATAATTTGTTTCCCCGAAGATACATTTAGCTGCTCTTGTTTCATTCCGCCGACATAATATCCGTAGTCCTTATTAGCTATATTTTTCTCTACTATGTAATCTTCAATTGATTTCAATTGATTCCTTCTTTCGCTCAATATAAGCACCCTTCTACCAGGCTCATTTTTAAGGATTTCTATTAAAATTGAGATAATATATTCAGTTCGCGGTTTATAAGAGCATATATTGTTAATCATCGCGGCGATATTCTCCTTACCATTCCACATTTTCTTGATAGCCGAATATTCTATATCGGGAACATAGTATTTGTGGATATTGACGATGACATCAGTATATTCCTTGTTTTTAACAGAATACACAGAGCCGCCGATATAATATTCAAATACTTTGCGCATCCCGTCCTTGCGATTTAGCGTAGCAGATAATCCGAGGATAATAGGAGTATTGAGTTTCTTGAATGCCCTACAAAATACCTGAGCACCCGTATGATGCACTTCGTCTATGATTACAAATCCGATATCCTCAAATATCTTGCTATCATAATCTCTCATAGCGAGAGATTGCAGAGATGCTATAATAAAATCCTTATTTTCAACATCTACCTTATTCTGCTTAATGATTCCTATGGATGCTGCCGGAGCGAACTCTTTGACTGTCTCAATAAATTGCTGATTCAAGAAATCCTTGTGGCTAATAAACATCGTTTTTTTCTTCAAAGCACAGGCGATATATAAACTCATAATTGTCTTGCCAAAACCACAAGGGACTGAAATAATACCACCCATTTTGCGAGGATTTCTCGCGGCTTCTAAAAAATTATTAACAGGCTCCATCTGCGCTTCTCTCAATTTCCCCACAAACCCTACAGATATATCTGCGCCGGCTCCGGAAGAAGGCAATTTTAGTACTTTTGGAACACCATAATTAACTAAGCCGTAATATCTCGGAATATAGATTCGCTTATCGGTTTCTCTATACAATTCAAAAACAACTTCTTCAGCATCTTTGTTATTCCCCATATCAAAATTAACTTTTGGCTTCATCGTCAGCTCCTTTTTAATTTTTTCAATTTCTTCGGGTTTCAAAGATGCTTTTGATATACTATATCCATTAGTTGATAACATTATTATAATACATATAATAATATATATCATTTTTTTATATGAATTATAATAGGAATATAACAATAAATGTATATCAACACATTTAGATTATTAGCATTCATTATATTGTTTGCAATTATCATTATTGTTGAAATACCTTTTAAAAAATTATTTAAAGACCCTACAATACAGTTGTATATTGCTGTTTTCTGCATAGCAATCCTGATGTTATTAGATAACATAACAGGTTTCATATTAACAATCGCAATACTAATTCTATATTTCAGGGTTTATACAGATGAAATAAAAATGAGGAGAGAACGCGAAAATATGCAAGACATCAACGATGACAAACCAGAAAAACCCGCGACCGCTACGACTGCTACGACTGCTACGACTGCTATAAAGGCAAGAAAAGAACCAGGACATAAAGAAGATACTCATAAGCCGAATATGGATTCTTCAAAGGAAGTCGGAAAAGGCACCATAGGCGCTGTAGGCGCGGGATGCGATAAAGGATGTGATAAATGTTCTATGGAAATGCCGAAGAAAAAAAATATATTTAATGAAATGGCCGTAGATAATTTCGTCCCTTATATAACTGAGGAAAACTTATTAGCAGCACAAACAAATATTATAGATGTTTATAATTATAATTTGTGTATCAATAATGATGATATAGAGACCTTGGATGTTAAACGAGGGCCTTTATGCGATATTCAGGGATTACAAGATATTCCTGATTTAGGCGATAACAAAAGGCTCAGAGGATATGACACATACCACAGTCGCCTCGGCAATTTAACATATGATATCTTGTAATATATTTATCACATTATACCATATCTCTTTTATTGGGAGGAACATACGGGATTGCGAGATATTTGAAGATGTCTTCTTCTGATTTAATTATATCGGCAGTATCTATAAACTTCTTAGTGTCATTATTTTTAATACCATATTCTGACAAAGACCATCCTTTTTCAAGAGCTACTTTTCGCATATATATATTGAATGAATAGGAACCTGTAAAATACAGTAGAGCAAAATAGTAATATGAGGGGTCGGCTATCAGTATATCTATTCTTCTTGCAGGCAATTCGGGAGATAATTTACATAATCCCATAAACTTGCTTTTACCACTTGCTAATGTCTCTATTATATATCCCCCGGCCGTAAGTTCGCTTACTAACTTTTTAATATTTAAATCATCGCGGTTTTTAATAAGAATATCAATATCTCCCATATCCTTATTTTGCCTTCTATAACTTCCTACAAGTTCAAACTCAATATCTTTATACACCTTTTTAAATATAGTATCTATAATTTTATAATGTTTCTTACCTTCACTCATAGGAATACGCATATTCATATCATCATAGTATTTTAAGCCAATTTTCTGCTTTTCGTTAAGCAATTCAGGTCTCTCATAAAGCTCTTCAAAAGTACTTATATTACTCATAAGCTCATTTATTTTAACAGGGCCAACGCCATACAATTTGCCTAATTTTTTCTGTAATGAAAATTGCGGGTCATTTAATGCCCTTTCAACAGCTGTCATTTTACCCGTCTCAATCAACTCTTTAATCTTCGCATTAATTTTCTCACCAATACCATTTATATTCTTAATATCATCCATATTATTTATAGGCCCTTCAAATATCTCGAGAGAATCAATAACTTTGCCATATGCTCTCGCTTTAAAAGGTTCCTTATTAAGCTTATCAAAATCCTCCAATATTTTAAGATTATCTATAATAGCCCTCTTATAATCAACTGGCGCTTTAGCTTTCGTGGCTTTTGTGGCATTCTGTTTCTTTTCATTAGCAACTACTACTGCGACAGGAGCAGGGACTTCGGGTACTAGAGGGACAGAGGGGATATCTTCGTTGGCTGGCTGAGAAGGAAGAGGAATTGGCAATAGAGGAAACGCGAGTAACTCTTGCTTTTTGTTTAATTGCTTTAAATAATTGGCACCTACGCATTTGCCTGTACGAGGGTTTAGGACTTTTGGTGGATTACAAACTTTGCTCATTCTTATTTATTAAATATAATAAATATTTATAAAAATCATTCAATTTTTCTTTTTTTACACAGATTTTGTTTTACTGCGAGTATATGCATTGGTCTTGGTCTTTGGAGATGAGCTTGTACTCGTGTTTGATAATTTTGCAAAATTAACTTTGTAAGGCTGTAAGGGACAAGGAGGTATATGGATATCATATGGAATATCTTTGGTACAATTCTTCAACAATGGTATTCTTTCCAGCTTGTCATAGATATCTTTAAAAGGCTTTCTCTTTGCATTGCATTCGTGTATCAATTGTTTATTATAATTATTAGGGATTATGCCGTAAGTATATATTAGCGGGAATGAAGAATAATTATCAGCTACTTTGTGATCAAAGTATATAGGGTATTCTCTTATATATTTAGGATTATCTCCATAGTATAAGAAGAGCTTTTCAATTTTCTCTTTGGACATCAATTCATATATTGGTTTCATAAGATAAATGCTTCTATCTAGAAACATAATAGAACCTTCATTATTATTGTCTGTACAGCTCTTTTTAATTATATCAATTGCAGTATTTGACATAAAAGGGATTAAGATAAATATGTCAAATCTTGTATTTTGAAAGTTATCTTCTATTGTATTAGCCATTTGCGACCCCGAATAACTCGCGTCATCAGCTATTATAACTGGCAAGGATTTGTCAAGTTTTTTAACATCATTTATAATCTTAATAGTATATTTTTTGTTATTTATATATTTATTAACAATCTGCATTATCCAATAAGAAGATTTATTGATATCATCTATATTTATAAAGAATTGTAATACGTTGGTCTTTAATATTTCCAGCATTTCTTTAATTGCTACCTTGTATGTTTTCAAAAATTGGTTATGATTTATATAAACGGTTTTAAGGATAAACTCAGAAGCTATTTGTCTTATTGAAGGGTCGCTTCTCTCTAACCATAATGACACATTATTTGTATCAAATGGATGTCTATTAGGCTTCTTAATAATTATGCTACTAGAGCTCTTGCTCTTATCACTCATTCTGCTATCTATATTACATATTGAAAAAAAGTAAAATAAGCCAGATTTTTCTAAAAAATTGAAAAATGAAAAAATAAAGATTTTTTGGTGTATTGCTAACTGTTCTGTTAATCTAAGTATTTTTTATAATAAATATTGAGAGGCTATTGAGAGGCTATTGAGAGGCTATTGAGAGGCTATTGAGAGGCTATTGAGAGGCTATTGAGATATTAGTATTACCATTATGATAACTTTAAAAGACACTGGATATTTCTAAATTTTGAAAATTAAAATTTGAGTACATCTCTTGATTTATTTTGTAATTTCTAAAAAACTTTTGAAATTTTTGAAAAAACAGAAAGATGTACTCAAATTTAAAAATGAAAAATATAGATATTTTAGTGTCTCAAGAACTGCTCTATTAATCTAAGTATTAATAGATATTGAGAGGCTATTGAGAGGCTATTGAGAGGCTATTGAGAGGCTATTGAGAGGCTATTGAGAGGCTACCGAGAGGCTACCGAGAGGCTATTGAGAGGCTACCGAGAGGCTACCGAGAGGCTATTGAGAGGCTACCGAGAGGCAAAAATATAAAAAGATATATAATATGATATATAGTGCGTAATAGTGCGTAATAGTGTTTAAGAGATAATATGGAGATATTTAGATGCTGTATAATATGCGGTATTTAAACTTGGAGGATTCTAGAGATTCATATACGGGTATTACTATATATTTGCATATCTTATTCTCATTTTTGATATACATCGCGTTTATAGAGGCTATATTGGCTTCAGTGTGTCTATCTTCAGGCTTTAATTCATCTCGCTTCTTACCATTATATTTTCTGAGATATTTTGTAATATAATAGCCTTCAATATCGCAGAAATATTTAGCAGGGTCTTCCGCAAGCTCTATTTTAATATGGAAGATATCGCATAGCATTTTAGATACTTCAAGCATACTATCGGCAAACTTATGGAATTCAAAGTATTCGGCATCTTTCTCTTCAAAATTATTCTTAAGCTGATATACTCCTGTGATTTTATCACCATTATTGAAAGGCTCCAGGTATTTATTGGAGTCCAATTTCTTGCCCCCGTGCTTCGCTACAACATTCTTAGCACATTCCTCCATCACCTGGCATATATTTTTACACCTTTTCGTAGAATATACATCTGTCGCCTTTTTGCGTTTATCCCAATTCCTGAATCGCCCAGTAATTCTGCCAAACAATTGATACATAGTGTCATTCAATATATTATCATAGCCAAATATAGCAGCTGTGAAGCTTCCGAGCTTCTCAGATACAAGTGTTTGACCCATACCGACGCAAATGAAGCCAATATATACAAGCGGCCTTTCGCTTATATTATTTGCCTCCATATAATTCGCTATCAAATCTCCCAGCTCGCCTTCTTTCAATACGATAGGCTGTGATATCGTATCGCCATCCGTGTTTTTATATTGAATGTTCTTTTCAACACTATTCAGAACTATAATTACACACGATGGCTCGTGTTTAAATAGACACTCTCTTAAATAATTATGGGTAATCCTTCGCACATTAGCGGGTATAAATACACGGCTATATTTACTCAATATATCTGGATACTTTTTGAGAGTATCCTTGATAAAATTCATAGTAAATATTTCGTTGTCCCTAAAGCCCACATCAGCATAATTGGCATTTTTGGTGCTTTTATATGCACTATCATTGTCTCCATAGCATATAAAGTTAGTATCATTATAGCCTATGTAATCCGTGTCATAATAGTTATCTATATGCAATATATTGATGTTAGACCAGAATCCCATCTTATTGTCGCTCCAGATATTATTAGGTGATGCTGACATCGCATACATTGCCGATACAATCTCCAAATCATTGATAGTCTCAATATGCTTGCGAATATTACATACAGTATTCTTAATATATTTATGAAGCTCGTCAAAATATACGAAGACACGCTTGACAGCTGTATTGCCCTCGCCGAGCTTATAAATAGTATCAAAGCAATCGTTGAATCTCTTAGTATTACTACACGCTATGACAATCCGGGGCATATTCCATTCTGCCTTTGTAGCCTTGGTCTTCTTAGTTTCCTTTTCTTCGGGTTCATTTAATATATGAGCTGCCTGTTTGATGTGCTTGTAATCTCCCTTATATACAGAAGCAAATACACATACCGAACCATCACCATATTTATCATTGACTTCGCTCAACCGGTTAGAAAATTGCTTATTATTCAGAAGCGTATTCATAGTAAGTACTATGTGAATGCTACGCCCTTGCTCTTCATCTTGTTCCAGACTTTCCATAATTTTATTGACTATGACGAATGTCTTACCCATCTGCGTAGGAAGAACACAGAGATTGAACTTGTTATGTTCCATCACCGTCGCCTCTTGTAGCCTCGCAAGTTTAGATAAGAGTTTTTTTGAGCCAAGAACTTTTCTAATAACAATTATATAGGACTATTAGGCTTCTATGAGTCAATTTTTATTATTATAAAAACATATTTATTCTAAGTGTATAAAAAATAAAAAATAATATTAGATGGATTATAAGAAGTTTGAGGAGAATATATATAAATATATTTTAGAATATAATAAAGGCAGAGAGAAGGCTATTAAGAAGGTGGAGAAAGTTCAAAAAATATTGAATCTTACAAATGAAGAAATATCGCAGATTATTATTTCTTTTGATAATCTGTTGAGTAAAAATGTATATAAATATTATTATAACAAAGCTTCTTTAATAGGTAAAAGCATATACACAAAGCCCGATGGTGCCCCTGAAGATAATGTTAAAACCTGTATATCTAAAATATACAAAATAAAGTCTCTTGTAAAATTGAAGAGCTTATCTGAAAATACCTTTGCTACAAAAATAAAAGATAAGGATAAGATTATTAATTTTTCTTTATACGACGACTATAGTATTGAGGAAAATTATAAAAACTTGGAGAAACGCAAGTTCGTATATAAAGAACTCGCGAAGAGAGAACTGATACCAAAGATAAATGATATTATTATGTGTAATAATAAATGCGATAATTCCAAACCGCAGAGAGTTAAAAAGGCAGATTCAGGATATTATATAATAGTATATGATAATCCGGCAGACTATAGACAATTAAATGCCGAAAATATAAACAAGTTATCGGCAGAAGACAAGAAGAAACTGCTTGCTAATTTGGAATTATTCGCGCAAAAAATACTTGACAATAAAATTATATCATATACCGAATTTGTTGGGGAATATTTTGAAGGAGGTATTAAATGGCTATTCTTTGATAATAACCTAAAGATTGTAATTATTATAACAGACAGCTATTCTATGTATCAATTTAGTGATAAAGAAAAGGCTACTATGGATAAAAAGACCCTTTATAAAAAAATAACTAAGAAGCTTTTAAATAATACCGAAAGAATACAGGGTTTATATGTCAAAAAATATGTAATATTGAGATTATTACAAGAAAAACAGTTGATTATATAAGAACAATTGCTATATGCATGGATAATATGGTCTGATATTTTACAATTAATAAAAAAATTGACAAGAAGCAATATTAAAATAATTATACAATGTTTCAAAACATCGTCTTCGCGGTAGCCCTCTTCGCTACTATTGCTATGTCTAACATCGGCATAACCGATGCACGGATGAGAATTAGCAGAATGAGAACATCTAGATGCGACTGTGCATCTACTGTATCAAAAGAAAGAGATGAAGCCTATAATAAATACAATACGGCTATTAGCATTTCAGAAAAGATTATTACCATAAATAATTGTCCGCCGGGAAAAGAATTTAAATACGACGATTACAGTGATGATTATAAAGTTAATTGTAATAACTGTCCTGATAATTATTATAGGACTTCTACAAATACATCTTGCCTTCATTGTCCGGTTGGTTATTATTCTAAATCGGGAGATGCTGAATGTACTAAAGCTAAAACAAATAGTAGTAATGTGCATACTTTTTGTGGCGAAGGTAGTATTTCTGGTAATAACAAGTTTGCCGAATACAAAGAGAGTTGCTATAGTTGTTATGCGGAAAATAAAGAATATATGCCTTACAAAAATAATCACGATAGTTGTTTTATCTGTCCTAAAGGAAGTATCGTAGATAGAGCTGCAAAAAGTTGCACTGAATGTCCTGCCGGATATTATGAAAAAGATAATATATGTATAGAGTGTGATATTGGAACATATAACGATAAACTTGGTGCATCTAAATGTAATGTATGCAATAATCAAAATGCTATTGCATATAATTCTGTAGGAGGATATAATTGTGATAATAGCATATTCTATGATTTGACGGATACAATTAAAAATAATCTAATCAATATGGATACGGTATTAAAGCCACTTGCATATAGTGCGAATCTTGGTGTCGCAATGATTAGCAATAATCGTCGTGCAGCCGAAATCGTTATTCCCGGTATTGCGATAACATATTTCGCTATTATTAGTATGTAAATGTCTAAGATATGTATAATATGTAATTATATATTTTTATATTTTTATATTTTTATATTTTTATATTTTTATATTTTTAGCAAGTTAACAAATACTATTTGTATATAATTAGATTATAAAAACTTATTATATAAATAAAAAAATGATTCTATATATATAGATTATAAAGGGCATAATGGCGATTACATATAAAGCAAATATTGTTGAGGATGTTCTAAAGGTTATGGAACATTTGAATGATACCAAAATATCTAAACCTATTATGACAATTTATGAGTTTGACAAAATAATTGCACTGAGAACACAGCAAATTGCATCTGGCGCTCCGCTATTTATTAATGATATGACAACTAATGTCAAAAGCAATATGGAATTGCGTCAAATAGCCCTAAAAGAACTTACAGAAGGACGATTGCCTTTTATGGTTGAGAGAAAATTGCCTAATAACAAGAAGGAATATTATAGAGTTCGCGACCTTGATTTAGTAGCTGTCAGAGATAGAATTAGATAATGTATGTAAAAATTGATAAGTAATAAGTATTTTCTTTTAAAATACTTGCATAAACTGTATAATATGAATTGTCCCCTATTGAACGATGATATAATGTATTATTTAAAAGGTCATATATATATTAATGATTATGACAAAATGAAAAATGTATCTGTAAAATACAGAGATTTATTTGATTTGAATCCAATTTTATATAATAAATATTATGATATATTATTAACTATTCGCGGCGTTTCCATAGAACACATATTTGATATTATAGATTTAAATATTAGAAATAAATATAAATTAAAAAGGAATAAAACAATTAAAAAGAAACTCTTAAAATATTCAAGTCTTTTAGAAATATGTATTAATAATAAACACATATTTGTTATAGAATATCTAATTGATATAATATACAATACATCTAAAAAAAAATTTGATAATATTATAAGTACTATTAATCATTTATATAATAATGATGAATTATATTACGGAGACATAACTAAATTTTGTTCTTCTTTAACAATTATCATTCAATATTTTAAAAATGATATTATTTATAATAATCAAAATTTAGAATTGTTATTCCAATTGAATATAGCTATATTACTTTTAATTATAGTTAAGAAGTTCAGTTTTTGTAATGAAATTATTGAAAACTATAATAAGTGTTGTATTGATTTATTCAAGACGCAAAATATGAAAATAACTGAATATTTAGATATTATTCAACAAGGGATGTATGGTGATGAAAAATATTTTAAAAAATATTATATTAATTATATAATAAATATATTACAACAATTGTATATTGATGTATAATATTATATAATATATAAAAAAATGATATCATATATAAAAATTATAATATAAATGAGCGAATTATTTTTACAAGATGATATCATAGATGCTTTTAAATCTAAAATTGATATAGATGATTATGATAAATTAAAAAGGGTATCTATAAAATATAAGAAATATTTTGATTTGAAGCCTATTATAGATTCAAAAAAATACGATGATATTATGATTATACAAGGATGTACGGTAGATATCCTCTTAAGTATCATTACAAGACATGTAATAGAAAAATATAATTATAAAGAGATTAAAGAAATTGCAGAACAAATCTTGAAAAATAAAGGTAAGTTTAGTTTGACATTAGATAATAAAGGGCATAGTATTTTGAAATATGTTATAAAACTTTATTATAGTTGCTATAACAATAATTACAACGGTATTATATTTTCGCTTTGGATTTTTCGCAATTTTTGTAATAAAAATTTAAATCTTACTAATATTGAATATTTTGTTAATCCTATCATATCATATATTGAAGATATCAATAGAGAAGATACCTTATCACTATTTAATATAGACGATGAATATAATGATATTGACAATAGCAAAATAGTTATATGTATAAATCTGAAAATATATTTATTAATTATTATGAAAAGATTAAATACAATAATACCAGAAAAATCACCAAAGAAACTTGATAATCAGACGATAGATATTATAAATAGAAGTTTGCAAGAAAATGTAATAGATTACATTGATTTTAACACAAATGCTCTTGGTTTCCCAAATTATTACATAAACTATGTAAAATATATTTGTAATAAAATAATGCTATGATGCGAATGCTAAAATAGGGGCAATATACAACTTTTATTTACACACACTATATTACAATATTGATAATGATCTGAAAAATCGGTGATAATTTCGGTACCGTTGGCAGTCAAATATGAAAACTTGTGAAACCCCTTTTGCTCTAAATAATTTATGACATCTATCATTTTCGTTTTATTATCTAAAAATGTCCCCCCATATTCAAATTGTACGACTTTTATATTTTCTATATAATCTCCAAACCCTTTGATAACATTCAATTCATATCCTTCAGTATCTATTTTCAGGAAATCTATATTTTTTATGTCATTATTGATTATATAATCCTTGCCAGTTTTAATATCCAATAAAATCTTATTGGCATCATCGCTAATATAACAGCTATTCGTTCTATCATAAAATGATTGATACTTGGGATAATAATAGGTCTGCTTGTTCTCTTCTCCCAGACCAAAGTTATTAAAATACGCCGCCTTATTAACATTCTTAACATTCTTATTTTTCTTTAATTATTCTATAAATTCGCTTACCGGATCAAAGTAATGAACTTCTCCTGTAAAATTGACAAACTCGCTGTCCGTGCGACATCCTACATCAAATATACAATCTATCTTGTCTCTAATATTCATAAAAAATACATATTCGCCATTTGTTCTGGAATCGCAATTATTAAACATAATAACTATAACAACTTAGATAACTTAATAAATAATAATATAATTAATCATAACCATTTTTCGCACCAACAATGAGGGAGACCGCCCTATGGGGGAGACCGCCCCCAACGCGGTTTTCAAGGGAAGGCTATTGAGAGGCTATTGAGAGGCTATTGAGAGGCTATTGAGAGGCTATTGAGAGGCTATTGAGAGGCTCGCGAGCTATTTGTGATAGCGTTATGATGTCTTAAAAAGGGGCTGGAATATCTATATTTTTCATTTTTAAATTTGAGTACATCTCTTGATTTATTTTGTAATTTCTAAAAAACTTTTGAAATTTTTGAAAAAACAGAAAGATGTACTCAAATTTTAATTTTCAACTTTTAGATAAATCTGGTTTCTTTTTGAGACATCGTAATGGTATTATAAATAGCTCAATAGCCTATCGGTAGCCTCTCAATACCGCGTTGGGGGCGGTCTCCCACATAGGTCTCCCCTACCCCAAAGGGCTATTTTAGTGATACATAATATCTGTATTTCCATAGCTTCTTTTTATTTTTATTTATAAAGGTTCTATATTTAGTGTTCCATATTTCACACCAGCTATCCTTAGAATAATTACTCATATTTAATATGTAATTAGATGAAGATATATAGGGTCTGCGCATAGTTTTTCCTCCAGTTGAAAAGAATACCATATCATAGACATTCTGATACATTACCCATTCATAAGAATCGCAAGAGAACTCCATAAACCATCTAAAGCCCTCGCTCGGTTTTATATTGCAGAGATTCATATAATTTCCTATAACCATTAAGCGTTTAATATGATGCAAATAGCCTGTATCAAATGCTTCACGAATGCTGTCGTCTACTGGGATTATCCCTGTATTCCCAGAATACCATTCTTTCCCGAGCAATTTATTATTTCCAAAATAATTTCCAGAAAAATCTACATATAAATAGCATAAATGCTGATACTCGCGCCAGAATAATTGTCTTATAAAGCCTTCATAGCTATTCATAGGAATATCACGCGTTTTTCGCTCTCTTTCTAATATATCTATGATATCTCCGGGATTTATAAGGCCTATGTTTATTAAAGCAGACATTAGAGAATGGCATAGATGCCTATTATTCTTATCTATATAATCCTGGTAATTCCCGTAATTTTTTATTTTATTTTTAATAAAATGTTCTAGCCATTTTATAGAATCGGTGTGTGTTATAGGATATATAAAATATATTGAATCATTATCATTTCCTGATACTCTAGCGTTATTTACTTTTATCACACCACAGTTATTTTTAAAATTCTTCTCAACATATTTAGAGGCTTCATCAATATACTTAGATATATCTTTTCTCACAGCGACATCCACGTAAGGCTGAGATACGCATATAATATTCTTCGGCTTCTGTCTATTCAGTTTATCCTGAGATTTAATTTTTGGTATTATATTGAGCTCCTTCTTTGACCACATATAAAAGGCGTTAAAGAAAAACTTGCCAGTTTTCTCACGATATCTCTTGATATGTTCTCGTGTCAGTAATAAATTGGGTGTATCCTTATCATATATTATGGTGTTTCTTGGAAGCTTTAATATATCCAACTTATTTATTGGGTAATATAGAGTATATTGTTCGGTTTCCGCGAGTTTCTTACCAAACTCCACATATACCACAGAATACCCATTCTTTTTCATCAAATCATATTGATATCTCATAGTCGCGCGATGTAGCAACAACTTCTTTTTATTATAATTATAATCTGTAAAAAAATGAGGGCATTCCCATAATATATACTTGAAAGACTTATTAAAATACTTGATATCAAATAGCTGATTCGGCAGAATTAGAAAAATCATTTGCTTGTTATTCTTATTTTTATTCTTATAAATCTTCTATTATTCATTTATTTTTTTAATAATATATTGTCTATTTTAAGGGCGACGGCATCAACCGTATAATTATCATTATAATATTTCATATCCTTGTCTTCAAATATGGGGCGATTGATAAATTCCAGGTATTTTGCATCATCGTTATCCAATTCAATAATTTCATTCATTAATTTTTCATAAGACTCTACGCTTTCATCTTCAAGGAATAACATAGAGTTCCTATTAAATACCTTGTGTATATGCTTAGAACTCCAATATATAGGGATACTCCCGGCGATATAAGGATTTACTATCTTCTCTGTAGAATATGTCCCGAGCCTGTGATTTTCAAAGCATATAATAAACTTATAATTGCTTATGAATGCTCTGAACTCGTCGCTCCAATAATTGTGTCTTATGACATAATTGATGTTATTACAATATTTGCCGCCAGAATCTACCTTTTTATAGCTATTTAAAAGATGGAACATCTTATTGCGTGTATTACAGGCGTCGTTAGATACTATAAAACAACAGAACTTCTCGGGTATCTTTGTTATCTTCGGGCGATTGATTAACCTTTCCATAAAATTATTATTCTGTATATATACGGCATACAGGGGCAAATCTACGACATTTTTATGCGTTTCCGCAGAATACAAGAGGACATCGTACTTATCCGGATTAGATATATAGGGTTCGCCTGAATAAAATATCTTATATCTCCATCTTTTTATATCAGCCAAAGTGGAGCCAAAGACGGATTCAAATAGCACATTGGCTATATTTAAATTATCAGTAATCTTAAAATTACGCATAAAAGTCTTAGAAAATATCTTTTCAAATATAGCAATAGTATTCGCATCCGTATTATTTATAAAACCATACCAAAACGCATTAACATATATATAATATTCCGTGTCCTTAGTGGGCTCCGCTTCCTTAACAATCTCCATAATGCCAATATGTATCTTAAATATACAATAATATAGCTGTGCTTATATATTTATAACATATATAAAAAATGATTACAGTTATAAAGATATAATATAACTATGAATACGAATCCCTACGTAACTCATTACATCAGCAATTCAATAACTGTCCCTAATGCGCCTACTAAATCAAAGGAAGCAAGGAATTTGCTATATGACAATTTCACACCTCCAGGAATTAAACTGGCTATCTGCAAAGTCTTGAACTTTGAAGACACTAAAAATGAAGATAAATAAAAATGTTATGATTATTATAATATTTTATAAAAATTGATTGCATATCATATTATATCTATTATCACATAGTCTAAATAAGACAATATGAATACTCGCTCCAAAACTTCATCTACCTTTGCGAAGACATATATTCCCAAAGAGTCGGCGCAAGTAATGGATATGCCCGCTGAACAATTGTGTCCTTGCGGTGGAGGACAGTCGTGTATTGTTGATAGAAGATGGGTCGGCGACTGGGTGCACGAAGATAATGTATTTACAAATACAGGATTGCCTATTAGAAAAAATTGCTTCACAAGCTTTACATCGGCACAAAAGAAGCAATTAGGCAAATATCAATAAATAATAATAAACTGTGATAAGTAATGTATGTATGTGTGTGCGTGTGTGTGTGTATATATTTTTTATATTTTCATTATTCCTTAAAAATTGATAGAATGTAATTATATTACTGATAATGGGTAAGACTATTTTATGTCCTATTACTAAATATCCTGATATTGAAGATTTTGAAAATAACATATTTCGTATTGAATATGTTATGTTGGGAGACTATAATACTATTTCATCAAGAAATTATAATAGGGCAAATAACTATTTTAGAAATAATAATATTACTGGATTTAACAGGAAAAAATACAAGATTTCTTCGCATATCCCTATGATACACGATACATTAAGCTATTATCATTTAAATAAGAATATGAATGCAATTTTCAAAATTGGAAAATATGCTTCTATTGATACTACGGATTTGATGTTGATGAGACAGCTAATTGATAAAAAACAGAGATATGACACTTTACTATACAATCCCAATAAATACAGAAAGCCTATGGTGTCCTCTTACAGATTTGAATTATAATCAGCAATAAGCAATTATCATATAAAATATATATGCTATATAATTAGTAATTAATGCCAATTAACATAGAAGCCCTCTATGATGTTATGGAGAGTATTGATAAAAAATATATATTCACATACACACTCTATGATAAAAAAATAACTAAAAAATACTTTTCTATTTGGAAGAACTATCATGATGCGTCTTTTTAGGAAGCAATATATCTATAATTATCAATAATTCTAAAACATATTCTGTTGCATTTCTAATGTATCCGCATTTCTTCTTTAATACTCTAAACGCTTTTATATCTCTATATTTTATGTTATGTATACAAGGTATTAAATGATATGCATGGTTAATATCAGCAACGAGCAGAATATAAAATATGTATTTAATTATATTCATAATTTGTTCTAAATTATATTACTATTTATAAAAATTGATTGTTTATATGTTTTATTTTTTACCATCTAAGAGCCAAAGCATCTACCGATACACATTTGCATAATCAGCCAACAAGAAGCCAACAAGAAGCCAACAAGAAGCCATGTCTACCGGTCATAAGAACTTTGTTGTAGGCTTTCGTAATGATAGTGACAATGTTAATGCTATTATGAACGGTGGATATGGAAAGAATATTATGGATATTATGGTTGCTATCAATTCATCTGGTGATTATGAAGATGCTAAGAAACAGAAGATCCCTTGTATCCAGAACTATATCTATAAAAATATGCAGTATATTGATTTCTTAATCTATTTGTACGGACATTCTCTTGTTATGGAGGACTATATAAATAGATTTGGGCCCATTCAATATTCGCCGATTCTTGAGGTAGATTTTGCCACGATAATCATAGATAATATCATTGTCATATACGAGGCTCGCGAGTTTCCCGTAAATACACCAATATCCCTTGTTGATTCCTCAATTCAGTACGATTCGCAAGATATAGAATCCGACGATGCAAGCGTTGCAGATGAAAAGCATAATAACTATGATAGTTATTTGGACGACGAAGAAGAGTTGTCTACATCACAGCTAATTAGTAAATATGATAATATTCTAATGGACGATGATATCTTGAAGATTCTATCTGATAATTAAAAGTAAGGGTATATATAATTTATTATGTAAATATATATTTTTTATTTTTTTACTAAGTATAATAGAATATGAAAAATCCTCCGAAAAAGCAAAATAAACTTGTGTTGAATAATATTGAAGAGCTATTGATTAGAGAGTATTATTTGAAATATTTGCCGAATAATGGAGAGCCTTTCAATAAGCCCAATACTATATATGACAAAGAAATTCTTAATTATAGCAAAATAATTCGCTTGTTACGTTAGTTACATTAGTTGAGATATTTGCCAGCAATCATATTCTTTATACTATCTATATCTTTTTTGATGGTCTCATTTTCTTTTTTTAATTCTTTGATTTGTCCGGTTAATTCTTTGATAGCCTCTACAAATATGGGACCTAATCTCTCATAGCATATTGTAAGATATGATTTTCCTGATTTTGAAGTAATGTTTCCGTTATCATCTCTTGTCATATCAAACGGTGCTATTTTAACAATTTCGGGAAGTACGCTTTGAACCTCTTGAGCACTGAGACCTATTTGTTTTTCATTTTCAAATCCAACTTTTAATGCTTCTTCGTTTGGATGATAGTAGTAGCCGTTAAGATTACTTATAATATCCAGAGAATTACTGATATTAGAGGTAAATATTTTCAACCGCTTGTCAGAATAACCTGATGTTATTCTGCCAGTCGCTATGATATTTCCCATAATATGTAGCTTTTCTAAGGGAAGTATTGGTGGCGTTGAAGATTCATTGAAAACGCCCACACCCATATTTCCATCGTTTGTTATAATTGTGCGAATCTGATTGCTTTTAGCTATTTTTAATAAACTCCCTGCGCCATTCTGATTAATCTTAAATATAGCTTCTGTTCCTGCATTTCTTGTTCCTTCAATTTGCAAAGCTTGTAAAACTACATTATCTAAATCTCCAATATCAAATGTACCACCAGCTATCTCTATGCCTTCATTAAAAATAACCTTTTGAAAAAATTTGAAATTATTATTATTTTCAAGAGTACCATTATTGAGTGCCCCTATCTGATATTCAAGAACATTACCTCCTATGTTTTCTAAAGAGAAGCACCTGTTTTTATTTCCACAAAAGAGTTTGTCTATATTATCCAAAGTAAAATTATTTATTCGCTGTGATATTATATTTGAATTATATTCGTCCATATTAACGCCATTTATTTTATAGACTCCATCTATAATATTGATATCTCCATTAACTATCAAGCGATTTGAACTATCCTCTGGCAAAATACCTATGCCTACACAGTGACTATCTGTAATTGTTTGAGGGGGATAAAATATATAATCATCAACTTGTCCCCATCGCGACACTGTACCGCTGTTATTTTCAAATGTTAGCTCATTATTATTGTTTAATTTGAATTGAGTACTTAATTTAAGTACTCCCAACGTATTGGAGGTTGCAATTGGATAATCTCCTAAAACATCATAAGTTAGCGGCTGCCCACCAATTAACAAATTGCTATGCGAAGGTAGTTTGATATTTCCATTAATCTCAAACGCATTCTCAATATTATCCCATTTTAAATCGCTGCTTTGAGCAATAGTAGTTCTATCAATATCGTTGTTATTATTTAAGTTAGCTAATAAAACTCCGCCCTTTATATCAAATCTCTTGAGACCAGTGCCTCCTCTCGTAACACCCAGTACACCCTGAGTAATACTAGAAGCATCTATGCTCCTCAATTTAGAACCGTTTCCTTCAAAAAACAGAGTTTTTAACACATTATCTTCAAATATAAGATTCTCGGATTGCCTTATTTTATTATTGTCTCCGTATATCAACTGATTCGGTATAATATTCGGCACCCCCGTACCTCCTTGTAAGACATTCAAAACGCCCGCATTAATATTAGAGGCATTTATATTATATATATTGCTTCCAGTTCCTATTAGCTCGCGAGCATTTATAATTCCAGCAACATCAAGAGCTGACCTGGGTATCGTCGTGCCTATCCCGAGATTTCCTCGTAATAATGTTGTTCCGTATATATCTAAGACATTATTTGCAGAGGCACTTGCGCTATCTTTGAAATTAATTTGTAAAAAATTGCTCGTATTCATAACATTTCCGAGAATATTTGAAGATATAAGAATGCCGTTGTTTAAAATGTCTCCATTTATATCTAATTTTTTCTTAGGATTTCCATTATTAATACCCACATTACCATTTTCTTTTATAGTAAAATAATCCGAATATAATAATGAATTATATGTAGTATTGCCAGAACTGTTTAATATTTTATAATCATTTCCACTTAATCCAATATTCCATACCATTATTTAATATATATATTATTTGTTCTCTTATTATTTTTAAATAATATAAATAATACAATTACTATAATTACTACAATTACTATAATAAGATATAATATAGATATATTATAGATATTGGAGCTGATATTATGAAGGATAAGTGCGATAATGTTATTACATTAAAACAGTATGGCCCGACTTGTTGGTTCAATAGTATTCTAATGGCCGTATTGTATAGCGATGAAAGTCGCAAACTTCTCTTAAAAAAATCTAAGAAATGGAATAACAAAATCCTAATATTCAAAACCCTGAAACATATTCTTGAAAAAAAGTATTTTCGTTCAAGTAATATTTATAATGATTACGAATATTTTGATAAAATAAGACCAGAATACATATTAGAAAAGCTGTATAAATATAATAAAAAGAAGTTCTCGTTTAATCCTAAAATTAAAAAGGGAGGTTATGCTCCTGCTCTGTATATAAGGAAAATCTATAAATTATTAGGTGCCAAAGTATTATTTTTGGATTATAAAGATGATTTACTGTATTACTCAAAATATAATAATACGACTGTTAATGCTGCTGTTAAAAAGGGGCCTATAATAGAGTTCGTTGTAAAGTTTGTTTCCAAGGAAAAGGTTTTAGAGAAGTTTGAAAATCCCGATGTTATTATTATTAATTTTGCGAAATCTATCGTGGATAGTATACCAGGATATTACAAAGTTCCCACTGATTCACCCTTTTATAATATAGTTTCTTTTAATGACAAAGTTGCCATCAAGGGAATGAACTATATCCAAGATTCCGTTATATTATCAAATTGGAATCGCACAGAAATTGGAGGACATTCAATAGCCGGTATTAAATGCAGGGATAATAAATATGTATATAACGGATGGACACGTGGAACGATTGATATACATTTGCAGAATGTTAATTTTACTAAAGAAGATTATGATAAAGAAAGGCTGTGGGTAGCTGAAGTAATTAATAAACGAGTTGTCTATGTCAATATTAAAACTAAAATTATTTTTGATAAATTGCCAGTTGGCGGTATATTAGTTTCTGATAATATACATATCCCTTGTGAATTAATGAAATACGATTGGAATGTTAGGAAAAATAGCGAGTTTTGTATAAATAAAAAAAAATGTCTTTTAGATACTCACTCTAATAAAAGTATTAAGGAAATTATCAATAAAGATAAAAACGAGCTATGTTTTTCATTTAATAAAGGCCCGCGACTCCTTATATATGTTAGAAAGAATAGCGAGAATAGCGCAGGTGTCTCTGGTAAGGATAAGGGCGAGAAGGAATGTCCCGAAGGCAAAGTGCTTAATCCTCTTACAAATAGATGCATCAATATTAAATCTATAAATAAATTGGCTAAAAATACTCTTAGCAAAATTGACAAAAAATGCCCGGAAGGTAAAGTTTTGAACCCCAAAACAGGGCGCTGTATTAAGAAGGAGAACTTTTTGAAGGCCAATATGCCTCCTGGAGTTAAACCGGAACCCAAGAAATGTCCCGAGGGTAAAGTGTTGAATCCCAAAACGGGGCGCTGTATTAAGACTGATAACTTTTTGAAGGCCAATATCAAGACCAAGACCAAGACCAATATGCCTCCTGGAGTTAAACCGGAACCCAAGAAATGTCCCGGGGGTAAAGTGCTGAATCCCAAAACAGGTCGCTGTATTAAGACTGAGAACTTTTTGAAGGCCGCGAGAAAGGCAAAAGCGGTATATTAGGTAGAAGATATAAGAGTTATTTATATAATTAGTTATATTTAGATATGAAAATACTCAATTTAGTGTTGTATAGTGATAATGACGAAATCTATGTGCAGATGTATCAAGCTTTATCAGGATATTATAAGGGGTTTAGTGATGTCTCCACATATTTTTATAAATACAATGAGAATATCTCTGGTAATATTGAGATAACCGGCGATATAATAAATATCAAGGGAAGAGAGAGCTATATGCCCGGCATATTAAATAAGACAATAGATGCCTTTATGCTATTCAAAAATAATGGCGAATATGAAAAGTACGATTATATTATCAGGAGCAATATAAGCTCTATTGTTAATTTCTCATTATTGTCCGAACAGTTAGAATTGAATCCTGTAGAATATTATGGAAGTACTAACATAGGTAATATAACTTTAGATAATACTAATATACCCTTTGCATCCGGGACTAATATTATAATGTCCAAGAAGGGCTATATGACTTTGGTTGATAATATTAATTTATTGAATAGAGCTTATATTGATGATATTAGTATAGCAGTATTTTTTCATAAATTAAATATAAAAATTACAAATGTAGGTAAAGCTGGAGAGAGTGGTTTTGTGTTTGTTCCTATGATAAATAATAATTTGGAATATGAAAAATTAGTCAGTCATAATTATTTAGTATATCGCAATAAAAGTGAGAATAATAGGCAATACGATGTTATTAATATGAAAAACATTATAAAATATCTCACATAACATCTCTAAATCGCAAGAGATACTAGCAGTTATATGAATAAAGGTATGTTAAGTAATATTTACTATTATCTATTTCCTTTAGTTTTTCTACATTTAGCGAGTATTTATTGGCATTACAAAAGCCTAATATATTTTCAAATAATAGCGTGTCATCTTCAAGATTATTATTGGGATTGGCGAAAATGTTTAACATTTTGAAGCGACCATTCGCGACCTTTCTCAATAAACAAATATAATTTACATCAGAATCCTTGCTATTATATACTCCAACGACTATATTAGGAGCCGAGAATCTATTCTTATTTAGCCATATGGTATCACTAATTATTTTTTCCTGATATTCCTTGTTATCCTTAGACCATTTATAAAAGGTACTGTATACATTATTATAATTTAATATACAAACGTTGCCATTATTATAATTGCCAAATTTAGATATACTATGAGGACCAATATTTATAGGATAGGAATATATAAATGATGTATTTAAGATATTTACAAAGGCCAAATAGATGCCAATTAAATACCCCTTCATATATTTTATTTATTATTATATAATACTTATATATAATTATTTTTATCACGACTTCAGTCAAGTCGTAATAATTCTATGATTATAATTATTGAAAAAGGCTTTTTATATAGTTATAGGGTCTAAGGAAATATAATAATATATAATAATATAATATAATATAATATAATATAATATATATATCTATGATTTCTTCATATAGATTAGGGGATTTAGTTTTATTACATTTGAGTGAGTGGGAAAAAAATGAGATTCTCAGCGACTATCCTCAATCAATTGGTAGTAAATATATTATTAAAAAAAGGGAACATTGCGATGTCGGAAATATTGATTTGATAACGCAAATTGTTATGGATAATATTGAAAAATATAGTCATTTATTGCCTAAAAATATTACTGAAAGTACTGTGATACATTTAAGATTGGGGGATGTTATAGCTGGAAATGAATGGCACGAAAAATGTAAACGTCCTTTAAAAACTGACTATCTTAAATCATTAGTAGCCGAAGATATGAACCCCAAATATGTTATTGGAAAATGTTTTTTTGCTAAAACAAGTTCAAAAAATTATGAAGAATGCATTTCTGCATCTAATGAATATTTAAATAATGTAATTACTGAATTGCGGGCAGAATATTTTGACTCAGGAAATGCAGATATAGATTTATATTGTGCTGTTAAATCAAAAATATTTATACAAGGTAAAGGATATTTCAGTAAGTTAATAGTTGAAATAAGAAAAAGGCTTAATTTATATTGTATAGAAACTGCAGTTCATGATTAAAAATAAAAGATAAGTTCATGAGACATCGGAATATCATTTCTCTTTGCGCATTTTAGATATCAAGGATATGGGCTTAAAGATTATATGATATTAATATAATAAATATGAAGATAGCCGTAAGGCAAACTTGTTATATATCTATTGAAAATAATGATAATATTGGGTATCAGCTATTTAATATAGCATATCTGATTAATATTTTAAATAAATCTGCGAGCAATCATATTAAAAGAAAGATTGTATTTAGGAAAGGCAATCCTATCTATAGTGATTCTATATTCAAGGGGCTTTTTACTGTATTAGAAGATGATAAATACGACAATCTGGGATTTGAGAAAATGTCAATAAATGATATTGATACAGATATTGAAAGTTTGTGTAGTTCTACTAAAAATATTGAGATATACAATACATCAGCTGATACCAGAAATCCCGTTGTGTCATTCAAATATATTGACGAACCTATTAAAAGAAGAATATTGGAACTCGTTTATTCCAATGAAGATTTAATGTATTCAGCTTATTATATGTATCGTGGTATTCTTGCGTTTTTTGGAGAGAATACTAGCGATGATGACATAGCAGCTCTACATATCTTGAAAGCCAATAGCAAGGACTACAATTATTACTATAATGCGCTTTCTATTATGAATGATTTAAAGATTAAAAATATTGCTGTTATAACGGATGATATAGAGTGGGCAAAAACAATTCTAAATAATATTAACGATACTTCTACATATACGCTTTATTATGTTAGTAATGCCGAAAAAAATAATTACGAAACTCGCTTTATTCTAATGTCTATGTTTAAAAATCTCATAGTTTCCAATAATGCGTCTGATATGGATAGTATGTGGGCGTCTTACATCAGTTATTACGACAATAAAAAGGTTATTACAGCTGATAAAAATATTATACATAAATATATAACAGATATACTATAAAAAGAAAATATGATTACAGGAGATTTATACTTTACATTTATAAAAATACCAAGCAATTACAAGTGCCTATTAGTATGTAAAAGTTGGCACAAAAACATCATAGGGGATATAAAGAAAAGAAAGATAGAGTTTTATGATATGCAATTGTATAACGCTATAAATAACAAACATATATTTTTGCTATATAGAGCGTACGACAAAGTATTATTACAGGCTTATGACAACGTTATAATAAATATAATGAAAATCATAATAAAAGATGCTGATATCAGGGATAAAATTATGGAAAAGTTTATAGAAAATTATAAACAGCTTAGCATTATTATATCAATATTCCATAATTACAATACAACGGCTATTGTGGCGAATGCTGCGACCATAGCAACACAGAATATAAAATATACAAGCGATGATGATAATATTGAAAAGTATATAGCAGACGAATATGCTAATATACTCAGCAAATATTATAATTACAACATTATATTGACATAATTATGCAAAAACTAACATTTAATATTAACAGTCATTACGGGACTTAGGAACCCGTTGTCTTTGAATATTATTCTATAATGGAAATGTCTCTCTAATATCTTATTAAATACTTTTTTAACCTTATATTTATCCGGACAATATATGCGAACATCAGCCTTCCCGTGCTTTACAACAGATACACCGACATTATTAAAGCTTTTATAAGCTTCAAAAGGGTCTTCAATTATTTTTGAACTATCTGTGCTATTTGCAGCCCAATAGATTATTTTTGTCCCGTCTTCGTATTCACTCATATCTATGGTGTAATTAAGATTTGCCCCAGAAGGATATTTCGCTTCGCACAGTAGCGTATTGGGTAAATAGGTTAATCCTAAAAATGGCAAAAATGTCTCCTTCTTCAACGATAAAAATATGATTATTGCTATTATTATTATTGATATTATGCGAATAAATATATTGTAATCATCATTAAATAGTATATATATACTCGTCGTTAATGCATAAAGCATTAATGTAAAAATAATAGCCATATGTATATATATTTCGGTCTTAAATAGATTATTCATATTTTTTAGAAATCTATTATATAAAAAGAATATTATTATCTATTGGCTTGCTTAGCTCATATAGATACTATCTGCGACTCCCATATTAATGCATTCTTCTGCATTAAATTGCAGGTCTTTAATGAGAAGGTCTTTCAACATTTTCTTATTAATGTTGGTTTTTGTAAGATAAAACCTATTAATATGTTCCTGAATCTTGATGCAGTTCTTGTAAGTATCGTCAATATATGCCAATTTACCCCAGCATCCTGAGCGCAATTCGTGAATCAATACATAAGAGTTTTTACAAACGAACCGCTTTTTACCGTGGATACTAATTAGCGTGCCTGCCGAAGAAACACTACCGTCAATTACAGTATTTACAGGGATACGCGAAGATTCCATACAATCAATAATAGAAAATGCCGAAGAAATACATCCGCCGTCCGTGGTAATATGCAAGAACATCTCGTTCTTAATATTCTTCTCTACCTCTTCCATTTTAAGCTCGCTTTCAAGCAATCTAATATTTTTACATAGATTGAATGCCGTTTTCTTTGTAATATCTCCCGTAAAATATATGTGATTATAATTGACATATATATAATCTCCGCCGTTGGCGCCGCTTCCGCCTTCATCCTCGGAATCATCGTTATTGTATGTGCGCGAGAACGCCCCGCGCTTCCTCTTCTTGGCATTTGGTTTCTTGAAAAAATCCATTATTTGATTATGTGGGGTTATTTATGAAATGCGATATTATATATTATAGGCGCCTAAATCTTATATCATATTACTTGGTGCTTTTCATAAATATTTGAGACCGTAATATGTGAGCAAGGCCTGTAAAACTGAAAAGACGCTCATAATAAATATTATTTTTATGATATCATTGGTATCTGGCATCTCTATATTTATGGAAGGCGTATCCTTGGTATCTATATTTCTTCCTATACTGAAATGAATAATATTCTCAATCATATTGAGAAACAAAAAGACAATAATAGATATCAGTATAAGATTGTTATGGATATGTATTTTCATCCTTTTTTGCTATATGCAGATATAAATATATTTAAGATATATAAGGAGGTTTTTTATTTCTATTTATTATAGATATAGCAATGGAATTATTTCAATATTTAATAGTAATATTAATAATTTCTTTAATAATTCTAATAGTATATTTTAATGATAAGATAAAAACTGCGTTTTTTGATTATTATATGGAGCCTTTTGCAGTTGCTTCTGGAACAACAGGAGAGAAAATAGGGTTAAAATGGCTATATCTTGGCAATTCTGAACCTAATGGGGACAAAATAAATAACGAAAAGCTTTATATATTATTAAATTATAAATGGGTATCTCCTATAATAATTAATATAGACGAATTGGATTCGTTGGGTATCAAGAATCTTACATATGACAGCTATATCAATGTAGATGATAGATATTTTAAGCCTTACAATGTTGCAAAAGACAATACAGATATCGGGCTGATGTGGAGAGATTTAGGAATTAATACTGAAAAATATGTAAAAGGTTCTTATAAAGAGGTAAAGAATGACAAGATAAAAAAGGCTATTGAGGTGAAAGCCAAAAACAACTTACACGAAACAATAGATGGTGAAAAGATTATCGTATTTACACAGAAAGAATATGACAATATTAAAAATGCCACTCCGCTCACCTATGATTCTTATATATTAATAAGCAATGACTATGGAGAAGCCGATGGCGACAAAGGCGCAACAGGAGAAAAACGCATATATCAGCCATATTATAAACATAAGATTGTTAAGACTGATGAGATATTTTCAGATATAAATATAGACAAGATACTTAATAAAGGTTTTGACAATTCTTTTTTAAAATCAACGGCGATAAAGACACATAATATGAAAAACGACGACTATTTTAATACAGAAATATATAATAATAAGGGTGTCTCAAATAACGAGCTACATTTTAATACAGAGTCTTTTAATTACAGACAGAGCAATGATAATAGCTATAAATCTATATTGGATCCCATAGATGATAATTATATGCCTTCAGTTTCTCAAACAAAGAATTTTAATAATGACCCGAAATATATGTCAGAGAAAACTATAAATCAGTTTGTAATTATTGATATTTATAAGAATATATTAGGGCGACAACCGAAGCCCAAAGAAATTATAGTAAATCTTCAAGAGTTTTATGAAAAGAATAGCGATGAAGAAAAACTTAAATTAAAGCTGTACAATTCTACGGAATACAAGATGATTGTTAAGATGCAGTCAAATGATACAGACCCTACATTGGTTTCCAAAATATCTGAAAAAAACATAATTGATATGTTAAAAACTGTCTATAAAAATCATTTCAATAAAATGCCCCACAATAAGATGACAATCCCTCTCAAACAATGCTATATACATCTCCAGTTCAACGACTATTTATTTAAAGCAATGCTGATGCACGATAATTACCCGAGCTTTGAAAGGGACATTTTAAGAGAGTATATAATTAACGACGAAAAACTATTAGAAATATTTGATAATAACTTTGTATTATATGAATTGCGTTTAATTGCCAACGAACTCAAGCGAAGAGAGATGTTAAAACGCGAGGCATTATCAACACCCGTAGCTCTTACTACGGATGCTGCTAAGAATAGCGCAGAATCCTCTAATAGTGCAGATACTAACTTAAACTCCCAAAAGCACATTGCAGATATTATGAAAAATAGCGAGCCTGTATTTAATATCAATATAACTCTTCAAGATAAAAATGTATCAAAGCCTTATGGCCCCGGTTCGGGTTCTGGCGAGACAAACGCAAGGATAACTACTAATAATTCTCTTGACCCTCGCAATAACGCTAGAGCAGCTGCCGCCTTTAATCCAGCAGACCCCACTGTTTCTTTGAATATCCCTAATTCGCGAAGAGTGGCCTCCTCAAGCTCAAACATTTTAACCACTGGAACCACTGGAACCGCCGGCTCATCTAATTATTATTTATCAGGGATTAATACACGAATTGCCGGTGGCTCTGGAGCTGGTGGCTCTAACATAAATGCACCGGTATATTCTACTGATGATCTTTATAATAGTATAGAGGGAGATAGAGTGATTGAATACACCGATGGTGACGAGATGGAATATACGCAAATAATGCCCGATAGAATCTATGATCCTATTAATTATAAGCAACAATATAGAGGAGATTCTGCGTATAGGCCGAATGTATGTTCGTATGGTACAAAACAGATAGTAAATCCTATATATTTAAGCGCAGAAGGGACAGATTTACGAGAGGCTATTGAGAATACTCAAGTGGGAAGTATAATGCCAAAGTTTGCATATAGAGAATATGAAGATGTAAAATAAAATATTTATTATATATAGAAATATAGAAAAATATTAAGATAAGATGCAGATATTAGTAGATGGCGGAAGCACTAAGGTTTATACCGGACCTAAAAAGGGAAAATTTTATATTAATAAACACGGTAAAAAGGTTTATTTGAATCGCGCGATGTTAAATGACGAGGTTCCATACAAAAATAAGAAGCCGGCAGCGAAAGCTAAGAAACCCGCTAAAGCTAAGAAAATGGCGGAGGCTTCTGTAATTATGAATGAATAAATTATTTTTAATATATTTATTAAAATAGATTATGTCGTCTATAACTATTAATAAAATTATTAAGGATATTGAAATAAAAAAGCTGAGAGAATTATATACAGAATATAACAGCGTTATTAAGCTTATTTCTAAGTTTATTATAAAGAAAAATCTCATACTTTATGGCGGTCTGGTAATTAACTTGATATTGCCCAAGAAATATAGGTTTTATAAAGAATATACTATAAATGATTATGATTGTTTTTCTAAAAATCCCGTAGAAGATGCTTATGAACTCGCTAAGTTAATTAAGAAAGCTGGATATAAATATATCAAAATCAAGAGGGCAATTCACCAAAATACCTACAAGATATCTGTATATGGTAAGCAATTCTTTGATATCACATTTTTAGAACCTACAATTTTTGATATTTTATCTAATCATATAAAGAATAATAAGGGCTCTCTAAAATATTACAAGGATAAGTATAAAATTATACCTATAGAAATGATTAAAGAGAATCTGTATTTTGAATTAGCAAGACCGCTACAATCAGGCTTTAGATGGGAAAAGCTATATAATCGTATTGAACTCGTTAATAAGTTTTATCCTACTGAAAACAGTAAGGAGGTATTGAAATGTATTCCTATAAAAAAGGAGTACTCTGAAATTGTTAAAAAGATACTAGAATATGTGAAAGATAAAAAGATGCCTATTATAGATAGCTATTCTATCAAGATTTATAATAACTGTTCCTTCTGTTGCTATCGTTTAACAGAGAACTCTATATATATCACAATATTGGTTAAGAATATTATAGAGGTCTATAAAGATATAAGGGATTTATTAAATATGAGTGATAGCAAATATGATATCAAGGTTATTAAAAAAGGTGTAAATAATTATAATAAATATAGAGAATATGATATAACTATAATAAATAAGGATACTAAACAGGCCTTCAATATAATAAGAATTATTGAAATAAAGGACCAGTGCTTTTCAACTACTGTTAAAAACAATTTTACATTAGGAAGTATAGACACTTGTCTATATTTCTTATACTATAATTATATCAAAAATAAGATATATTACAACAATAATGTTGCGGCATCTGAGAACATCTACTATATTAATCAGTATGAAAACAATATAATAGGTGGTAAAATAAAAGAAAATCTCAATGAAAGACTTATGAAAAACTGCTATGGCGATATTGATTATGAACACGAATTAAAAAATATCTGGAACAAAAGATTGACCCTTGACTATCTCTAAAATCTCCCGACAATTCCCGTAATAGCGCAGAATAATGCTACTCTAATCGTCTTTATTTTTATCATATATTATGTTTTGAATAGTATTTATAATACTTACATCAATCTCTTTATCTAATCCATCTTCATCGGTATCTACGGTATCTGCTGAACTGCTCCCTGAATCTTCAATGAAATACTTAGCTGCTGTCGCAGCCACAGAAGATACCGCAGATACCCCCATATTGTAATATTCGTCCTTATCTTTTATAGTCCCGACTAGTCCGTTGGATCCTACAGATCCTACAGATCCTACATGTCCTGTTGGTAGATGTGTGTAATCATTATCAATTCTGCTTTTTTTATTACGACGCTCATATGGGTCTTTGTCAAGATCGCTATTGCTACTTGTATTTTCTCTATCATTTTTCATATCTGTTTTGTCATTTACTCCAGTTTCATTTGTATTTCTGTCAGTCTCCGTCTCTGTATCTGTCTCGGGTTCTGATGTACTTTCGGTGTCGTTGCTGTCATCGTTGCTTTCATCGTTGCTTTCGTAAATACAGTAATCAATTAATATAATATCTCTTTCTTTATCAAGAATAATCTTGTCGCTTTTGTCAAGACTGTCAATAAATTCAATCATTCTAATCTTTTTAACCTTTTTCATATTCAATGCATCATTGTCAATAAGAAGTTTAATAGCCTGGCTTTGAAGGCTAATAATAACATCGTCATAATATGGCAATACACAGTTTAAACATAGATAAAATGATGCGAGGAAGTTATAATAAATCGTTTTATAATTATTAATTACATTCAATCTCATCATCTGTACAAGTAAATATATTATATTCAATTATCCATATATATTTTTTTTGATAGTGTAGGCACATATTGTCATATTGAAGGATTCTTCATTTAAATAATCGCCGAACTTCAATATATTAAAATCCTTATCCCTTATTGTTATTGTAAATCTATTACAAGATGTTTCTGGAGGATTTAATATATATACTGTTGGATCCGTCCAATTGGAACTTGCAAGCGAATAGTAGTTTTTAATCTTGTATAATATCAAGCTTGATTCGGTAGTCCCACTGTAATTGAGAGTATCAAAAAACTTGACAGTATTATAATTAACCACGCTATTACACGGGTCGTATTTGGCAATATAAGAATGAACCCTGTCATAATTATTTAATTCAACATAGAATGTGCTGTTATATGTTATTCGTCTTACGGGTTTAAAATATAATATGGCCGTTATAAAATATATAGTTTTAGGAATATAATAATATTTTTCAACATCATCTATAGGAATGCTAATATAATTACCGGATACCAAATTAGCCGTAGTTATAGTCCGTAGCTGTTCCTTTGTAATCTCTATTTTTGTTGTATCGCTCGCGTTAATAAAGGTGTTCCTTAGTTTATTCCCAATATCAAGTGTATTCCCAATATCAAGTGTTTTTATTAGAGTTGCACCTGGGGCTGTAGATTTTTCCCAATATACGCCTGGGATTAATTTGACAAAATTGGTTATCGCTGGCGCCGAATTGCCTACTATATAGCTATTATATTCTGCTCTTGTCAGGTTTAATATCGTGTCGTTCGCGCAATATTTTTCTAATAGTTTGGCATTTAAATTGGGATTAGAATACATAGTCTTATCATTAGGTTGTGTAAAACCTATATTACTCCACATTAGACCTGGAACTAATTCTACGTAATCGGTTGCAAGTATTATATGGTCATTAGTATTAACTCCTTGTAAATTAAAATCAGTATATTGAGATGGTGTTATTTCGGTATTAGCATAATCAAGAAATGTGGTTAGTGCTGTATTTGTTATTTTGTCCCCAGTAGGCGCTGTAGTCCCCGCATATTCCCATTTTAAACCGAGCTTTCCGTTCAATACAAGCGAGCTCTCTATTATTTTGACACTTGTCAAATTCTTTATTTTTTCGTCAAATTTAATATTAAAGCTGAACTCGTTTTTATTGGGAAATATAGCATTCCTTGAATCTAAATATATAATCTGTTTATCATAATCCGAAGTATTATTTAAATCTACTATCATACTTTATAATAATAACGAAGAAGCCTTTATAATATATTATTATTTTATTTTTACAATTACAATCACTCTATACGATTATCTTTCTCTAATAAATATTGCTATTATGCTAATATAAAAATATATAAAGATTTTACATATAATATATGTATAAGAAAAAAGAATAACAGGTATAATGACAGATTGCAAAGATATTGCCGCGGGTTTTGATATTGGTACTACTACTAGTTGTGCTGCTATCTGGATTAACGACAGGGTTGAAATTATCCCAGATACTCAAACCGGCTCTCGCATCATCCCATCATATGTATCATTTAGTGATGAAGAGAAACTAGTAGGCGATGCGGCAAAAAATCAATCAACTATGAATCCCAAGAATACTGTATATGACACTAAGCGCCTTATTGGTAGGAAGTTTAATGACAGCGTGGTTCAAGAGGATATTAAACTTTGGTCTTTTAATGTAACAGGCGATGCTAATAACAAGCCTTTGATTAATGTTAAATATAAGAAAGAAGATAAGAGCTTTCACCCTGAGGAGATTTCGGCTATGGTAATTCAGCGCCTCAAGGAAACTACCGAATCATTCTTGGGTCATCCTTTGAAAAAGGTTGTTATTACTGTTCCGGCATATTTCAATGATTCACAAAGGCAAGCAACAAAGGATGCAGGGGCTATTGCCGGCCTTGAAGTTCTTCGTATTATCAACGAGCCTACTGCTGCGGCTATTGCCTATGGGTTGGATAAGACGGATGATAAAAAAGAGCGCAATATCCTCGTGTTTGATTGTGGCGGTGGTACTCACGATGTCTCTATTCTAACACTTGACGGTGGTATTTTTGAGGTAAAAGCAACTGGCGGTGATACTCATCTCGGTGGCTCTGATATTGATAATATTATCGTTGATTATCTATGTGATGAAATCAATAAGAAGCATAAGAAGAATGTGCGCGAAAATGCTCGTGCTCTCAAGCGTCTCAATATTGCGGCGGAAAAAGCCAAAAAGAACTTGTCTTCGGCTACTACAACTACAATTGAGGTAGATTCTCTAATTGATGGTGTTGATTATAATACTACTCTCACGCGCGCCAAGTTTGAATCGCTCGCTGACAAAGTTTTCCAACGAACACTTGAGCCACTAGACCGTCTTCTAAAAGATGCCAAGATGAGCAAGGGAGATATTGATGAGATTGTATTGGTTGGCGGTACTACACGTATTCCTCGCGTCCAAGAGCTGTTGTCTGGATATTTCCATGGAAAGCAATTGAATAAATCTCTCAATCCGGATGAAGCAATTGCCTATGGCGCTGCGGTTCAAGCGTCTATCCTAACAGGTCAAGGGAATAGCAAGACGAATGAGTTGCTTCTTCTGGATGTAGCTCCTCTTTCACTCGGTATTGAGACTGCAGGCGGTGTTATGACAAAGATTATTGAGCGCAATACTACTATCCCTACTAAGAAATCTCAGGTGTTTTCTACATATTCTGATAATCAGCCGGGCGTTGATATCAAGATTTATGAGGGTGAGCGTGGATTTACTAAGGACAACAATCTGCTAGGCAGTTTCCATCTTGATGGTATTCCACCTATGCCTCGCGGACAAGCGCAAATTGAGGTATCCTTTGATGTTGATGCAAATGGTATTATGAATATCACAGCTGAAGAGAAATCTACTAAGAAAACTAATAATATTACTATTACAAATGATAAGGGGAGATTGTCAAAAGAGCAGATCGATGAGATGATTAAGAAGGCTGAGGAATATAAGAACGAGGATAATAAGCAAAAGGAGCTTATTGAGACAAAGAATGGCCTAGAAAATTATCTATATAACCTACGAAACTCTATGACTAAGCGTGCGGATTCGCCTCCAATCTTGGACGAGATTAAGAAAGAGCTTGACCCTATTATTGACGAAGGCCTCAAGTGGTTTGAAGAAAACAAGAGTTCTGATGTTGAAGTCTATAAAAACAAACAAAAGGAGCTTGAAGAGAAGGTCAATCCTCTAATGCAGAAGCTATATAGCCAAGGAGCTCCGCCTGGTGGTATGCCTGGTGGTATGCCCGGTGGTATGCCTGGTGGTATGCCTGGTGGTATGCCCGGTGGTATGCCTGGCTTTGATGAGAATGACGAGGAAGAAGATACAGATGAAGACGGTGAAGCCGAAAAAGTTGAAGAAACAGCTACTGATAAAAAAAATGTGACAGTTGACGAGGTTGATTAGGTTTGCAAAGAATATATCTATGATATCATAGATGTCTATTATGATGATCTCATAGAAGATGAGTTTATAAACATCATTATTACAGATACGATTATTATTAAAAATGCAATAAGCAAGTAGCAAGCTAATACTATGTTATAAATCCAATAAACTTCTCTTACTATATCCTCGCTACATACACAATTTATTTCTTTTAATTTATTGATAAATATTATAACAATAACAATATTAACAATCGTAAATATGCTGAAAACTACTCTCATATTTCTGTAAATATTATATAATGTATTATTAGCCAAATCTAATATAGATGTATTTGAAGTTAATAGATATAAACTCATTAAAATATCTATGCATATGAATGGGATAAATACATATAAATAATATTTAATATATGTGCGCATATAGCTTTCACTGCAAGCGCAATTTATAGTATCTAATTTATGAATCCATAATATGGCATAGACATTTATAACTAATATTACGATGCCTATGATTACATTTAAAATCAGAAAATTTCTAATAGTATTTCCCGCGCTCTTCACAATTAGTTCTCTATTATTAAATGCTTCGGTTAAAGGCGATTTAATCATTTTTAATTCCTCGGCATTATTAGAGCCTCTGGAGCCTTTATTTGAGCCTTTTTTGTTTCTTTTATTTGTATTTGATTTAGTTTTAGTTTTGGATTTTGATTCTTTTTTTGCCATTATCTACTAATATAAGATATAAATATTACTTGGGCTATATAATATATTAATGCAAGGATTGGCAAATCTGGGATTCACCTGTGCTATAAATAGTTTAATACAGATAATATGCCGAAATGATTTAATGCGAGATACTATAATAAATTACGAGAATGATGAAAACTCTTTATTAACTAATTTAAAAGAGGTGCTCGTTTTAATGCATATAAATAATAAATCTATTGTTCCAAAAAAGTTAGTAGCCAAGCTCTATTGTCTTTTCGGTAATATTTTTAATTACGGGGAACAAATAGATATTACCGAGTTATGGATATTTATTAACCAACAAATAATAAGCGAAATTAATGAGGACGCGCGATACTATAATTTAATATTAGATTTTGATAATTTAAAATTAAATAACAAAAATATAATAAACGGTGTGGCATATGATACTGAGTCAGATTATAAAAATGCCCTGATTAGTAGCCATTTTCTCAGCGATAAGTTCGCACACAGCTATATACAACATAACGAAAACAAGATATCCAGATGGCAACAAATAACACAAGGGTTCATTCTCAATATTACTACTTGCAAGAATTGTAATAATTCGCTTTTCAATTTTGAACCATTCTACGCACTCTATTTGAATATTCCGGAAAACTCGCAAAATATCAACATAGTAAGTATGATACGCCAATTATTTATAGACGATAACTATAATGGTGATTGGATATGTGATAAATGCAACTGCAAAACGGATTACATCAAATCTACGAAAATATGGAGATTACCGGATATCCTATTTGTTATCATTAATCGCTTTATTAATCCCAATATTAAGAATGATACACCTGTAGATATTAACCCAAATATATGCTTTAATAAAGGAACTGTACTTTTTGATTTGGAAAATGACAAGAATTATAAGCTTGCATCTATGGCCTTACATAGCGGCAATACTTCTGGTGGCCATTATACGGCCATTTGCGAAACCGACGGAAGCTTCTTAATATATGACGATACTAATATATCACGGGTTGATAATTTTTTAGAAAAAAATAAAAATGCATATATGCTCTCATATTCCCTTGCCTCATAGGCTATCACAGGTTGCCATTTAATTTGTCAGGGACACCGTGGCCGAATAATATCATATAGATTAATATTAGGGCTGATATTAGAATGCTACGGTTTTCCGCAACGGCTTCTTTTTGCTTAAATACGAAAACCATCAAAATATAAAGTATTAAGCCAATTATAACTGAATGTAATAACATAATTATTCCTCTTTCCATTTTATACTATATTATCTATATCTATAATAATATACTATAATAAATTATTACTGTGTATAATATCATTACACCTAATATGACTATATCCTTTCCATATATTCCGCGCCTTACGCAGTATTTTATCATAACATCGGGGTATAGCTCGCGCCCCAGAGCTATTCCATTTGATATCGCACTTTCTATACTATTAAATGGAATATAGCTTTTTCCATTATGTGTCCCGAGATTATAGAGATTTTCAATGCTATTGCTTTTAAATTCTATGTAATTTTCGGCAAATGCATTATAATATGCGTTATCCTCACATTTCCATCTTTTATTTTTATCATCATAATAATTATTCGGATTTATAACGGCATAATATTCAGCATCCATATAATTTATATACGATATCCTCAATTGCCTATATACCTCTTTTATTAATTCATTCTCTTCACAACACTCATTTGCCGTCTTATTATTGTAAGAGCTACGCGTATCACATTGTGTTACCATGACACTTATTATAGGATAGTTGCTATTCTCCAATTTTTCGCAGTATTCTGATATGTTTAAAGCAGTTATTCCCCACTCAGTTCTTAATACAAGACCATTGTGAGACATTAATTCTACATAATCTGTAAAACGATATGTAATACATATGACATTTTTATATTTGGTATTTTCTTTCCATCTTTCAATCTCTTCATAATCTCCAAAGGCATATTTTAAGTCATTATTTTCGCTATTATTAACACTATTTAAGAGTTTTACTAGTGCCGTAGGAGGGACTGCTAGGACAAGATTAACACATCCATAATTTTGGCCACTATATAGCTCCACACACGATACGCTATTATCAATTAAATTGATGTTTTTAATACTATCTGCAAGAATAAATGATACGCCTCTGTTTTCTAAATATTTTTTCCATACATTAAATAAAAAATAGTCTTGTGGCTTAGATGATACCAGTATTTTGCTATTAAATAGGATGTCGTAGAGCTTGATGAACTTGTTTAAGCAGTATGTCTTACTATTGCCTTCATCAATATATACACAGATATTGTCTATAATATCTATTGAACTTGTGGAAAACTTATAGAAAATTAGATAATCATATAATATTGTCGTTTTCCCGTAATTATCATTTAACATATATTTACAATAGGCACATAACAGTATATATTTTTCATATATTCTTAGACCGTTTCTGAATAATAGGTTCGTAATAAAATTATATTTATATTTTGCGAATATATCCTTGTAATCAATCCCGATATCTCTAATAATATCCATAAAATTATAAAAAGCCGTCATATAAATGCGAGGACCACATTCGCTATATGTTCCATAGTAATCTCTTTTAACACGATGGATTCCGCCGATTTCTTGCTCTTTATCAATTACTAAGATATTTCTATATATACTGCTTGATACATGCGCTAATGCTAATCCCGAAGGACCCGCGCCTAATATAATTAAATCATAATATTTCATATTATTTTCATCAGTTATAGTTATCATATAAATATATCTTTATATTTATATATATTAAAATGGAATATGCAAATAATGAGATAGTATCTTTGGAAATATTTGATGCCACCGAAGAAAACGCAGATAAAAGGATTGTTATTAATATCAAGTATGATAATGATGCCTTAGAGGAACTCGTTGTCTCTCCTGAAATGTATGCGAATATTAAGGCCAAATGGCTCGTTGAACAGCCGCCTTTTATCTCCGACCGCTATAAGAACATTATGAATAACATTATTTTAGGATGTATCCATAAGAACGAGAGATGTATCAGTGAGCTGAACTCTTATTTCTCAGTAGGCAACGAAGTTGATGTAATGGCCTTCTTTAATTATATGAGAAAACGAGATTTAACCGAAGAGAAAAAGAAGTGGCGCAAAGTAGTCGCTTAGTACCCTTCCCCCGTTATTATCTTATTTTTATCTTATTTACTAATAATAAAATGCGAAGCTATATTAAATTGATAGCTTTGATGTTATGTAATTTAAGTATGTTAGGCAGGGCTTTTGTTAATATTAATGTATATGGGACGGGGCTATACTTGCCATACAGCATAGGCGTTGTGGGATACATTAAAAATAATATACCTATCCCTGATTATAACATTACAGGGATATCAGGGGGCGCGTGGTGTTCCTTGTTATATACTCAGGAAGATGATATGTCAAATCACGATACTATATGGGATTATTCTGTAGGAAACGAAGTATCGCGAATATGCTTACATAATGATTTACGAGTATTTCAAAATAATGTGGGAAAAAATATGAAACTCAGATATGCCAATAAAAAACCCTTGAATCTTGAAAAGATATCTATAGTCTCTACAAATGTAAATAAACTCTATAATATGAAAAATGAAAAGCACAGCAATTTTGATAATATTGACGATTTAATAGATTTTTGCCTATGTAGCTCTTATATCCCTTACATATCAGGAAGCACCTTCTCTAAAAAGTACAAAGGTAGCTTTTATATTGATGGGGAAGTTAAAAGTACTATACACGCAGAAAGTAATAAAAAGAATACAATAGATATACACAGATTTATGTGGGGACGACAATTCACTCGCAAGGAGTTGCTGTATTTAGACAAAGATAAATCTCGCGAACTCTTTACTAATGGCTGGGAGGACACTAAAAATAACAAGGACAAAATATTGGATATTCTAAAAAATTACAAGAGCATACCTTGATATCTTTGGTACATTTGGTACATTTGAGACACTAGAATATGCTTATTTTTTCAATTTATAATTTGAGTACATCTTTCTGTTTTTTCTAAATTTTCAAAAGTTTTTTAGAAATTACAAAATAAATCAAGAGATACGCTCCGCTACTCAAATTTTATTTTTCAAATTTTAGAAAAACCCTTGTTTCTTTTTAATACATCATAATGGTAATACAAATAGCTTAAAATATCTCAAATAATATTAGTTTGGTGTCATCTTGATAATTATTATAAATATATAGAGAAGATTCTTAGTAGTTATTGAGAATATGGAATGCGCATCTTTTTGTTCTAATAAGGTTAAAAATTGATATAAAAATTTGAAAATAAGGGCTTATTATATGGATAACAAGATGAGTAAAAAGACCCACGATAATGATATTTCTGGATTAGAAAATATAAATGAACTATATGAGAGTTCGGTAATAAAAAAATGGATTAAATTAATCCCAATTGATAAAACAATTCCATTTGAGGAATATAATAGGAAAGATCATTTTATTCCAATCGCAGATATAGTTTTGGATAATGAATTATTTACATCTGGAAAAAATGAAGGTAATAAGAAAAGAAGTACGGTGATTCAATTTATCCCTACTATTTCAATAGAAGATTTCAACAAAAAAACAGAGTGGTTGTATCTGCTTGTTATAAATGGTATGATTTGTAAAATTGGCGGGACTAGAACAGGGCTTAAAGGAAGGGTAGGGTCTTATCTTTGCGGTCATCATATAGAAGAACGAGGAAAATCCGGTGATTGCTCTAAAACTAATGGGTTTATTTATAACACATTTGAGTTTTACTTGAAATTAGGTTGTAAAATTCAAATGTATGGATATGAATTGCCAAAAACCGAAATTACTATTGAAATATTTGGTAAGGAAACAAAAATAACATTACAAACATACCACGCTTACGAAAGCACATTTTTGGAAGATTATAAAAAAAATTATAAAGAATATCCAATATTAAGCGACAATTGCGATCCAAATTACAAGGAATAATTTTCTAAAGATTTGCACACATATATTCAGCCTCTTCTTTTGTAATATTAAAATAATCATATAGTTCTTGATTATTTCCCGAATATTCCATATATGGTATGGGAAAGCTTTGTAATATTCTAATATTATTAAAGTTTCCCCATCGGCATATATTATTTATAAAGATATACAGCGGGTGTTGTAATATATTTAAGTATTTTTCTGCTTGTTCTTCGTCCTTGCATATTATAAACACGATTGATTGTGTCATTCCGCAATTATCAATAAACACTCTATATTTATCCGTCGTTGATATAAATACTTTAAATCCTTCTTGAAATTTATGCGGTCTTGAAGAATATACCGTTTGACTTGGTGTATGAATTAATTTGTATTTAAACTCTTCTGTTTTTTCTTCGCGAATAAATTCTGCCTTCGTATATTTATGTAAATCACTACTTGTTTTAACATCAAATTTTGGCAGAGCTGTATTATCTATAGTTTTTGATAATATATTTTGAACCATATCATTATATAATAATGGAATGTATTTGCGTTGTTTTGATATTACTGAACTAACATATTCTCTTTTCTTCCATATCCCAGAAACATTAATATTTTTATAGAAGGCGCAATTTTGAATTATATACCAAGTAAAACTAGAACCAATTTTTTTGAAATATTTTTTTGCCGTATGTATATCTAAATGGATTATTTGTAATGATGTAATTATTTCAATTAATACATTTCTATCCGCGTAAGACATCCAGTTGTCGGGAGTAATAAACAATAAATAACCGTTTGGCTTTAGTTGCGACAACGCTTTCTCTATAAAATCCTTAATTAAGTTGTGATTTTTTGAAGCTCTTTTGCCGTTTTCCAATAATTTTGCGTATGGCGGGTTAGCAACAATTAAATCATATTTTTTATCACTATTGTGCGCTATAAAATCGTGGCTAGTTATTTGTAAATTGTATTTTTCACTGCAAAATATGCTACGCACATTTTCTAATCTACTTTCATTAATATCATTATATTCTAACATTTTTTCTAATATTGTCCGTTTATCGTGATACTTTAACAATTCAAATAATATAGGAAGGCTGAAATTTCCATTACCGCAACAAGGATCTAGTATTGACAAATCACTTTTGCGCCACAACTCTTCGGGAATCTTACTTATCATTTCGCTTATACAATCAATGGGCGTCGGTTCATCGTTGCTTGATTTATATGTGCTTTTATCAATATTTAATGTTCCGTCATAATATTTTTTAATTTCATCAAAGGTTGCAGTATCAATTGTTATTTTTTTTATAGGTTGAATTATTACTGCTGGATTATCTATTGGCGGATATAAAGATGCACTTAATTTAGTTAATTTTTCTTCAACTGACTTATCAATCATTTCTTTAATTTTACTATCAACAATACAAGGCGTTTTTCTTTTTTGATGTTGAGTATAATGAGATTTACTATTAAACTCTTTGCCGCATTTTTCACAGGTGAAGCAGCTAATTTTAGACATTTTTAGTTCTTGATAATATATTGTAATATTATATCATTATATAAATTATATCAATTTTTATTACAATAAATAATATTAACTATTTTCAGACACTTTCAGATACTTTCAGTCCCTCTAAATATTGGAATAGCCGGACAACAGTTTTTAAGGCACTAGAATAGACTTTATTTTTCTATAATCCTTAATATTATTTTGTTCTAATAAAATTAAAAACTGATTAAAAAATGATACTGCTATATAATAGCTTATATATTAGACCAACGAATCTTTTACGCTTGAAATTAGCAATACAAAACAGTGCGCTTAAATCTAACAAAAATAAGGAAATATTATATATGAAGAAGTGCTCTATATGTAAGCAAACCGGGCATAATAAGCTTACCTGTTCTAAATCAGGTATTGGATTAGGCACTGCTTTAATTTCAGGATATGAAACAGATATAAATGTAAGACCGCAAGTTAAAATAGATATGCCTATATTACCGCAGATGGATAAATCAGAGCGTGTAAAGAGGCTGGAAGAGCATTTGGCTATTTCAAAGGTTAGACACGAAGACCAGATTATGAACTTTGCTACTCTAAAAGAAGCAAATACATACTGTGTCATTTGTGGTGTATCAGCGCAGCAATATGGGCCTTTACTTGAAAAGTTCATTAGGATGAAGTTTAACTATAGCAAAAATAATGCAAAGGATTGTACCGGAGACTGCTCAAAGGAAGGAAAGAACTCAGAAGTTAAAGTATCGCTCGGAGGAGCTACACATAAAAAATTCAATTTCGTACAAATTAGACCTTCACACGACTGTGATACTTATATACTTACAGCATATCATCTATCTCTTGAAAATGTAAAAACAGAGGGCGAGCTGTATATTTTCAAAGTCCCAAAATCGGATATTAAAAATTTGGTAGTTTCTTATGGTGGTTATGCGCACGGAACTATAAATGAACACGGTATTATTTCTGATGATTCTATAAATGATGAATTATCCATAAAAGAGTATGCTATTCGCCCAACTATCAATGATGAATGCTGGAATGCTTTATTGAAGTTTAGAGTTCCCGAATCAGAGCTTTAATCATTTAATCATACATTTCGCTATATGCCCTAACAAGTTCTCCTCTTCCAATAGAGTTCTGTCGTGCAGTATCAAGACTTAGAGTATAATCAAGAGCGTTAAATCGTTCAACCAGTGTATTTTTATTTATTTTTGATTTAATCCAATGCCAACTTTTAGGCCTTAGCATTTCAAGACCCGTATCAATAATTTCACCACATTTTCCACCATAAGCACGCATTGCAAAGTCTGCTCCTTCTGGAGGCGTCGGTTGTCCTTTTGCATCTTTTGGACCGAACCCTAAAAAGTCCCAGTCATCGTGTTTTGTAGAAAGTTCTATAATAGGACGCTCGGTATCTCTTTTCTCCCAGATTTGGAAACAGCATTTAGCCATCATAGGAGGGTTAAAAGAGCACGGTTTCATCGGAATTTCTTCGTCAAATATTAGGTGAAAACTCGCATTTAGCTTATTATGAACACTTACTCGGCGAAATGTTCGCGGAATAATGAAAGCAATTACATCAGCCCATTTTGATGCGTGATTGAAGAACTTGATAGCAAGAGAACTTACTCTGCCAAATGGAGGATTACCGACAACAAGAATCTTGCCAGAGTCGCCTGAGTCGCCTGTTGCGCAGCTTGCATAGCTTGCTGGATTGTATGTGAGAAAGTCCTGTTTAATAATATCATCGTGTTCTGGAGAAATATCAATTCCAATCTTCTTGGCTGTCGGGATTCTAGTAAGGAAACTTCCATTACCTGCGCTCGGTTCTATTACCAACCCCCATTCATCCCACTTATAAATGGTACCAATTCTTTCTAAACATTTCTCAGATATTGTCGGAATTGTATAGAACTTATCAAGCCCCGCATCGCGAACCTCTTCTGTCATAATATGATGTCAGTCATATTTATTATATCATTTTTTATTTTATTTTTAATTTCTTTTTAATTTATTAGATATCTCAAGCGTTATCGAATAAAGAGACGATTTGCCTTTTCATAGGATAGTTCTATGTTTCTGTCGTATTTATTTAATCTTTCTAATCGCATCTGCTCTTCCTTTTCTTCGCGCAGTTTTTTGAGTTCCTGTTGTTTAAGCTCTTTAGCACTGAGCTCAACTTTTACCTTACTATCGCGATATACTTCGTATTCCTCTACATTCTTGAATTCCTTCATATCTTTTATAATAGATGTATCTACTAATCGCGTCCCTTCGTGGGCTTTCATATAATCAGAATATGATAGAGAGTTCGTTTTCTTTACGCTACTGCTACTATAATCGTCGGGTCTTTTGTTTCCTAATTCAGTAAATTGGAGACTTTTTGCCAGCAATAGAGGCTCAGGCTCTCTATATTTAACTAATTGTTTATTAATAGGCACTTTGCTATTAAAGATATCATTGAAACTCTTGTTATCTATCTTATTTTTTTTAATAACCTTATCTATTTTAATATCCTCACGGACTTTTGATGATTCATCCATATTTTTCCCATAGCCGAACTCAGTCTCGTCATCATATACTTTGCATTTCTCAAAGTTTCTATTGAACTTTTGCGAAAATAGCTCGGCGTCGCCGTCGCGTCCGTCGCGTCCGTTCATATTGACAATGCTTGGATGAGGCATCTTGTTGCTCACTATCTTGTCAAAGAATTCGCTGGACTGTTTTTTTAACTCCATATGTGATAAGTCGCTTTCGCGTTTTTTGTATTCCAGAGCCAATTTTTCAAAGCAATATGTAATTATATTAAATATATCTTTGTTGCCTCCTGGCTTATCGGGGTGTGCGCTTATTGCCAGCTTTTTATATGTTTCTTTAAGCTCATTCCAAGTGAAGTTTTTGGATATATTGAAAACTTCATAAGGGTCTATCGTGTCCATATTAATATTTTTTAAATCTATATTAGCCGCTTGCCCGCTCTTCTTCATCGCCTCATAATATTGTTGGTATGTATATTGTCTTGAAGATTTAGCTCCCATAGCATTTATAAATATTTATACACCGTTATTTTATATATATTTTTTTATTATATTATATGATACGCGAACTTCGGGAGTTTTATTATATATATAAAATATAAAATATTATAATTATTAACAATTACTAAACAATATGAATAATATAATAATCATCGGTTGTAATTTCTCTGGATTATATTCTGCTATGAAATGCATTGATAATGGCCTGGATGTTATTATAGTTGAAAGGAATAGCTCTTGTTGCGAGGAAATCATAAATTACAAGATATTCAATAAACAGCACGCGCATTATATACAATTGCTAAATCGCCTGTCTATTAAATACAGCAGCTATAATCTCTGTTTTAATGAAAAGCTCTTGTATATTATCAATAGCGTCCTACAAAAAGCCAAGCATATTCCTTCAAAATTTCTGTATATGCAGACATTTGATAAGCTCTGTTATACCCTGCTATCACAGAGTGATTACAGCTATCTCAAAAAAAATATTAATAAATACGACAACATCTATTGTAATATCTCGGCCTTATATGGGATATCTATGTTTAGCAGCGAAATTAATAGCAATAACGAGTTTTTCATAGTAGAGGAGGATTGCAATGTTATCATAAACAAGATGTTGGAATATTTATACAGTAAAAATGTGATTATCAAGTTTAATACAGATGTGCGCGATATAACTATTGAAACCGATAATAATATAACAGTCTTTGCGAAATATTGTACGATTCCTGTGGCGAAGGCTCTCATTTTAAACTTGTCAAAAGACAATCTGCTGAGATTCAAGTTTATTAGCAAGGATAATCGGCGAATATTAAATAGTGTCAGCAAATATAATATAGATTGCAATAATATCTATAATGATAACAACATAATAAATGAACACAATATACAGAATCACTTGATTAACAATTTGAATATCGTATATCCTATCAAAAAAACCTCGTTATATTTATGGAATATAGGAATCAACAACATAATTGTTAGGGAAAAAATTAAAAACCTATACAGCAACATATTCATATGTAACGAAGCCTACTCTAAAAATGTTTTCTTCGCAAATTATACCTTGGAGCTATATGAAGAAATACACAATAAAATTATTAATCTATATAAATAAAAATTGATTTTATTGACTTATAATTTAATAATTAAATGTTATTTATAACCGACGAGTTGCAGAATTGTATTCTCATTATTATCAACATCTGTAATAATCAATACATTAGAAACCTCTGGTTCAGATATATTGATTATTATAATATTAATGGAATCTATGACAATAATTATATATTAATAAATCACATCATAATGCTAATTGTTTTTATATACCTATTACTTAAGATAATATGTATTTGATTCATAAATTATCCTGTATTCTTACTTTCATATCTGTGCTACCAAAACCACCTGAGCCTCGTGATGTAGTCGCATAATTATCGGTTTGTAATTCAACATCCTTGCTTACTAAATTTTCTATAACAATTTTAGGATATATTTGTTTTTTCATAATAATTTGACAGCATTTATAAGGCATTATCAAATCATCACAGTCATTATTTATTTTTCTCAAAGCAACATATAAATTACCTGTGTATCCCTGGTCTATGATTCCTACACTATTTGCTAATATGTATCCAGAACGACTTATTGAACTTCTGGGAACAATTTCAACATAATACCCGTTTGGTATTTCTAATTTAATGCCTGTATCATACAGTACTGTATCGCTATTTAATCTCTTATATTCTTTTATTATCGTCAAATCTAATCCAGCATCTGAATAATTATTTTTTGATGGAACAACGGCATCTGTATCAACCTTATAGATTTTTAACACAGGATTTAACTCTTTTGCGTCAACCGGATTGCTTAAAAAATTATATAATTCGCTATTAGTAAAAAGCTCGTCCATATCAGTTCCATTGATATATATTTGTCCCATAAAATCTACAATATTTGAGTTTTTATACTCTAATACATATAATTCATCTCCTGTTTTCTTAGCTTTACATTCTTCTTTTAGGACTTTATGAGGTGTTTTATAGATTTCAGTTATCTTTTTCAATGTATTGAAATTGTATATCTTAATATAGAGACAATTATTAACAATTTCCCCATTCTTTTCAATGTATGCTTTAACAAAATTATTCAATAAGTTTTTATCAGCATTATAAATTGTATTCATATACAATGATAAGTCGTAGTGTTTTGTATTAACTAGATATAGATCCAAGTGTTTAACAAAGATATCTTTAATGATATTGAGAGATGTGATGGTAAGCTTAATCGTATTTGTATCACAATTGAAATGTACCTCACCGAGCTTTTTGAAAATCTCAATAATTTTATCAATATTTTTATAATAGCCGTAATTATTTATTTTTTCTTTATTAAAATTGATTTCTACAATAATCTTATCATAACAATTATCTTTAATATTAAATATAATTAACCCCAATATATATGCCTTCTCATAAGTATTTATTGAAGAGAAATAATTATTTTCGCATATATCCATAGACACTTGTCTCTGCTTAATACCCTTGATATATTAATATTAAAATAACTTTATATATTTTATCAATAGATAATAGATAATAGATAATAGATAATAGATAATAGATAATAGTATAGTAGATATATAAAAGATGACAGGGAAACATATTAATCTTGATAAGTTCTATACAAACAAAGATATTGTAGGTGTATGCTATGATGCGATTAAAACACATCTTGATATTGATAAAAAAGAGCTAATAATAGAGCCAAGTGCCGGCAACGGAGCATTCATAAATATTATTAAAAAACTCTCAAATAATCACAGGTTTTATGATATTAAACCCGAAAATGAAGAGATAATTAAGAAGGATTTTTTAGATTTGAGCTTTAAAGATTGTAATTCAGGCATCGTCGGTGGTGTTGGATGTCATATCATAGGCAATCCGCCTTTTGGCAATAAATCTTCAAAGGCTATAGCATTCATCAAGCACGCCACAAATATTCTAATGGCAAAAAGCGTATCCTTTATATTACCTATAAGTTTCAAGAAGGCAAGCTTACAAAAATCATTTCCTCCCAATTATCATCTTGTATTTCAAACAGTCCTTGCTCCAAATTCTTTCACGCACTTTGGCATCCCTAAAAATATAAAAACAGTTTTTCAAATATGGATAAAGAAGAATAGGGTGCGAAGAGTTATCGGTAAAATTACTCCGGCTTCGTGGTATTCTTTTGATAAAAAAGAGAACTCTGATATATCTATAAGACGCGTCGGTTCCAAAATAGGATTCGTTAAATTGTGCCAAGAAAGCGATAACACTAATACGAACTGGTTCATTAAAATAAATTTGGCAGCAGGGGACATAGGCGAATTGCTTGGAAAATTAAATAGCATCAGGTTTAATAAAGAGAATAACGTAGGTCCTCTCAGCATATCAAAACAAGATATAATTAAAAAATACAATTCTCTAAGATTAGTCTAGTCTTGTCTAGACTTTTCTAGTCTAGTATAGGAGGGCGAGAGCCGCGAGGCTATGTTTCTATAACACGAGGTATTTCAGCGTAATTCGTTTTGTGTTCTCGCACTTCCTGTTTATCGGCGTTATTGCTATCTATCTCTGGGACATAATTAAACATAAAATTCAAACCATCATTCTCTTTTATTTTTTCCTCTCTCGTATGTTTATTGGTTTTCTCAGAAAGCTCAGGGTTTTTGCTGATTATATCTCGGCGTATCTCGTTATACAATTTGATTGAAATCTCGTCTATTTTGTCTATGACATTCCGCTCTTTACTCGTCCAGCCTTTTGATATATCTTGTTTATGTATGTAGATACATAGTAATCCAAGAGAATATAATAGTCCTTGTCTTTTAATTTTATACTTCTTTTTATATTCGTGATTGTATAATTTAAAAGCATTCTCAAATACCTTGTCCTTGTACAGAATACTATATACTCCCCAGATAAACCAAGATATATCGTCGTCGGTGCTATAAAACTTCGTTTCTATCTTTATTTTTTTACGCAATATATAATCTATGAATAATCGCAGATTATTAGAGATTCCTACGATTTTGTCTATATCATCGCTTGATAAATCGTCAGTCGTTTTAATAGTTTTTATGATAATCGCGATAATCCCAAGAGCCGTACTATAATTCTCGTGATTATGAGGAGGCAGAATGCCATCAAAACGCATTATACCATTCTGCGACAATTTCATATCATTCTCATTTAATATATGAGCTATTTTGTTTTTTAGCAGAGCTATTGACATATTACCGCATTTAGCTACGGGATGTTTATTGTAAATATCGCACAAAATACATAGCTTCGTTATAATGATATAGATATTTTTAATAACTATCTTATCAGTATCTATCATATTCGCTATATCTTCATAGATATCTGCGAGTTTCCCGATATCTGTAATATATGCAAAGGTTCCTATGTAGGAACACACATCAATATAAATCAATTCCAATACATCAAATGATTCGTCTATAATTATCATTTGAGTACTCAATAATATGCTGTTCTGTATATCTCCATTACATATAGATGTAAATAAATCATCTTTTGTCATAGCATTTACAATATAAAAGGATTATATATCATCTAATATTTACGAATATATATGAGAGATTCTAAGATATTCAGTGAAAAAATAAAGAGCGTAGTGTAGATTAGAAAGGCAAAAAGATAAATAATAGGCCTATAAATATTATGAAGAAGCCTATTAATACCTTGATGGGTAAAATCTCTTGAAATATCAAGAAAGAGGCTATTAATGTTATAACAGGCGCCAACGATACTATTAGCGACATTATATTTACATTAGCTTTGTTATCCAAAGCAAAAATATACAATACATTTGCGACATATACAGAAAAGAATGATATTGCTATCAGGAATGGTATAACGAATGCTAAATATGTATAGTAATTCATATCTATTCTATTAAATTGCTATAATAAATATTATAGCCCGAGAGGAGATGAGGGCGGACGACGGAGGGTGTGCGAGGGCGGGCGCGGGATTAGGCGAATATGTTGCTTTTGTGGGTTGTGATGAAGGTGTTGTATATGTTTATTAGTTTATAGCATTTTATTATTGTTACTTCTGATACATTACAGGCCTTCGCGAAGTTCTTTTTAGAGTATCCGAGGCCTTTGACGGTTGAATAGTAATACAAGATGCCCGCAGCCGATGAAGTAGGTGAGTTATCATTCATTATCTCATTTTCTTCTATCAGTTTTACGAGCTCCTTGCATTTGTTAATATCATTTATAGACATATTTAGATTGTTGCCATATTGCGATATGAAATCAATAGGATTTGGCGAAGATACGTTGAGCTGTAATAGCGTTTGGAATCGCGTATTGCCTTTATTTAATGTGACGTGAGATATGTTAAACATCGCAGCAATATCTTTGGAACTTTTAGGGATTTTGTTAATTAAACAGGCGTGATATATACAAGATGCTATCAGGCCTTCTTTATTATCGCCGCGGGATATTTTCTTTTCGGACGCTTGCTTATAGAGGTTCTTGGCGTCATCTATGACTTTCTGGGGTATTCCGTTGTTAATAGTATTCGCCGTCATTTTATCAAAGACATTCCATAATGTCCTTTCATCATAGGGCATACTATTCCACATTTGGAACTTGCGAATTATACGCATATCTATATTATCCTTGTATCCGCTACCTATCATAGAGCCTATGGAAGATTTTGGAAGCAGATTATTCGTAGGCATTCCACAACGCGAAGGGTCGCCATCGCGATTGTCTTCGTTTCCGTAATATCTCCATTCAGCAGTATTCTCAATAACCTTAGAGATGATTGAGCTACACTTTTTACAAATATGCATATTATCTTCTATAAGATAATCCGTAGAACCACATTCGCATTTAATTATATCCTCACCGGCTTGATTGTCATCAATACCATTACTTATTTTATTCTGTTTGTCCTCTTCGTTTTTTATTTCCCTAAATAATTCCCACATTTCATCGTCCATAAGTAATATTTGGTATTAATGACAACTAATATATAAGGTTTATCAATTTTTATATATATTTTTGTAATAAAAATTGATTAGTATATTTATTTGTTTATATAATAACCCGAACAATGAATAGAGCTATAACAATTAGATATATCTCAGTATTGCTGGTTTTACTATCGGCCATCGTCGCTGTCGCCGATTGTTATATCAATTCCTTCGTATCTATGAGCTCGCAAGGTTCGCAGGGCTCACAAGGCTCTCCGAGTTCCTCTAATACTCGTAAAAAGAATATTGTTAAAAAGGGTAATGCTTATCATCGCAAGTTTGCTAATGAAAACGAAAAATATTTATATGGCAATTATTTAGTTACGCTCAGAAAGTTTAAGAGAACCATCAACTATAACAAAATATTTAATAATATGACCGAACAGACAAAGGAATCCGTAGGTGCCGTAGGTGTCGCGGGCGCTGGTGGAGACACAAGATATATCAAGGGAATTGCTGATGATATCTATTTTAACATCAATAATAATACGATAATCAATAATGACCAGTATATTGCTAAGAGTATTAGTCTGGCAAATATTAAGATTGATGTCTCAACTGTTAAATATATTCAGATATCTACGAAGAACGATACTATAACTATAGAATTGGATAAAAATAATGATAATTCAAAAAATACCGATAGCGGATTTATTAATTATGATTTAGGCAAAATAGATTCCCTCATCAGCGCAATCTCTATTCTAATGAACTTGTTGAATATTCATTAGAATCATTTAGATGCGGTCGCGGATATCACGAACTTCGCGGCGAAGATCGCGAACTTCCTGGCGAAGAACATTTAGTTCATTGCGAATATCATTATTGATATTACGAGATTCGGGTTGAATATAAGGCTTTGATTCGTCCTTGTTATAACGATTCGGGCGTTTTCTAGCACTTACTTTAGTAAAGTATTCATCACGTTTAACTTTGAAATCTTTTAGGTCATCGGGATTAACATCGTATTTGGCAATTAGCTCGGCTTCGTCGGCGTTCTCGTGCTCTACAAGACGGCAGATATATTGATAAATGCGTGTCTGAATGCTTCGCGAAGTTCTTTTAAGTTCTGCAGCAATATCTTCATATGAAGATTTTTCTGTTCGCATAGCAAGAAGCCTCTCTTCCTCTCCTTCTTCCCATCCAAATCCAGCCCTAGATGTCTGCTCATTTTTTCTCAATTCATCAAAGTGTGATTTCTTGCTGTATCTTTTCGACATCGTGTTGTTGTATAGTGTTTGTTTGTTGCCCTTAGCTATCTATATATAGCGCCTTCTTTTTATATGATTTTTTAATTTCGGATTTTTGATTTCATATATATTTATCTATTTATATAATTAAAACAAAGGTACAAAAATGTTTTATGAAATTACAGCAGTTATAATAGTATTCCTCCTAATCATCATATCACTCATAATATATATTATTTTCTCATCGTCAGATTCCAAAGTATCCGAAGCCACAGCTAAGCCAGCGTCAGTCCCCGAAGCAAACAATAAGGTATGTTTATCAATTGATGATTATAATGTTCTATTGGATAAAGCAAAACACAATAAGCAGGCCGAGAGAGATGAAACAGTTGTTCGCGATAGAAAGGTTTTAAATGATCCTTTGTATCCTCCGCTAAATCGCTCAGATAACAAAACACACGCAGAACTTGCTAATAATATTGCGAACAGAAATATGTATATTCGGACAAATGATGTGGGTGATACTTATCGTCTTGTAGGATATGTTACAAATAACTCTGATGATAAGGATACAGGCAATAATAACTGGAAGCTCTTTGCGAGACAAAAGGACAGACATATTTCCGAGTTTTATATGAAACCTACAGATAATAATAATGATGTAAAGGTTCCTATAACAGATGATATCATAGTAGGCGATAGATTGCGCGATATTTACAATATTCCGCAACAGATTACTTTTAAATCTCCTATGTTTAACAAAGACCCCTATAATGTCGTAGAAGTTCCAAAAGCCGATTTAAGCCGTTCAGCAGATTATTTATAAGATATACAATATATAAAAAATGATATATTTCTAATAGAAATTAGTAATTATAATAGTATCGCGAGTATGACAATTATTACAGATGATAATGTTGATTCGGATATTTCGCAATCCTCGCATTCGGGTCATTCTATGGTTTCAGCAGCCTCCTCTCTTTATCTTGAAATGGTTCCTTTTAATCTTAGGGGTCGTGCCGAATGGTGGGAATTGCGTAGAGAAGAAATTAAAATATATGAGAAGTTAGCAGAAGGTTCTAATGGAATTATTAAGAAGGTTAAATGGCGTGGTAGCGAATGTGTGGTTAAATATCTGCGACATAATGATAATAATATAGAATACGAGGATTTGATAAATGAAATATCTGTCATATCGCATTTAAGACATCCGCGCCTTGTGCTATTTTTGGGAGCCTGTACATTGAATGAGCCGCTAATGCTATTATACGAGTATATGCCAAACGGTTCATTAGATAGCTATTATAGCAAAATGTCCCATAAATATTCTAAGCTATGGAAGCCTTCTCCTAAATATATGTATCGCTGGATTATGGAGCTTACACAGGCTATCTATTTTCTCCACAATTGCTATTATCCAATAATGCACCGCGATATTAAACCATCTAATATTTTATTGGACGATGATTTGCATATTAAACTCACCGATTTTGGATTGTCGCGGACGATTAAAAAAAAACACGATATATATAAAATGAGTGGCTGTACAGGCACGCTAAGATATATGGCGCCTGAAATATTATTTAATAATGGCGAAGATTACAATCTGATGATTGATATCTATTCTCTTGCCCTAAATTTCTGGTTTATTGCAACAGGAAAGAGGCCTTTTAATGAAATAGATAAAAATCCGCATATTATTCACTTGATTAAAGAGGGATTCCGTCCTAATATTGGCGATGTTCCCGATAATATTGATTTGAAAAGATTAATTGTGCGGATGTGGGATACTTGTCCTGAAATGAGACCAGACATTAAAGAAGTATTTGAAGAAATCACTATAATAACTGAAAAAATAGAAAAAGATGATAGGAATGCCCGCGGAACTTCCCGAAAATGCACCATTATGTAATATGTCCCGCTGAGATACCCAAAGAGATACCCAAAGATATCATAAAGATATGATATCCCTTGTATGTCCTAAATATCAAGGATATCATAGCAGATTACTACAAGAGGATCGCCGTCATACTTATTATTAATTTTTTCAAGAATATTTCTATTATAATGGTCAAGCTCAATAATATTGAAGGATTTCATAATATTATCTTTTTCTATATTGCTCATTCTATCAATATAATCATATACGAAAAAGCGCAGTGTATTACACTCGTCGCACGGAGTAGTTTTTTTGAAATCATCCATAATATTATTACAGAGGTTCCGGATTACCGGAATGTTCTCAATATTGCTATTTCTAAATAACATAATAGGCTGTTATAGTTATTCTCAATCTCAATTAATTTATATCAATTTTTATTTTTTGCTGTATATAAAAATAAGAATTAAAAAGATTACTAACTACACCCAGCTATACACAACGATTATATTTATCCATATCTTAAATATATTAGGTGTAATCGCAAGCATCATCTCTATCATAACACTTCTTTTGTGCTGTATGAATGCCCTTCCTCTATCAATTAACAAAGAATGTGATAAAGTGTGTAGATGCCGTAAATGCCTATGGGGGAGACCGCCCTAAACGCGGTTTTATGTGGGGGAGACTGCCCCCAACGCGGTATTATATGGGGGAACCCGCACCCAACGCGGTTTTATGTGGGGGAACCCGCACCCAACGCAGTATTAGAAGAGGCTATTGAGAGGCTATTGAGAGGCTATTGAGAGGCTATTGAGAGGCTATTGAGAGGCTATTGAGAGGCTATTGAGAGGCTATTGAGAGGCTATTGAGAGGCTATTGAGAGGCTATTGAGAGGC